AGTGGAAGTCTATAGTTAAAAGTAAAGAAGGTAGCGATGTAGATTTTAAATACCATTTCCAAGAAATCATTCAATCTATCAATCAAATTAAACTACAAGAACAATGAATGATTGGAAATTAAAAAAGATAACTCTTGAGTTTAAACAAGGTTACTCTTTCAACAAAACAGAGGATAGATATGAAGGTAAGATTGAATTTGATAATGATGAATTTGAATCGTTTTCAGTCAAAGTAACTGATGAAATGTCTAAGCCATACTTAAAGTTAATTGCAGGAGAAGTCGTAAAAAACGCACAGCAGTTAGCGGATAAATTAGAAAAATCTTTACTAACTAAACAACAAGAACAATGAATAAAATAGAAAGAGCAATCTATGATGTGAAATTATTCATCCAAGCGAAAGAGCAGGAAATTTTAATATGTAAGACAGAACTTAAAGTTTACCAATCTTATTTGAGAACTTTAGAATGTATCGAAATCGATACTTCAATACCACATCAAACTGAAAAACAAGAACAATGACACCAAAAGAAAAAGCAAAAGAATTAGTAGATAAGTTTAACTATGAGTCAAAACACTATTTAATGTTAGATGCTAAGCAATGTGCGTTGATTGCAATTGATGAGTGTATCAAATACGAAAAACAAATAGTTGAGCAAATTAAGTCATTGCAGTTACCGAACTCGTTTATTGCAATTATAAATCAGGGTTCATATTGGATGCAAGTAAAACAAGAAATAAATAACCTTTAAACAACAAGAACAATAAAGGAATAACTTTAGTAAGTAATCTTTCGTATATTAAAGTATAAAATAAGAAAATATGTCAATAGTTCGTTTCATCGCAGATTTACATTTATCACATCAAAACATGGCTACTCGTCGTGGTTTCTCAACTATAGAGGAACACGACGAGCACATTATTGCAAAATGGAATAGTGTGGTAAACAAACGAGACGTTACCTATATTTTAGGTGATGTGACGATGGAAAAATCATCACCATACCCATTACTTGATCGTTTAAACGGTATCAAACACATCGTGTTAGGAAACCACGATCGCCGTCAAGATGTTAAAAAACTATTTGACTATGCTGAAAGTGTAGGTGGAATGATACAATACAAAGGTATATTTCTCACTCACTGCCCAATACACTCAGATGAACTTGAGTATGGAATCGTAAAAAATATTCACGGACATATTCATGATAAAGTTGTTATGAAGATGCTTGATGGATGGGAAGTACCAGATGAACGTTATTTCTGTGTTAGTTGTGAGCGAGTAGATTATATACCAAAATCACTTAAGGACTTAGGTATTGAAAGATAAATTCGTATATTAAACGTATAAAAAGAGAAAGTTATGACAGGAAAACAGTTAGATATGTTTGCAGGTGTGTTATTAACAGCTGATCAACAAGAACAAGTAAATACCTATATTGAAAATTGCAAGAAAAGTTCAGAGTTTGCTCAAACAAAACACAACAATATTGTAGGGTTGTTACTTATGAATGGTTTTTGTAAGAATACTCATTTTGAAGAAAGTTGTAAAACAACTATTGAAACACGTACTGTAAAATTAGGTTATACCTATAATAACACTGATTTTGAAACAGAAGTTACAGCTGAATATAGCCAATCAGAAATTTATCTATTAGGACAAAGTTTTGATTCATATAAAGGTAAAGTTAAACCAACCAAGTTCTACTTTGATGTTGAAAAAGATAAGATTCAATGTGGTTCAATCACAGAACAATATCGATATTACAAACCAAGAACATTACTTGAAAAACTTCAACGACATAATGAAAATGCTATGTATCGTTTTGAGGAACATCAGAAGAAAACAAACCTAGAAAAAAACACAATTGAAAAATACACAAAACTATATCCAAACACTACAATAGAAGCTAAAGATGGTTGGAGTAAATATGCTGGTTCATATCGATTAATTGAAGTTAAATTTGAATCAGGCAGTTATGTTCAGTTTAAGTTAGATACTTACAACAACAAAGAATATATGTGTAATAAACATGATGCTTTAACTGATAAGCTTACAGCAGATGAATTGTTAGATAGATTCTCAAAACAGTAAAAAAAGGAAGCCCTCAATTAAGAGGGCTTTCGTATATTTCAAGTAAGAAAAAAATAAAGGTTATGACAAAATTTGAATTTAATAATCCAACAAGATTAAAAGAATTTTTAAAGCAGTTAAATGAACTTGTAGATGAATTTCATCCAAACATATATTTGATGGATGATGTGTGTGAAGCACTAGAAAAAATTGATGAAGCAATTAAAAAAGAACTAAGCAAATGAAATTTAAAAAAGGAGACATATTAGAATTTAAAGGAGTACCAACATACGCTGCTAAAAAGGGAGCAAAAGCTATTTGTGTTAGTAATGGTGATTATGTCTATGTAGAATGGATTCGAAATGGAGATGACAATGATCAAGGCAACGGTGGTTATGAGGAATCATGGTTTACAAAAGTAGAGGAAGTTTATACACAAAAAGAAGATCGTATATTGGAAGAAAATAAGAAGGTTATGAAATTTGATTTAGAAAAAGGTAAACAAGGGTTAGTAGAGTATTTCGAAACGGAATTTGAAAGAGCATCAATATATTCACTTGAGTATATTAAGAGTTGTGATGATATGGATTTGGTTGAAAGTGAAGCAAGATCGTTTCGTGCCTTTAAGGAAGAAAACAATAAAGTAATAGGTAAAATTGAACGCGCCTCATCATTATCATCAGTATTTGAAGCATTAGTAGATACTATTTTAGAGGATGACGATGAAACTATTTTATCATTTTTTATTGAAGGGCTACAATGAGAAAGTCAGCAAAACAACAAGTAGAGGAAATAGAAATGGCACGATTCGAAATGTATATGGCCTTATTCTTACTTGACTTAGGAATAGAATTATCAAAATAGATTTCGTATATTAATTGTATAAAAAAAGAAAAATATGTCAACAAGAAGTAGAATAGCAATAGAAAACCAAGACGGATCAGTAACATCAATTTATTGTCACTTTGATGGTTATACAGATGGAGTAGGAAAAAAGTTAGAAAAATGGTACACAACACAAGCCAAAGTAGAAGCATTGATTGAATTGGGAGACATTTCATCATTAGACATGACTCCAACATCTACAGTAGCGTATCATCGTGATCGAGATGAAGATTTTAACCAAACAACATATGACAATGTTCCAACACTATTTGAATCAGGATTCAACATTGGAGTAGAATACATTTACTGCTACACCAAAAGTGGACAATGGTTAGTATCTGATGATGGCCCAGTTATGGAATTGGAACGAGCAATCGAGGAGGGATTATAATGAAATTTGAAAACAAAGAACAAGTAGTAGATGCATTGGTAACGGAGTGGAATCGTAAAAGAACAAGTTTTTACAACACTCCAACCAATCAAACCAATGAAGATTATTGGACGTTTAATCGCACATTGGCTTACTACAACAAATTGAAAAAAGAATATTTCATTACTTGTGTAGGGAATTTAGCTCACAACAGCTTAAAAGGAATATTGAGTTAAAAATATCTTTCGTATATTGACTGTATAAGAAAAGAAAAACATTTAAAAAAACAAAAAAATAAAGGTTATGAGCAAATTAAATCAATTTCAAAAAGGTACAATTAGAGAAGCATTAACAATGTATGGCAATGCTCTAAAACAAGAAATCGCTGATGCTGAAGCAGCAGGTAAACGACCATTCATGACACAAGGTTTTGTGGATATGCAAATCAATGAGTTACTAGACACATTAAAAGTTGTAAGCGAAACAAAAACAAAAACTCTAAACAGTGGATATGAGCGATGAAGAAGCATTGCTCATACTTGAGCAAATGGAAGAACTAGATTTTGGAGCTAGGGACATAGGTTTTTAAGAGTAATTTCGTATATTGATTGTATAAAAAGAAAGGTTATGAAAAAGAAAGATATTATTGAATTACTCCAAAACAAAGAAGCATTAGCTTATTTAGATCTACAACAATGTAACGACGTGTTTGGTACAGATCATCAATACACAAAACAAACAAGACGGACATGGGGTGTTTTAAATGAAATATTGGATGAAATTAAAGTAAAACCAAATATGGAATTAGAAGCAGCTAAACAAGCTCAAAAAATGATTTTAAATAGATATAAAAAAGAATTTGCTTAGCTTGCTTTACCCCACACCACAATACTCAAATACGTATATACAAAATGAAATTAAAACAATGCGATAAAGTAACATGCATGACACACCCAGGTGTGTGGACGTTAGTGTGGTATAAAGAAGGAGACACAACGTGTGCAATACAAAACTACAAATATAGGTGTATTGTTAAAACAGCTACTTTAAAGAAAGTAGTTGAGGACAAAGAAAATAAATAGAGATTTCGTATATTTCAGTATAAATAAAGAAACATAAATTAAAAAAAGAAAAAGTTATGATGTTATCAATCGCAATTATTTTAGGAGTAGCAATGGTATTAAATATTATTGATACAGAAGGGAATTACAATGTATTAATGGCCGCGGCGTTAGTTGTTTCATTGTTTGCTTTAAACATTGTTTTAGCAATTGTTATTTTGAGTGTATTAGCACTATTGGGAATTGCAAAAGCACTTAGTAACTAAAGCAAATAACCAATAGGTTATTTTTAAGGAATAAAAGATATAAAGGTAAGTTCGTATATTTCAGTATAAATAAGAAAATAAAAAGACAGTTATGACAAAAGAAACATTAGTAAACCAATTAGAAGCAGCAAAAGCATTATCATCACAAGTTGATATTGATAAAGTAATTGAATTGATCAAACAGATCGAAACACCAACAAAAATTACACAGGAATTAGTAGATGATATGTGTAGTAAAATTGAGCGTTGTTTAGATAACAATGCCGATGATTTAGTTGATAAGGACAACGTTTCATTTAGCATTGGTTATGGAAATGTAATTGAAATAGATGATGCGCAAATTGATACTTATGAAGTAATGAAACATATCTCAGATATATTAGATGAGTTTGTAAATGATGAAGATGATGAAGAAGGAATGGAAGAAATTATTCAAGATGAAGATGTTGAAGAAATTCCTAATGAGTCGGGACTAGTTCAATCCGCAATGCGAGAATATAGTAATTTAGGTAATTAAGTAAAATAAAGGAAGCCCTCAATCAAGAGGGCTTTCGTATATTTCATCAAATAAAAAGAAAAACATATGAATTTACAAAATTTAGATAGAAACGAATTACTAGCATTACAACAGCTAATCAATAAAGCACTTGATCAACCAAAAGAAAAGGATGTTGATGATATGATTAAAGAAATCATAGATAATTTTAATTTTGCTAAAGTGGAAACTGTTATGGATGCTTTAGATTGGCAGTGGAGAGGAGAAACACCAACAATTGATGATTTATATGAAGAAGCAAAACGTTTACTACGAGGTGCAGCGGAAAGTAGATTAGGTGCTTTTAAAAATGAACATCATGGTGTAGCAATCATAAATGCTTGTGGTGGATTTGAAGCTAAGGCATTTTGTAATGAAGATAAAACTAAAATTACAGGACTAGACCTTGCATTTGTAGTTGCAAGTTGGGATTCAAGTATAGAGGAATAAGCTTATTAAAATTGTTTTCGTATATTGATTGTATAAAAAGAGATAAAAAAGAAAGTTATGAGTAAATACAGAGAATTAAGAATAAACCAACCAAAACTAACCATCAAAGAAGGGGCACGTGAAGTGATTTTCAAACTAGTATCGTGCATGTGTGATAATGTTAGTTATATTAAATTTTATCAAAATGATAAAGAGTATTTTCGAATGCAATCAACTACAAGTCATGGAATGGGAAATGCATTATCTAATTATCAAATGAAACACACTAAAGAAGAAATTGAGTGGGAAGCAGATGAAAATATGTGGGGTGGAGTTATAGCAATGGTTAATTCAGGTACATCAGTTATTGAATCAGTAAAAAGTAGATAATATGAATAGAGATATAAATTTTACAGATGAGTTTGGTAATGAATTCTTTGTTAAAGTAAGAGAAGATAAAGTAAAAGTATTTAAGAATAAAATCGAAATAACAGATGTAAGATTTTATGTAGATGAATTAGGGGAAGAAGATTATTAAAGTAGATTTCGTATATTTCATCAAATAAAAAGGATAAGATATGTTAAAAGAAGCAATTGAATTATTAAGTAAATTTGGATTAGTAGATGGCAATTCATTACCAGACTCAACACCAGGTCATATGTACCAATTCCGATCAAGTTCACCTAACTTAATTGTACCTGCTCCGGGGATGAAAACAACTATATCAGGGTTTTTAAAGGATAATGGTTTCACAGTTAAACCAATGGGTACAATGTTAAAAATTAGTAAATAAAAAGTACAATGACAAACTCAATAGTAAACGGAAACATATATGACATTGGTCAAACAGTAAACGGAGTATCAAAGTTTCTATGGTTTAATGGGAAATGGTATTATTGTAATGAGGAAAGATTTTCATACTTAGATGAATATGAATATGACCAAGATGATTTAACAAAACTTGTTAATGATAACGACTTTAATGAAGTAACATTAGTAGGAAATATTTTAGAACCCTCTAGACAATAAATTAAGGACAAAAGTTATCAAATAAACTTTCGTATATTTCGGGTATAAAAAGAGATAAATATGGTACAATTTAGGTTTGAAACAGAAGTAGAAACAACAGTAGTAGTAGAGTATTTCATTGATGCTGAAACGTTAGAGGAAGCACTTGAACAATTAAAAAGTGGAGAACATAGAGATGAAGGGATTATATTGAGAGAGAACTTTAATTGGGAAACAGAAGTAATTACTGTAGAAGAGGAACTAAATTAGTGAGATAGAGATCGTATATTCCAGTATAAATAAAGAAAGAAAATTATGTATAGTTTAAAATGTGATTATTATAAAAAGGAATTCAATCATTTACATGAATTAATTGATGATGTATTGATGAGTGGAATGGACCCAAATTATGAAATAACTAAGAATGGGAAACAAATGGGTGAATATTTAAACGAATTAATAGGATTCTGATATGACTACATTTATAGTAATACTGGTAATAGCAATGTTAATCGTCAATGGGATAGATGAAAAATGATCATCAACAAATGGAAATTAACAATGAAAATCAACGAGGATTAACGTGTATAAAACGAGAAAGATCATCATCAATGACGATCATCAACAAAACGGAAATTGTCGAAGATCATCACCAAGGAAATCGTCAATGTGTGGAATGAACATCAACATGGGGAACGTCAATCATCAACAATGATCATCAACAAATGAAAATCGTCGGAACGTAGGTGGAATGTTGGTTGTCCACGAAGGGTATGTAAAAGTGGTGTGTCTAACCCTTCCATGACGCAACCACGTCCTTTTTAATACTTTTCCAAAAATATATACAAAACTTGTGAACAACCATATGTTCCCCACGGGAAAACGCGGGGAAAGGGGGATAAAATTATTTGGATACCTGGGTTATCTTTCGTATACTCCACATATGTATAACGGAACAAGCGGGACACGGTTTAAAGAATAGCAACAGCGTATAGGGCACAAAAGTATTCCCAGGTAATCACAAGCAATGTTCACACATATTCACAAATAAAACAAAAGCATGCCATAAACGGTATGCTACAATACTGCTTAGATGATAAAACAACAGTTTTACTTATGAAAACAATTGAAGTGACTATACAAGAAATTCAAGCCGCGACACGGCCAAACGTGTACCGGAATAGAAAGAAGTATACACGTAAAGACAAGCACCGAGGGAATAAGGGGTGTGATGATTGATTCGTATATTGGGGTATAAATAAGATAAGACATGAAAAAGTTAATAATGATTTTAGGAGTAATGGTGGTAGCAATGAGTTCATGTACTGAGAATGCTCGAGCGAGACATTTTGGTGGTACTGAGACATTAGCCCTAAAGCCAAATGAGGTGGTATTAAATGTGACCTGGAAAGATAGTCAAATGTGGATCTGTACTCAAGACACAGTCACACGTGTGGTTTATTTTCGCGAGAAATCAAGTTGGGGCGTTATGGAGGGTACAGTAATAATTAAATAACCAGGACACCCAGACACTAAATTAAATTCGTATATTTCAGTATAATTAAGATAAGACAAAAAATTAAAATTTAAAAAGAAAAGTTATGACAAAAGTAAATGAAGTAAAAGGAATTAAAACAGGTCGTCCAGTTAATCCAAATTCAGCAAGACAAATCCGTTTAGCAGAGTTAGAAGCAAAGCGTTCCAATGGTGAGTTAAAACGAGGCCGTCCAGTGGATACAACTTCAGCTAGACAATTTAGATTACAAATTCAAGCAATCAATAAGCAATTAGGTATAGGTCAAGGCAGACCTGTTAATCCAAATAGTGCTAGACAAATCCGTTTAAATGAATTAGCTGCTAAAGCTGAAATGAATGGAGGAGTAGTTAAGCGAGGACGCCCTGCTAAAGTAGTAGTAACAGATGAGGTGGCTGCATAAGCCACTTTGGACCAAGGGGTGTGAGGTCAAATTCGTATATTGAGGTATAAAAGAGATAAGACATATGATAGCAATTGAATTAGTAAAAGTAGTATTAGCAGTTGGAGCACCTGCAATCATGATTATAGCAGCAGGGTTAGTATGTGAGGGTATTGATAAATTTTCAAAATAAAAGTTATGGAGGTATTAGTAGTATTAGGTTTAACAAGTGTAGTAGTTATGATTAAGTTTTTAGTAATGGAGATATTATTATGAAGAAAAATAAAGTAATACAATTAATCAATCCAGTGGAGCTATTAATGCTGCCCCATGTGTTAAGATTTGAAGACGCAATCATACATTTAAATTAGTATAGTACACCTGAGCCAACACATGTTGGCTTTCGGTGGCTATGAGCACGACACAATTTATCCAAGACAATAAGACACGCATTCAAAATATTGACGGCAATTTAGACCAAGCCGCAATCACAATTATGGCTGAGGGTGGGCGCCTCGAATTTTATTATTTTGAAAATGGGTGTCTGGTGAGTTCGAGGTCTCGGATTCATAAGTGGTAGGGGGGTCTGGGGTGTGTACGCCGGCGGTATATATATGTGCGTAATATAGTAGTATGGCCCCACGCGCGCCGGGGTCAATATATGGCGGGTTGGCGAGGGACATTACTTAGAGTAAAGGGCAGCCACTCCCTTACAAATCCCATCATGATAATATATCCTTATATATTTAACCTGTTGATTAAATAGCTTGTATATCCCCCACAATCAACCCCTAATTTCCAAAACGGCCAAAGGGGATAAAACCCACGAAAAACTAATCTCCTCTCTTTACAAAAGTACTTGGCATCGATATAGGATATACGTATATTTAAAACATAATAAATAGGTTATGGAATTAGAAAAATTTGAACAAGCAAAAAAAGTAAAAGAAGATCTTGATAGATTGGAAAGACAAAAACGTAAATTGGAATCCGCCCTTAAATCTTGTGGTTTGGAAGTAAAGATTAAATTTACTCACCCAGGACCATTTTCAAGAAAAGATGAGGTTAGTTTTTTTAACAGAGAGATTATTAAAGAAATGATTTCTAAAGAACTTGAGAGAGTAACAGAAGAAATAGAATTAGTTAATGAAGAATTTGAGAACCTATGAGGTTAACAAGAGAACAAAAGAAAGAAAAAGCCGTTGAGGATCTAATCAACCAGATGTTTATCATAGCGGGACATGACGTTACATTTGAAGACGTTAAAACGCGCCAAGATGATTGGTTTCAACAGTATACTATGACCATGGCTCAAAATGAGGAATGGCAAAAATGGGGTAAAAAATACCTTCAAACCAATTTACGCACACGTGCTAAACTAGCAGAAAAAGAAATGCAATGGTTCAGTTTACAATACGGACTTAAATTTAGTGATTTCCCAAGTTTTGGACCTTATAATACGGAAGAATAAGATGACAGCAGTAGAATGGTTTGTAATGGTAACAGGAGCTTGGAAATATGCATCTAAAGCACAATTGGAACAAGCATTAGAAATGGAGAAGGAACAAATAGAAAATGCTTCTAAAAGAGGGAAAAAACATAAGAAACCATTAAAAGACTCAAATCCCATAACCAAATATTTAAAATAACAATGACTTTCAGTGAACTAAAAGTTGGAGATAGAGTTAAAACCAAATACAGTGGTTGGGCAACAGTAGCCCAAGTAGGTTGTTATAACGGAACTATGGTTAAACTCAATTGTGACGTTAGAAAATGGTGTTGCCCTTACTTTTATGAACGAGAATTAGACTTAAATCAAAATAAACTTAGGGAATTAATTAAAGAGGTCAAACCAATGACCAAAGAAGAACATACCAAAGCTAGACTTAACGCTTATAAACCAGTAAAATAACATGCCATACTATAGAATCAGAATAGACGAATTAAAAAACGGTGAAATCCGTTACGTGCCCCAAGAAGGTTTCTTAGTTGACTATGGTGGTTGGATCAAACGCCAAACCATTCATTGGCAAGACATACATGATGGATTTACCACAGAAGAAGATGCCCTTGAAATGATAGACTATGTTCGTGGATACCGAACTAAAAAAGAAGGCAAACAAGTAAAAAAATCAACTTATAAAATAATTGACTAATATGGACATAAAAGAAACCCTAAGCCTAGCTATCGGCTTATTCTCCACAGTAATGATGATTATCATTTATATTGTTGGAATTAATGATTAATAACTTAAATTTAAAAACTATGAAAAAATTATTTTTTATCCTGCTATTAGCCGGAAATGCTTACTCGCAGTGGAAACCTATCGCTGGATTTCAGATTGATGAAACCCCCAATTACTATAGCTATTATACCTCCGATCGCTCCGATGCTATCGCTAAGTGTAAGCAAGTACTTGAGTATAACAACGTGAATTTAGCTACTATTAGCGTAGATAAAACGCATGATCCCATCGTTAACAGCCATTTATATAAAGAAGAGCAACCCGATATGGTCTACATGGTTTATATTGCTAAGACTACTACGGGATATGCTGTGAGATTAGTGTTTACTAAGGATGAATACTTTGAAATTGAGGAAGAATATATGACTATTGTATACGAGAAATAGTATATACGTATCTTTGTAGTTGGGGTAGTGGTAAGTACTGCCGCATTGGTTTGAAAGAGCTTGGATTATTGGAATATTTATGTTATATTAGTGGCTATGATTTTAAAAATTTTATCTATACCCTTTTTGTTTACTCTTGGTGCACTAGGGATCGTAGCTTGTGCTACTTTTGAGGTAGTTAATATATTTATAATAAATAAAAATTATGAGTGATATTAGACAAGAAATGGATCAAGTGATCAATGAGTTAGAAAGCAAAGGTATTAACTTTGATACTACAGAACAAGATCTTCAAACACGTGGTTTGGGAGATGTTGTAGAAGGAACACTTAACAAATTTGGTATTACACAAGAGCGTTATAAACAATGGTTTGGTTTGCAAGAGTGTAACTGTACAAAACGTAAGAAATATCTTAACGGGTTATTGAGTTGGACTGTTAATAAGTAATTTATTGTTATACTTGGTATATTTATCAATAAACAATAAATGCCTACTCAAAACTATACTTTTGCCGAATTGTTTGGTTCTCAAGGAGAAGGGACTTCTTCTATAAATCTTACTTCCGGAACTCCTTATACTTTTACTATAACTAATAGTTCGGGATCTTCTTATTTTACTTTAGAAACAGTTCGTGACTATGTAGGAACAACCCCTAAAAATACTTCAGGATCTTTTGCTTCTCAAACCAATATAGCTACTGCTGTTATTTCTGATTATATAGCTGGTTTTTCTCTTCCCGTTGGAACAAATTCATTTATTTTTACTCCTGCTACTTCTGTAGTAGGGTCAACCCTTAAATTAAGAGGGGTAGGAGGAATTACTTTAGCAGTTTCTTATTAAAAATCCTTGGAAGGGTGATTTCATTTCCGTATATTAACCGTATAAATAAAAATAAAGGTTATGAAAAATGTATTTGAAAATATCGAAGAAATTCAAACAAAAGAGCAAGCCGAAGCTCGTATCAAAGAAGTTAAAAGTCAAATCCGTAAACTAGAAATTGCAGTTATTGCAATCGGTTTGATTGGCTTATCTTTAATTACCCTCCTATTTTTCGGAATCATCCCATTTAATGTATTGTCTGTTTTAGGCATTATTGGAAGTATTATCTTGATTATAAAAGCATTTAAGGATGGAGAACCTCTTGAAGCAGAGAAGTTTTTCCTCCTAATTATTTTTTCAAACAATAAAAAAGAAGAAGATGGAGAACCAAGAATTTAAACCTAGTAGAAAAATTACAACAGCTGATGGTACTATCATGTACATGTTCGATGGAAAACTCCACAATTGGGAAGGTCCGGCTTTGATCCCAGAAGGTAATACTCGCAAACGTGAATATTATATTAACGGAATTAAAATGAGTGAATTACAATGGAAAGAAGCTCTTAAAGGTAGAGAAGGTTTACCTTGGTATAAAGGAGCAGGCGCCAAAGCGCGATTTTAACACGCAAAATAAAGGTTATGAAACGTATATCAAACGAGGAAGCTCAAAATTACGTACCCTATGAACGAACCCCTTTATCACCCCCACCCACGTACTTTTCTGTTTTTGAAGATATTGAAGGGTGGGAAAATATAAAGTATTATACCCATCGTTTTAGGCAAAGTGTAAGTGGTTCAAATGGAGATCAACACGTCTATATTTTAGAAAGTAGTTCTATGCCTGAAATGGTAAAAATAGGTTACACAAAAAATGATCCTATTGAACGAGCTAATACACTAAGTAAATCTACAGGTGTGCCTACCCCATTTAATGTTGTATATTCGTACAGTTGCTTTAATGGTGAAAGAATTGAGAAAGCAGTTCATAAACATTTTCGAAAACAACGTGTAAGTAATCAACGTGAATTCTTTTATGTTACCGTGGATGAAGCGATTACTATAATAGAATCATTGGGGGCTACGCTTGATTAATATGTATCAATAAAAATGGCACTAGATAATATATTTTCTTTATTTGGATTTCCTGACAAAGATGATGAGGAAAGAAAGAAATTAGAGGCCGAGTTAGATGTCTTTAAAGAAACTCCTCATTTCAAATTAGGAATGTTCCATAAGTTAATAATGAACGGAAGTTTATTTTCAAAACAGGTTGTAAAGTTTTTTGCTAAATCTGATCCTGGGTTGGATGTAAAAGGAATTGATCAAGCAGGTGAGTACATGATGTATACTCGGGCATGGTATTGGATTGAGCAAGTTAAACTTAGAAAGAAGGAATGGAAAGAAGCCCTAAAACAATATGCCAGTGAGGAATTTATTGTATCGATAAAGCTGTCTATTAATTACTTTGAAAGTACAGAAGAATATGAAAAGTGTGCTCATTTGAAGAAAATACAGGACTTTGTTGAGAAATCCTTGGAGAAGTAAAAGAAAGTTATTACCTTCAATTATATTTTGATTTTGAAATTATTAGAATATAAAAGGAAAAAATTAAATAATAAAATAAAACAAAAATGAGAAATAAAGATTTGGTATTGAGACGGATGGAGTCTCTAGAGAGTAAATTAAAACGTATGAGAAATGTTCTAAATGAACGAAACGTTGAAGCCGCAAGAGAAATTTTGCAAGAAATTTTGGAATTGAGAGATGATACTCAATCAATCATTGAACGTGAAGATTAATTAAAAATAAATAAAAGTTATGAATTTGACAGCCGAACAAATCCAATCAAATTGGGATGAATTAATGGGGTATATTAATGAATATATTTCCGAACCTCGTAAAGAGAAATTATTAGAATTTTATTCAACGTATCAAGAACGTTTAGCTTTAATGCCTGCTGCGCATAAAAAAGAATACCATAACGCATTCCCCGGGGGATATGTAGAACATGTTTTACGCGTTATTCGATGTGCTATTAAACAAGCTGCATTATGGAATGATGAAGGATGTGATATGACCACATTTACAACTGAAGAATTAGTATTTTCAGCCCTGAATCATGATTTAGGTAAAATGGGAGATGAAGAACAAGAATCATACATCCCCCAGACTGATAATTGGAGACGTGAAAAATTAGGAGAGGATTATATGTTTAATACTAAAGTCCCATTTGCTTCAGTTCCAGATAGAGGATTATTTATGCTTCAGTCACATGGTATTTCTTATACATTTAATGAAATGTTAGCAATCCAGACTCATGATGGTTTATACGATAAGGCAAATGAGAAATACCTCATGGCTTATATGCCAGAACAAAAACCAAGAACTTCATTACCTTTTATTTTACACCAGGCCGATTTGATGGCAGCACGTATTGAATTTGAACGTGAATGGTTACCTAAATTAAAAGGGGACAAAAAGTCCGTGGATAACGGGAAAGGGAATTATACATTGGGGAATAAACCCAACATGTCCAAAAAGACATCAACCAAAACTAAAGCTTTAGGAACATTTAAAAGCGATAGTTTAAAAAACATGTTAGACAGCTTATGATAGTAACAATAACAATTAGCGCATTAGCGATATTAGTAGTGATCCTAGGGTTCACGACTTATAATCTTCTTAAGAAAAATGAAAAACAAGAAGATATTGTAGCCGGTTATTTAACCTATTTAGACAATTTATCTCGCACAATTGAAATTTCGGACAAGAAATTAAAAGAATTAGATCGTGGAGGTGTATTTGAAAAAGATGACGAAGTTGGGGTTATATTTCAATCAATTTTAAAAATTCAAGAAATCCTAAATGACTTCAATCTTAGAAAATTCAACAATTAAAATGCCTAAAAAGAAAGTTAGCAAAAATTATTTTACTCAAGAAACTGAGGATGCTATCGTTCTGTACAATAATACTCCAGACCCAGAGTTAAGAAGTAAAATATATGAAGAAAAGATTCACTATGCTTTCTTCAAATTAACCCAGAATATAATTCATACATTTAAGTTTTATCATACTGAGGTGAGTGATTTAGAGCATTTACAACATGAAATTATAGTATTTTTATTATCTAAAATACATTTATTCGATCCTAGCAAAGGTGCCAAAGCATATTCTTACTTTGGTACCATTGTTAAACGTTGGTGTATATTATATAATGATAAAAACTATAAAAGTAAAATTAGTAAAGTATCAACTGATGAATTATTAAAAGATGATACACATTCATATACTATAGAACCATCAAATTCAGACGATCGATTGTCTAATTTCATGGATGAGTACGTAGAATTTGTTAGTGTTAACATATATAAATTATTCCCTAAAGAATATGACGCTAAGATTGCAGATGCTATTTTAGAGTTGTTTCGCAAACGAGAATCAATCGACGTATTTAATAAAAAAGCTTTATACATCTATATCCACGAGATGATTCCAGATGCTAAAACTCCAAAAATTACAAAAATAGCAGGCGTTTTATATAGTGTATTTAAGAAAAATTATTTATTCTATTTAGAACAGGGATATACGAGTTTTCAACTCTAGTAATTTTCTATATTTATACCCAAAAGTACTTATATGAGTAATTTAGAATCAAACGTTTGGGGTAAGAAGAAATTTTCTGACATCCTCAAAGAAATTTACGATAACCAAAAGAAAAAAGAAGCCCAAATATCTGCTTTGATAGGTGAATTAAAACCACTTATTAACGATATTGGTGATGCTACATTGATAGTTCCACTTATTAAAGAATATATGGAATTAGGTATTAAAAATGATGAGCAATTAGTTAAAATGGCTACCATCATTCAACGTGCTGTTGCATCCAATAAATCAGAAGATGAATCATTCGGAATGACCGAAGATGAAAAAGCTCAATTGTTATCTGAAGTTAAGAAATTTAACCCACAAGGATAATGGCAATTTACAAACAAGGCTCTGCTACCACCATAGGTACTAAATATGCTAATCCTCAACCAAATTCTGGAGGAAATGCAGATATTAGGAATGCATTTGCTAAAAATGATTCTTTATTTATACGTGTTAGAGTCCTTGATATTGTATTAAACAATGATCATCCTAGATTTAAAGATGTTGGAGAATGGAATGGAATTGGAACAATATATTTTGAACCATTAGATGGTAATTCAATTACTACCAATTACGCATATTCTATTTTCCCACAGATTAAGATGTATCCGTTAGTAAATGAAATAGTATTACTAGCAGCTATACCAAGTAAATTTTCTGAAGATGAACAAACCATAAGTTTAATATATTACTATTTCCCTCCCATTGGAATTTGGAATCATCCCCATCATAATGCATATCCTAAAATTGTTAGTTATGCAAAATTACAAGAAAACCAACAAAATGATTATGATCAGGTAAATGGTGATTATGTAAGAAGAATAGATGAAGATCCAACAGGTATAAATTTAAATTTTACTCAATACGCAAATCCAAACCAAGATACATTTGTTGAAAAAGCAGATATTCATCCTATTTTACCTTTTAATGGAGATGTAATTCATGAAGGTAGATGGGGTAATAGTATTCGTTTTGGAAGTACAACTATAATACCTCAAGGTTCACCACAACCATTAGTTCCCAATAATTGGTCATCCACAGGTTCAAATGGAGACCCAATTACTATTATTAGAAATGGTCAACCTATGGATTCAACTGATGAAGGATGGATTCCTATAACTGAAAATTTAAATAGAGATTTATCCTCAATTTATTTAACTTCATATCAAAAAATACCATTTAGTATAGCAAATGAAAATTTTGTTTCTTATACAACACCCCCAACAACTCCGTCTCAATTTGCTAACCCCCAAATTATCCTCAATTCAGATAGAATTATCATAAATGCAAAATCTGATAGTATTTTAATTAGCGGACAAAATTCAGTTGGTTTATCTTCAAATAATAGTATTAATATAGAAGCAAAACAAATATATTTAGATGGAACTGATATTAGATTAGGAAGAAAAGATGCATCTCAATCTGTTTTGAAAGGAAATGATACTGTAGAATACCTAAAAATATTAATTAATGAGTTAAAAAATATAACTGAAGCTTTAAAAACCATCCAAAATTGGCCTGAAGGAACCCCAGTTCCTAACTCAACAATGTTAACAGTAGCTAATTCTGCTCAAAAAGTTTTTGAAAACGTTTATGCTAATATAGATAGTGTAAAATCTAATTTTGTAAAAACTATATAATTTAAAAAAATGGCATTACTATTTGAAGAAAATGAGGTGTTAAGTATTTTTGAAAAAAAAGGCCAAAAAACTGATTTTTCGGGATCTTTATTTACAATTTTAACTTGGATACAATCAGATAATCGCATAAATGATGTAAAAGAAGCTGCTTATCTATTAGGAACTGCAGCCGCCGAAAGTAACTATTCTTTACAACGATGGGAAGCAGATTATGTTTGTGGAAAAGCGGGGGTTCCTTACTCATCCAAAGGCCCATGTTCAACTGCACTTAACTATTACCGCAGTACGAATGGCAAATCAAATTATTATACACTAGGAACCGATAAAAAAGGATTACCTTATTTTGGAAGAGGATTAATTCAATTAACGGGAAAAGATAACTATAGAAAATATGGAGAAATACTTGGTATAGATCTTTTAGGTAATGCTGATTTAGCTCTTAACCAAAGATATAGCTATGATATAGCCGTTGAATATATGACTAGAATAAAAAAGCCTTATACATTAAGTGCATTTGGTTATGTGAAAAAAGGTGATCTAGGAACAGCAAGAAAAGTTGTTAATGGTGGTAGTAATGGTCTAAATGAAGTTAATAAAAACTATAATCTTTGGTTATCTATCTTTAAAGAAACAAATTCAATTTTATTCCCATCCTATGGAACTGTTATTAATGGTGAAAATAATCAACCAATTGGCTTTAAATTTACTGTTAGTGAAGAAGATCCTACAGAAGGTGCTCCTCTTCCAATAGATGAAATAAATATTTCAAATGAATTTTCCATGCTCCCATCAAATGGATCTAATATGAATTTAAACTAATAATTTATGGATAGTGGAAAACTCTCAATAAAATTATCTTCATCTCTTGACCAGGTAAATCCTAAAAAATTACCTAAAATCCTTATTTCTTCTCCTGGATATGAATCCAAAGAAATAATTCCTTATAAAGGGGATGGTACTGTAAAAACAGATTTGGGAGTAATAGCATTGACTCCTACCAATATTGCTTTAGAACAAGATAAAATTAAAGCATCCCAACTAACTACAGATCAAATAAAAGAAATTTCCAAAGGAGAAAAAGGAGCAGATTACTACACTCAAGAACGTTTATCTAATCAAATTAATACAGTTAAAACTACATTAATTCCTACAGTATTAACATTAATTGCTGGGTTTGGAGTAACTAAGGCTTCCGATTTAGTAGCTCAAAATCAAAACAAGATTTTAGATGTTGTAAAAAATAGAGCTACATGTCCTACTCAAACGGAATTAGAATCTATAATAGATAAAAAAAATAAATTAGTTAAACAATTAAATAATACTTTAACTTTAATAGATAATACTACTAAAGCTTTAGGAATTGCTGGGGGTGTTATAGAAGCATTAGATATAGCATATAACGTTTTAAAAAACTTACCAATCCCATCTTCAACAGGTGTTCCCGGAGTTCCTGGTTTACCAACTAATGTTATATTAGCGATACAAGACAATAAAGACAAATTAAATACTCTTATTAGTAAATTAAAAAAGATAAATACTAGTACTTTATCTATTTTAGTTTTATTAAGACAAGTTCTTGTACAAGCTATTCAATTACTTAATTTACTTGATAAACTTGTTGAAAAATGTTATCCTAATGCTGATCAAGAACAAATTGCTCTTGAATTAACAGCTTTAACTAATCAACAATCTTCAACATCCCCTGTAGTTACAGATGTAAACGGATTTACAATGGGTGTTGAAACAGAAGTAACGAATAATTCATTAAAACGTAGAAGAGCCATTGCTACTAATAAACAAAATGTTGTAATGCTTAAAGGAGAATGGTCATTTAGTTCAATTGATCAAATATTAATAGATGAACTTGTATTCTATATTCAACAAAATAATTTAAAAGCAGATTAACCCTATATTTATAATCATATGAAAAGCACAGATTTTAAAAAATTAATTAAAGAAGCCGTAAAAGAAGCAATTCAAGAAGAATTGAAGGATATTTTATTGGAGGCTGTAAAATCACCTAAACAAGTAGTTAGAGAGTCATATGCTCCACCTGCTCAACCATCACAACCATCTTACGCTCCCCCACCAGTAGACTTCAGATCAAAATATGCTGAAGTATTAGGCGAAACCGCTATGAGTTTTACATCTCAAAATGCTCAACCCTCATTTAGACCCCAATCAAGTGACCCAGTAAATGGTAATTTAGGTGTAGGTGAAGTAGATATGAATCAAATTATGGGACTTTTAAACACTAAATAATGCCATTTAATCCTCAAACCATTAGTCCTTCTAATTTAAATCCAACTATTGGATTGGGGGTTAGTCTTCCTTTTAGTAATCCTAATGTATTTAGTTCAACTTATACTACTCAAGATGCTGTTAAAAGTAATCTTATTAATTATTTTTTAACTAATCCTGGAGAAATTCCATTAAATCCAACTTTTGGGGCTGGATTAAGATCTTTCTTATTTGAACAAATGTCTGAAGTAACTGTAGATAATGTTAGATCATTTGTACAATCTAAATTAAATACTGCTTTTCCTATGATTCAAATAGATTCATTAGAAGTACTAACTGATAAACAAGATTATAACACTCTTATAGTCCGTTTAAAATACTATATACCAAATTCCAACATTAATGGTACATTAAATTTCCAATTTTAATTATGGCTACAACAAATAGAGATATAAGATATATTAATCGTGACTTTTCAGATTTTAGGGCACGTTTGATAGAATATGCTAGAACATATTTTCCACAAACATATACAGATTTTTCTCCAACATCACCTGGAATGATGTTTATGGAACAAGCTTCATATGTTGGAGATGTTCTATCATTCTATTTGGATAACCAATTTCAAGAAACATTTGTTCAATATGCTCAACAAACAAATAATGTATTTGAATTAGCATATATGTTTGGTTATAAACCTAAAACCACAGGTGTAGCTCAAACTGTTATTACTTTCTATCAACAATTACCTTCAAAATTAGTAGGTACAGAATATGTTCCTGATTATGATTATGCATTAACTATTGAAGGAAATAGTACTGTATCAACTCCAAATAACGCTACTTTTTTAATCCAAGATAAACTAGATTTTTCTGTTTCAAGTTCTCAAGATCCAACAACAGTTTCAATATATCAAGTAGCCGGAAACGTACCCCAATATTATTTACTTGAAAAAACAAGAAAAGCTATATCCGCAGATATAAAAACACTTACTTTTTCATTTACCTCACCCCAACCATTTGCTACTGTTAATATAACTGATATCAATATTATTAAAATATTAGATGTCACTGATTCAGATGGTAATATATGGTATGAAGTAGATCATTTAGGTCAAGAAATGGTATTAGATACAATTAAAAATACTAATATTAATGACCCCAATATAAATGGTGATACACCTTATTTACTTAAACTTAAAAAAGTAGCAAGACGTTTTACATCTCGTTTTACTTCTCTTTCTAATTTACAACTCCAATTTGGAGTAGGAACTCCAGACACTATTACAGAAGAAATTACTCCAAATCCAGATAATATAGGTATTGGTTTACCATTTGAAAGAGATAAATTAACAACAGCATATTCTCCAACCAATTTTTTATATACAGGAACTTATGGAATTGCACCTTCAAATACCACATTAACCGTAAGATATTTATCTGGTGGTGGAATTAATGCTAATGTTAATTCTGGAGTTTTAACTAATTTGAATAAATCAAATGCACGTTTTACTCAAACAAATCTTAACTCTACTACAGCTAATTATGTATTTAATTCATTAACTACTAATAATAATATACCTGCTAATGGGGGAACTGGAGGAGATTCATTGGAAACTATTCGCCAAAATACTTTAGCAGCTGCAGCTTCCCAACAACGTTCAGTTACAGCAGATGATTATTTAATTAGAGCTTTAAGCATGCCTTCTGATTATGGTGCAATTTCTAAAGCATTAATTGAACAACCTAAGTTAACAGATAATCAAGTTTCAACTATTGAAACATTAAATTTATATGTTTTATCTTTAAATGCTAATGGGCAGTTAGATTACGCTAATACTACACTAAAAAATAATCTAAGAACTTATTTATCTCAATATAGAATGATTGGAGATAATATTGAAATTAGAGATGCATTCATAATCAACATAGGTGTTGATTTTGAAATTATAGTACTCCCAGAGTATAATAATAATGAAGTGTTATTATCTTGTATTGTAGCTCTACAAGATTATTTTAAAATAGATAATTGGCAAATTAACCAACCTATAATGTTAAAAGATTTATATATTATGTTGGATAAAATTAAAGGTGTCCAATCTGTTAAAAATATATCTATTACAAATAAAGCAGGAACAACCACAGGATATTCACAATATGCTTACGACATATCAGGAGCTACTCAAAATCAAGTAATTTATCCTTCCCAAGACCCCAGCATTTTTGAAGTAAGATACCCTAATAATGATATAAAAGGTAAAGTAGTTCCTTTATAACGCCATATTTATAATAAAATATATCAATGGCTGTATATAAACTCTTCCCATCTCAAGACACCACCCTGTATTCTGCATACCCAACTATGAATACTGGATTAGATGCCATTTTAGAAGTTTCTAATAAACTGGGATTAGATGGAACCCCAGATGTATCTCGTTATTTAGTTCAATTTGATCAAGATGAAATTTTAGATATCTATTCAAATAAGATAGGGATCAATCAGTATGATGTATATTTAAAAAATTTTATAGCAGAAGCTCAAGGTGCTAATCAAAATATTCTTTTAGAAATTCTTCCCATTGCCCAACAATGGAATAATGGTACTGGGTATTATTTGGATAATCCTATAGAAACCAACGGTGCTTCTTGGATATCATCAATTTACAGCGGTTCAGGAGCTTGGTCCATGACGGGATCTTATTCGGGTTCAAGTGGAACTTATGGTTATACAGGATCATATAGTTCCATATATTCACCTGCTGGTGGAGGTAATTGGTTTTATGATCCTAATGGTGGATTTTATGTGGTTGTAGGATATGTCCTCCCAGGATATTTGGCTACATTCTACCCTAGTAGTTCAGCTAACTTAACATTTTACCCTAGAAGCATTAAAGATCTTGAAGCTAATGTTAATAATATTGTTGATGGATGGATAGGTGATTCTATACCAAATTATGGATTTATAGTTAAATTATCTAGTTCATTAGAATTTAAGACAAATCAAGGTATTCAACCTACATTTAAATATTATAGTGTTGACACAAATACAATTTATCCTCCATGTTTAGAATTTAGATGGAGAGATTATGAAACAGTCTTAACTGGATCAGCTACTGGAAGTCTAATCAATACAGTAGATTTAAAAATGTCTCTTGCTGAAAACCCAGGAACTTTCTTTCCAGAAAGTGTAAATAGATTTTACATAAATGTAAGTCCTTTATACCCAGCTAGAACATATCAAACATCTTCAATGTTCACTAATTTGAATTATTTACCAACTTCTTCATATTATGCAATAAAAGACTTGGATACTAACGAATATGTTGTTAACTTCGACGACAATTATACTCAAATTAGTTCCGATGCAAATGGTAATTATTTTGATGTGTATATGAGTGGTCTAGAACCAGAAAGATATTATAAAGTTTTAATTAAAACTATCATCAATGGTTCAACTATTATATTTGACGATAACTATTATTTTAAAGTTATTAACGGATGAGTGAAAATGTAAATTTTAATAAACAAGTATATGATAAAAATCAATATACTAAAGTAATAGATACATCTTTTAAACAATTAGGTGTTTCTACTATTCAAGAACAAATTACAGCTCAACCAACAACAAATGAGTTTTTTACTATGTATAATGATTTATTTTATGATATACCCGAATTGGGAGCAATAAATTCTCATGAATATCTCATTAAAACTAGTAGTGAATATATAGGATTTGAAGCTAACCAAGAAGAAATAACAGCATTACAAGCTGAAATTGCTCAATTAAGAATAGATTTATTAGACGCTCAGAAACAAGTAATAGCATTACAAACAGGAACAACCTTAGCTAACCCACAATAATGGCATCAGAAATTTTACAAATAACCCCAGAAAGCTTTTTATCTCAAGATTATAAAATCCAAGATACTAGTTTACTTTCTCCATTCAATGTGGATACTTCTTTATCTTCTAGTGGTTATATTGAATCTTTTATATACGATAACAATAAAAATGTTTTAAATTCTAACTATAATTTTAGTCAATATACTGTTCTTAATAATGGCCAATCCGCAGGATTAGAAAATAATATTTCTTCAATCCAAATGGATCCTGAAAGTGTTTTAACTGATAGTGGATACAATCAAGGAATTTATAATTTATATTTTAATTTCTTCAATAAACAAGTAGGTTCTAACCTACAACAACTTTATATATCTGAAATTTCCTCGGATAGAACAGAAATTAGATTAGATAGTACAGCTTTAACAATTGTTGATATAATTGAACAAGTAAGTAAATTAATTCAACAACGAGAAAGTAGTCCTTATTTTTTAGATTTTTATTTAAATTTTGGAGAAAATCAATTAGCTATTGCTAATAATATTCAATTAGATAATCAAGATCCTACCAATCCAACTATATTAATTAAATTATATGAAGCATTACCTGCTCAATTTAATTTAAATTCTACTTTATGGATTGTAACTACATTTGATCAACCTATAGCTTACCAGGTTACTTTTGAATCTATTCCTATTGTAATTACTGATACGGTTCCTGTTAAAGGACCTAATTTTAATTTAGATTTAAAAGACCAAGTTAATAATTCTACTGTATCTTTAGATTATACTAGTTTAACTACTACAACTTTAACAAGTTCATTTAATCAATTAAGTAGTTTACTTGAGGAAAAAGAAATTGATATAAACATTGACTATACCGATTTTAATAACTTTACCCATTTTAGCTCAGTACAAGCTAGACTTGAAAATTTTTATTATAAAGTAAGTTTATTAGAAGATTATTCAGCATCTATTTCTACATTAAATAATACTACCAACAATAATCCAAGTTCTAGTTTAGCAATATATGAATCTAAAATAAATGATATTATAACTAATTTTGATGGTTATGAGTATTATTTGTATTATACTAGTGGTTCTTGGGCTTGGCCTAAATCAACATCTCAACCACCTTACCAATTATATACAACAGGTAGTACCGAAGTATTAACTTGGTTTGGTAGCAATGATGATACTAATCCATATTATGGAGGTATTATTTTATCTGCATCCCTATTTGATAATACAAACCAAAACAATCTTTATTATTCAATCCCAGAATACTTAAGAAACGACCCCGCAAATGAACCATATCAAATATTTGTTGAAATGGTGGGTCAATTTTATGACAATATTTGGATTTATTATAAAGATGTTACTGAAAAATATAATGCCGATAACCGTTTAGAAAATGGTATTTCAAAAGATATAGTAGCAGATGCTATTCGTGATTTTGGAATTAAATTGTATCAAAATAATTTCTCAAACGACGATTTATATACTGCATTTTTAGGTTTAACCCCTGGAGGAAGTTTATTTCCATTCCCTAATATTACGGGTTCATTACCTACACCTAGTGGATTTGAGTATATTGATACATTTATATCTGCTTCTAATGATTATACACCGTTAGACGACGTAAATAAGTCGCTATATAAACGTATTTATCATAACATACCGTACTTATTGAAAGCAAAAGGTACATTACCCGCTTTGCGCACACTTATCACTTCATATGGTATCCCTGATACTGTATTAAGAATTAATGAGTATGGAGGTAAAGATAAATCCAACACAAATGATTGGGATTATTGGGAAAATACATTTAATTATGCTTTTTACACTTCAGGTAGCACCTCAGTTACTACTGATTGGGAACTTAACCCAGATTGGAATTCCCCAGATAATGTACCTTCAACCTTAGAATTTAGATTTAAAATAAAAGATCTATTATCTATTAGTGGTTCTTCTCCTCAAACATTATGGAAAAATGGAGCAGCTTCCATAATCCAACTTAATTACACTGGTTCGGGATATAATACTCATCCTCCAACTCCAAATAACCCTTTAGGACTTCCTTATTCAGGTTCTATTATTGATCCATATTACCAATATGCTCAATTAAATCTTTACCCAGATGCTGCCAACTTTCCTAATTTGTCGGCAAGTATATATCTTCCATTTTGTAATGAAGATTGGTGGTCTGTAATGGTTACTCGAAATGGAGATGATTTTATATTATATTCTGGAGATAAAATTTATGAAGGAGGAGATAATAATACTTTATTAGGATTTTATGCTACATCATCTGTAAATACTCCTAGTGCTGCTTGGACATCCCCAGTCCCTTCTGCCATTTTTGGACCTAGTCCGTTTGATGGCTATTTCCAAGAAATTAGATATTATAATACTGTATTAAGTGAAAGTATATTTAAGGATTATATTATGAATCCTTGTTCAATTGAAGGAAATTTATTAAATTCTTCACCTGATCAACTTGCATTTAGAGCTTCTTTAGGAGGTGAATTATATACAGGATCAAATTCAATTCATCCTAAAGTTACAGGATCATGGCTTGCAACCAGTTCTTTTTCTTCAGGAAATAGTTTATTTGGATTTACTTCTGATACACCAATATTTGTACCTAATGTTGAATATTTTTTCTATGATCAAGTAGCAGCAGGGATTAGAAATGCTGTATCTGATAAAATTCGATTAGAAAATAGTGCAATGCCTTCTGGGGATGTTTTATCACCATTTAGATCATTGGCTCAAAATGTAGCTATTAGTCAAAGTTACACTGCTAATACTAATTTACTTGAAGTAGCATTTTCTCCCCAAAATGAAATCAACCAAGACATCATGGATCAAATTGGTTATTTCAATATTGGTGAATTAATAGGTGACCCAAGACAACGTTCTTCCTCAGCTACCTCATATCCTGATTTAGATGCTTTACGAAATGCATATTTTGAAAAATATACTTCAAATTATGATTTAAATGATTTTATTCGTTTAATTAAATTCTTTGATAATTCATTATTCAAAATGATTAAAGATTTTGTACCGGTACGTACAAGTCTCGCTTCAGGAGTAGTTATTAAACAATCACTTTTAGAAAGAAATAAATATCCTCAACCCCAAGTAAATAACCATTCAACTATAGCTTATACCACTAGTGGGTCAGTTAATAATGTACCTTTTACTTTCCAAAATATCGCAGTCTCAGGTACAATAGCTCCTGCTTGGAATAATTTCCAACCGGGAACTATAGAAAACTTTAGTGGTGGTACTGGTGGGTCATTTGAAATATTTAATGGGATTGATACTTCTCCTTATGGTCCTAATGGAACAGGTCCTCAAAATATATTTAGTATTACTCAAAGCTGGACCGAGGGAGTTACAACTCCTTTAGGAATTGCTAATACTGTTTATTCATCACAAGATGAATTTTATGATGGTGAATTTAGTGGTTCACATATAGAAATAGATAATGGAGAATTAAACCCATCAAATCCATATAAATATGCCCCTACCCAAGATATACTTTTCAATACATCAGGGTCATCAAATCCAAATCCACCCACAGGATTTATTAATTGGACCTCTGCCATTGGATATAATGGAAGTAATTATTCGTTATATGTAAACACATTATATATAAATGAAATCACTGCTAATGGTATTAATATCCAATCAGCCCTACAAAATTTAAGTGCTGGTGATACTATTAACTTCACAATTTCAGGCTCAGTAAGTCCTGGAGGAGGACCATATACTAATAGTACTTTAACAGGTATTATTACCTCAATTGCTCCTACATCTACTACAACTTGGGCTATATCTTTAGGTACAAATTTAGGTAGTCAAGCAACATTTGTTACACCATTTAATCTTACCGGAAGTAATAACCCTAATGTATATTCTAATAGCCCAATTTATTTAGATCCATACTTAAATGATTCATCTAATTTCTATTATAGTGCTTACAACCCTATAATGAACAATATTGAAGATGAACGTTTAAGTGCTAAATTTGAAGAAGTAGAATATTATCCTGGTATAACAACACCTACAAATTTTGGGGTAATTATAAGTGGAAGTGCTTTAAAAGCAGCAGTTCAAGATTCTAATTATTCATCAAAACGAGTTATCAATCCAAGATATAACGGTGTTAAATCAACATCACAACATTTAAATTACTGGACTCCTGGTGATACCGGAACCTATGGTAAAATTCCAACTATAGATAGTTTAAAAACTATGGTTGCTTATTGTGATTGGATTGGAGGATGGCCACCTGATAGAGAAAATGCTTCTGCTATACATGTTTTATACTTAATTAAATCAGATGGTTCAGTAATCATTCCTAATACATCTCAGAATTCATTAACTGATATTCAAGGAACCTTTGAATCAGGTGAAAATATTTTAATTAGCCCAAAAACAGTTTCTGCAGGACAACCACAACAATCTAGAAAAGTAATTAGAGGGGGTACTCGTATTGAACCTATTTTATATACTCAATATGGGCAGGCTCCAAATGCTACATGGAATACAACCATGAGCTTTCAAGATATAATTCCTTCAAATACAGGAGCTACTGCAGATTTCTCAGCATTATATAAAACAACAACACCTATTACTTTAACTCAAGGAGTAGAAACTTTAGCAGCTGTTAATAATGTTGTATATGGTGCTGCTATTTCCACAGGAAACTCATATGAAATAACTTCTCAAGCTGTTTTAGATGCATTAGAATTAACTTTTAAATCCCAAAATGTTATAACATTTACTAATATTCAAGGTTCTCTTTCAGGTTATATTATTACTAAGGTATATAAAAATTCAATATCTCCATCTAATTTAATAGGCCAACAATCAAATCAATTTGATATTAACTTACAACAACCCCAAGGTTTACCATATTTTTCTAATAAAACAGTTACAATACCTGCTAGTAATCTTAATATTGGAGACAAATATTTTGCTACAGTAACTGTTACATATATCCCTTCAGGCTTTACTCCTACCATTAAATTTGATTCTACATTTAAAACCACTCAATACCCTATTTATACCCCCCCAGTTTCATCTTCAGGATATAATTCAATATGGGGGTATTTTGATACTTCAAATCATCCAAATGTTATAACTTCATCAGTTTTATCCTTAGTTACATTATTTGGTGATCCTAATGCTAAAATGACTGATATAACGGGATCATTATTTAATCCTATAACATTACCTTGGTCTATTAAATATGGTGATGAATTTAGATTTGAAGGTAGAGAGGATCTTGTTTATCAAGTAGGAAAAATATATAGCCCCTCCGATAGTGGATCAGGACGTCTTTCCCAAACAGGATCAATTGAAGTTCACTTTAATAACAATTTACCAATCTCGGCATCTAATTCTGTATTTAACCTAGATCATTTCTTAATTAGAAGATACATTGATGATGCTTCTCAAATTATAATGGAAGGATTTAAACCAATTAATTCATCTGGTCCGTTTATTGTAAGACCTGAATATATAGTTCCTGAATTAAATAAATCTGTAGATCAATTTATTTTGGATCTTACGCAGAAAGGGTTGATACCATAATATTTATTACATATAATACGACAATAATTAAACACAATGGGATATTTAAATAACCAAGTCGTTACAGTCGACGCAATTTTAACAAACAAAGGTAGAGAGCTTTTAGCAAAAAATGATGGTTCATTCCGAATCACACAATTTGCTTTAGCAGATGATGAAATTGATTATACACTTTATAATCCAACACATCCATCCGGATCTTCATTTTATGGTGAAGCTATTCAAAACATGCCTTTATTGGAAGCGTTTCCAATTGAAACACAAATCATGAAATATAAATTAGCTACCCTACCTCGTGGAACAGCTAAATTACCTGTACTTGATTTAGGATATACTGGAATTACATTACAACAAGGAGCCGCATTAACTATTACTCCTCAAACATTAAACTACTTAGGAAACAACCAAACATATGAAACTACTGGATACTCAGCTACCATTTCAGATGTTCGTCTATTTAGTACATTTACTGGAGTAGGAATTAATACAACGGCAGCAACCGCAGCTAATGCGTCTGTAACATCAACAACAACATTAGGAACAAATGTTTCTACAACAGTAATTGGATCTCAAATTAACTTAAGAGCGACTACAGTAAATACATTATTTGGAACTAATACTCAATTATCTGCTACATTAACTATTGTAGGTTTAGATAGTGGAGCTCGTTTAACAATTCCTGTTACAATTAATAAAACAAACGTTTAAAATATAAACAATGGCATTTAAAAGATTCGATCCTGAAGATTTTGTAGTAAGTAGTGATTCAATCACTTCTACACTTTGGTCAACTGGAGTCCCAACATTAACAACATTCTTTACCTCCTCAATCCAATCAGTTGGATCATCTGGAAATTATTATTTAAGTATTTATCAAACGGCTTCTAATTTATCTACAGCTGCTGTTCAATTTGATATTGCTTATGCTGATTTATTAGGAAGTGGAAGTACATTATATAATTCAATTGTTCCACAAAATTCATATACTAAAACAATTTACGGTCAATATCGTTCATTAATTTTAGAAGATGAAAATGCTAACTTTGTATTTGGAACAGGTAATAATGTTTTAACAGGATCTAATTTCTGGGTATTATCTATTGAAAGAGCAAATTATAAACAATCATTATTCCCAGGATCATTAAATTTACAAATTTTAGGCCCAGGTGGAACTATTAATTTAACAGATAATTCTTTAGACAACCCAGTCAATACATTTATTGGAACATCTCGTGTTTACCAATTAGTTTCAGGATCAAATGGATCAGGAATATCTGGAGGAGGATATGTTAATAATTCAGGTTCATATGGTTTAGTATTCCCAGATTTAGGAACTATTTTATTAAATCCATCCGCACTTTCTCAATCAATCCAACTTGAACCAAGTAGATCAAACAATTCAGATGGTTTAAATAATCAACGTTTATTTAATGCGATTAGTGGAGCAGCTTCATTTGCCTTAAATTCTCAAGAAACAGTTACTTCTGATTATGTATTTGTTAGAGCTCGTAACAGTGAATTTAACTATTCAGAAAACCCATCATTTATTTCAGGATCAACAGGTGAAGTAATTTATAGCAGTTTTATAAACTCACCACAAGTATATATTACAACAGTAGGAATGTATAATGATAGTAATGATTTATTAGCAGTAGCTAAAATGTCACGCCCATTATTAAAAGATTTTACAAAAGAAGCTCTTGTACGAGTAAAACTTGATTTCTAAGAATGAATGAGTGTATTCAAACCATTTATAACTTCTGACGTTATCGTCTCCCCCTTTGAGGTAAACAAATCGTTTACCTTCAAAGGTAATGAACTTACTGGCTCAAATGTAGAAATTGATAGATATATTGGACGTAATGTTACTTCATCTTTATGGGTTTCCGGTTCATATCCAACAGGACAAATAAATACCCAAGATCAAATTTTAGTATATCGCTCTATAAAAGAACTTTATTATTCAAATTATCTTAAATCTCCTAATGGATCCCCAGTAGGAACAGCATCATTTAATGTTGATGGAACAATAACCGGTCCTCTTTATACTCCAAATTACTATAATTATCTTTCTACTACTTTACAAGTTAATAGATATTTCCCCACAGGATCAGATGAAACAATAGGAGTAATTTCCATTCCTTCTAATTTATGGGGAGAATACCTCCAACCAGGATCAGTTATCATATCAAATGGAACCATCACTCTTCAAGATGATGGAAATGGTAACATGTTATACAACTCACAAAAATATGGTGATGTAATATACGAACATGGAGTTATTATTATTACTAGTGATGGTATAACAGGACAAGGTGGATATGGTGGTGTATTTTATGGATCTGGTGTGTATGGATTAGGTGTTGCTAATTTAATAAATAGTTTTGCAACAGGATCTAATATAACATGCTCATTTTCCTCATCATATACAATATATGAAACTCAATATAAGTGTACTCTTAGAGAAAATGAATTTAACTCCACACAAAATCCTACTGCAGTTTCAGGTAGTTTGAATAGTGGAGTATTATATAATTTTGCAACTGGTTCATATTTTACTCCTTATGTAACTATGGTAGGTTTATATGATAACGCCTATAATTTATTAGCTATAGCTAAACTTGCTCAACCGTTACCAACATCCGCAGTTACTGATACTAGCATATTAGTTAATTTAGATTTATAATATATTTATAATAAAAACAAATAATGGCTAAAATATTAGAAAATATATTTACTCCGAATGTAGATGAAATTGCCCAAAATTATACTATCGAATCATGGCATGTTTCTCAATCTGTAGATGCTCTTACTGGAATAGATGCCTATGATATTACTATTTCAGGTTCATTAGTAGTAACTGGATCTGTTGCTATAAATGGATTAAGTGATATAACTCAAAATAATGTAGTAACAATTGATGCTTCTACAGGACAATTATATTATACAGCATCTTCAAATTTTAACGTAAATAATTTTTATACTAGTAGTGTTACCCAAAGTATTACATCTAGTGTAGTAAATAATGTTGTTAATAACAGCACAGTCAACCAAACTATTATCAGTAGTAGTGTAAATAATGTTGCTCCATCTAATCAATATATCCAATATAACAGTGCTAGTGCTTTTGGAGCGAGTGCTAATTTTCAATATGTTTATCCAAACGAAAGTTTTCAACAAGGATTAAGTGTTATAGCATCTGGTAATTATTCTCATGCCCAAGGAAAAGGTACGATTGCTTCTGGAAATAATTCTCATGCTGAAGGAGAATCTACATTATCTATTGGTATTAGTTCTCATGCTGAAGGATATTTTACTTCTGCATCTGCTGGTTATTCACATGCTGAAGGAAATACAACTAGAGCAACTGCCCCATATGCACATTCCGAAGGAAATTTAACCTTAGCAAGTGCTACAGCATCTCATGCTGAAGGAAGTGCTACTACATCTAGTGGTATTTTTTCACATGCTGAGGGTGTAGGTACTGTATCTCTAGATGTAGGAGCCCACTCAGAAGGATCTTCTACAATGGCTCGTTCCCCATATTCCCATGCTGAAGGATATTTAACTACATCATCCGGTCAATTTTCTCATACTGAAGGAGGATCAACAAGAACAACAGCAACTTACGCTCATGCTGAAGGACAAAATACTCTAGCATCCAACCAATCTTCTCATGCTGAAGGATATTTTGTTACAGCATCGGGTATATATTCACATGCTGAAGGTGAATCCACCAGAGCTATAGCCCAATCATCACATGCTGAAGGCTCAACCAATCTAGCCTCAGGACAAGGATCACATGTTGAAGGTATATTTAATACATCTTCTGGAAATTATTCCCATGCAGAAGGAGGTGGATCAAAAGCATTAGGACTTTATTCACATGCTGAAGGATCTTCTAATACTGCTTTTGGAATTGGAGCCCATGCTGAAGGATTTAATACTTACGCCCTTGGAAATCAGTCCCATACTGAAGGACAATATACTATAGCTTCAGGTTCTTATCAACATGTACAAGGACAATACAATACTCAAGGAGATTCAACATCTTTATTAATTGTAGGAAATGGAACATCTACTGTAGCTCGTAAAGATGCATTTAAAGTAAGAATGTCTGGTTCTATTGTTTTACCTACAACTCAATCAACTGCTCCATCTTGGACAGGTACAGATGGAGAAATTGTTCCCGCAACCGTAGGAGGTGTTCATCGACTTTATATGTGGATGTCTGGAGCATGGAGATCATCTACATTCTCTTAAAATTTAATTTATGAAAAATTGGTTATATGAAAACAGGGAAATCCAAGAAATAACAGATTTCCCTGAAGACACATTTGGTTTTATTTATATTACTACTCACATCCCAACAGGTAATTCATATCTAGGAAAAAAATCGTTATACCATAACGTTAAGAAAAAACTAGGTAAAAAAGAATTAGCTGAACAACCTGTAACTAGAGGTAGAAAATCCACCACAAAACAAATTACGAAAGAATCTGATTGGAAAACCTATTTTGGTTCAGCTAAACCTATCCTTGAATTAATAAAACAAGGTAAACAAGACGAATTCAAACGTAAAATTCTACATTTTGTAGCCAATAAAAAACTACTTACATATTACGAATGTAAATATCTATTTCAATTAGGCGTTTTAGAAAAACCTAATGAATGGATAAACGATAATATTTTAGGTAAGTTTTTCCGAAAAGACTTTGTTTCCCAAGACTAGGTTCATATCTTGGCATCCATGGTAAATGAACTATTAGTTAATCTAGTCAATGGTGTTTTAGGTACTGGAAAACGTACCGCAAGAGGAAATCAATCCTATACTTGTCCATTTTGCCATCACCATAAACCAAAACTCGAAGTAAACTTTACTGAAAATACAGAAGGAATTAACCAATGGGCTTGTTGGGCTTGTGGTAAGAAAGGTAAAACCATAAGAAGTTTATTTAAACAAGTACAAGTTGATGCTAGTTACTTTCAGGAATTAAGTAAGTTAGTTAAAAATGTTTCTCGTGATGATATAGGTGAGGTAAAACAATCCATACTTGAACTTCCAAAAGAATATAAATCTTTCTTAAACAATAAAGATATTATTGCAAGACATGCTCTTGCTTATCTTAAAAAGAGAAACATTACAAAACAAGATATTCTCAAATACAACATAGGCTACTGCAATTCAGGTCAATATGCTAAAATGATAGTTATACCCTCATATGATGCTAACGGTAAATTAAATTATTTCACCGCAAGATCATTCGAGAAAGATCCTTACACCAAATACCGCAATCCCGAAACGTCTCGCGATATTATACCGTTTGAATTGTTTATTAATTGGGATTTACCAATCATATTATGTGAAGGACCATTTGATGCTATTGCTATAAAACGTAATGCTGTACCATTATTTGGTAAAAATATTCAAGCTAGTTTGATGAAAAAGCTAGTAGAATCTAAAGTACAAAAAATATATATTGCCCTAGATAATGATGCTGTTAAACAAGCCCTTGGCTTCTGCGAACAGCTTTTAGACATTGGAAAGGAAGTCTACTTGGTAGAACTAGAAGGTAAAGATCCTAGTGATATGGGATTTGAAAACTTCACCAAATTAGTACAAACCGTTTCTCCGTTAACACAATATAAACTGATGGAGAAAAAATTATCTATAATATGAAAAAACGTAATATTAAACACGTTAATAATCGCATTCTTGAGATTTCAGATGATGCAAAACAAATTACATTACCCGATTCTAGATACTACAGACGAAATGGAGAATATTATCCTTCAATTACACACGTTTTAAGTTGTTATCCAAAAGGTAAACACTTTGAAGAATGGTTAAAAAACATGGGTCGTTCAGCTGATTACATTGTTAGAAAAGCTGGTGAAGATGGAACTAAAGTACATGAAATGATTGAGGAATATTTAGAAGGTAAAGAAATGAACTTTTTAAATGCATCTGGATACCCACAATATGATCCATCTATTTGGCAAATGTTCTTACGTTTTGTTGATTTTTGGGAAACTCATCAACCTGAATTGATTGATCAAGAAATCCACTTATTCTCAGATGAACTTAGAGTAGCAGGTACAACAGATTTAGTTTGTAGAATTGATAATTCTTTATGGATTATTGATCATAAAACCTCAAACCATATCCAAACTACTTATGAATTACAAGCAGCAGTTTATGCTCATTGTTATGAAGAATGTTTTGGTGTTAAACCTGATAAAACTGGTATTTTATGGTTAAAATCAAACAAACGTAAAGCGTCTAAAGATAAAATGCAAGGTAAAGGATGGGAAATGATTTTACCATCTCGCACACAAGAAGAAAATATTGAAATCTTTAAAACAGTAAAACGTCTATTTGATTTAGAAAATCCAAATGAAGCACCTATATTTACTGAATTTAAAACGAGCGTTAAGAAAGAGGCGTAATATGTATAATTATGATAAGTCTAGTTCAATTATTGAAGGAAGTAAAAGGTACTCCTAAAGCTATATTTTTAGCTGGTCCTGCGGGAAGTGGAAAATCCTATATATCTTCTAAACTTATCCCCAATACATTTACAGTTATCAATTCAGATGACACTTACGAAGAGTTATTAAAAGCAAGTGGAATTGGTTTAAAACAAAAAGATTTTACACCTGACCAATTATCTCAAGCTTCTAAATTACAAGCACAAGCTAGAAAAGTTACTCAAGACAAACTAGCTAAATCAGTAGAAGATAAAAATAATATTGTTATTGATGGAACTGGTGCTGCATCTGGACCTGTATTAAAGAAAAAACAACAACTAGAAGATTTAGGGTATGAAACATTGATGTTAATGATCTATGTTTCTCCCTTAACTTCACTTGAACGTAATCAAGAACGTGATAGAAGTTTGATGCCTGGAATTGTATTACGTACTTGGAGAGATGTAAATAAAAATATTGAAACGTATAAACAAGCGTTTGGTAATAATTTTATCTTATTAAACAACAATCCAAAAGACGCTAAACAAGAGTTTAACACTGATTTGCTTGAACCATATATTCAAGCATCTACAGCTGTAGGTAAACCTAAAACACCTGAAGAACAAGCAAAATCAGATGCTGAAAAAGCTCAATTGAATAAAGATATTGAATCTATGGTTAATCAATTACCTAAATTTGATACTCTAGATACAGCTAAAAATAAAATAAATGAATTCGTTAGTTAAAGCGCTTATACAACCTCTATTAGAAGCAATGCAGAATGGTATTGCTTTAGTACCTGGTGGTTTTAAACCGCCTACAATTGGTCATTTTGCATTGGTAGATGAAGTAGCAAAATACCCTGGAGTAGATAAAGTGATTGTTCTTATAGGACATAAAACACGTGATGGGGTAACTAAAGAAGAAAGTAAAGCGATATGGGATATTTACAAAAAATATCTTCCTTCAAACGTTGAAATACAAATAGCAGATAATGCATCCCCAATTTCAGACGTTGGATCACTAATCAAAAATAATCCGGACACAATGTACTATCCTGTAGTAGGGATTAGAGGTGAAATGGATTTAGGTGATTTGAAACGTTTTGATAGCATGAAAGGAAAGTATGAAAATTTTAAACCTATCGTTATTAAATCAGAAGAAAGTGAAGACCGTATTAGTGGTACAAACACACGTGCTGCCTTAATTGGTGGGGAAAAAGAAAGATTCCAAACATACCTCCCAACTGAACTCTCAGATAAAGAAAAAGATGAAGTTTGGAATATATTACAAAAATCCCCTATTGAAGAAATGTATGCTGAACCAAGCAAGTTTAGCTACCCTCCAATGATTAAATCACTTACAGAATATATGTTAGATAAAGGTATGAATATTCGTCCTTTACCTAAAGTAAAATTTGTAGATGATGATGCTGAAAACGCTCAAAATTTCTTTGGTAAAACAGCGTATTATGACCCAAATGAACGCGTTATAGTACTTTACACATATGGACGCCATCCAAAAGATGTTATGCGTTCATACGCGCACGAAATGGTTCATCATATGCAAAACTGTGATAATCGTTTACAAAATATTTCAACCCAAAATACAAACGAAGAAGGTGATTTACCTGAAATCGAAAGAGAAGCATACGAAAAAGGAAATATGACTTTCCGTAATTGGACAGATACACTAACTGAAGGTGTATTTGGAGACAGAATAGTATGTGATAATTGTGATTGGAGTTGGAAAATAAAAGATGGTGGAGATGATTTATACATTTGTCATAAATGTGGGCATGATAATACTCCAACCCCATTAAATGAAGGCCGTTACGATAAAATTACAAATGTTATTTCCTCTAAAATCTTTAACCAATGGAGAGAAGATTTTAACAATGGTGCTAAAGCATCTCGTTTAGAACAATTTTTCCCATTTGAAGGTGAAGATATAGACATAGACGCTAATATATCCTTCATTCCAGGAATAGGAGTACTTAGAGTAGATGGAGGTGCTGATGATCAAACAAATTATATTGAAGTAAGATTTGAAATAGACCCCGAAAAGCTTCCTGAATTCTGGGAAGAAATTTCAATGAATTTAAAAGATGTTATTCGCCATGAAATAGAACATTTAACTCACGGTGAAGGTGGCTTATCTAACCCAGCTAAATATATGGAAGATGATACACTTATTCGTAAAATAATTGATGCTAAATTGTTATCACCTGCTCAATATTTTAAATTAGAAAAAGAAATAGATGCTAACCTACAAGGAATGTATCTACGTGCTAAAAAAGAAAAACGTGAATTTAAAGATGTTATAGACACTTATTTGGATGCTCAAGATATAACACCTGAAGAAAAAGAAGAAATACTAGATCTTTGGAGAAGCAGATTACCTGCATTAAATTTGCCCAAATTTTAATATGAAAAAAACACCTACATTATTAGACTTATACGAGGCCATTAAACCCAAATATACCATTTTTTGTGATATGGATGGTGTGTTAGTTGACTTTGATAAAGGATATGAAGAATTAACGGGTAAACATACTAAACACGTTGATTTACAAGACAAAAACGAATTTTGGAGTTTATTAAATCGTAGTTTAAAAGAAAAAGATTTAACAGAATATGATTATTGGGTAAATCTAGAATGGATGCCTGATGGACAAACACTTTGGGACTATATTAAAGGATACAACCCATATATATTAACGGCTCCTTCAAGAGATCCTGGTTCTAGACAAGGAAAAACTGAATGGGTTACTCGTTTAGATGGTATGAAAAAATTATATTTTAAACCGGCTTATGCTAAAGCAGAATATGCTGGTAAAAATCGTATACTTATAGACGATAGACAAGACACCATTGATAAATGGAATGCTAATGGAGGTATAGGAATTTTTCACACCTCAGCAGCAAACACAATTAAACAACTTCAAAAATTAGGACTATAATGTCAGATTCAGTTTTAAAAAAAGAATTCCAAAAAAGAGACGTAGAACGTTTACGCAACCTGGTAGCAGGTAAACATGGTAATCGTACTACTATGGGAATTGGTTATAATGGACCCCAAGAAGAGGAACATAAAGAAGGTGATGTTTGGCAACAAGGTGGTAGAACTTGGACTATTAAAGACGGTATTAAAGAAAATGTTACTAAGTTAGATAAATTTAAAAAAGTAGCAGTTCCATTATTTTGTCCAAATTGTAAACAAGTAATGGATAAACAATTAGATCCATTTTATTATAAATCTTATGGTGAATGTTTAGACTGTAGAACAGTTACTGAAACAAAATTAAAAGTTTCGGGTGAATGGCAAGATCATATTAATGAAACATTCAATGCTGAAATTGATCAACAAATAGAAGAATATAAAAGTTACTTTGAAAATATCCTTTCAGAAGGTAATGAAGGATATGTTTCCGAAAATGGTGAAGTACAAAAATGGGTTGGTGGAATAGATAGAGAACGTGCAGAACACGCTCTAAGTGAAATGATTAAACATTTAAACTCCCTTAAAAAATAATGGAAACTTTTGCAATGGTAACTACAATTGCTGTAGCGTTAATAACAGCAGTATTTGGCCCAATTATAGTAAATTGGGCTAGATTGAAAATGGAAAAGAAAACTAAAGTAACCCCAATGAGAGAGGCCCTAGAAGCCTCTACTTTAGTTGATAGTCAACTTGAAATCATTCTTGATGAATTAAAATGTGATAGGGTATGGTTACAACAATTCCATAATGGAGGCCATTTTTACCCTACAGGTAAATCCATTCAAAAATTCTCTATATTTTACGAGAAAACAACCCCAGATCTACCTCATCTGCAACACACATTTCAAAACATCCCAGTATCTTTATTCCCTAGAGTGTTATCTAAAATATATCAAGATAACGAAATTGCAATAGATGATGTATCTACATCAGAAGATACTTATGGTTTAGAATACATGACTACCAATTTTGGAACCAAATCAGTATGTATGCTTGGCTTATATAGTTTAGATGACCATTTAATTGGTGTGTTAGGTATTTCATTTAAAAAGGCTCATCATTTGAAAAGAGATGAATGGGTTCTTATTAGACAGAAAGCAGGAGTTATAGGAACACTAATTTCCGAATATTTATACGCAACAACTAAGAAATAACTTAATATTTATAATAAAATGGCAGATAATTTTGACCTAAAAAAATTCTTAAAAGAAAGCAAAGCTCTTGAGAATTTAAATCCTTCAATGAAATCAGTTAACGAAAACGAATCTCGTGAAGAGAGAGCTGACGTAGACAAATACGAATACGAAAAAGGAAAAAAAGCTGGTAAACGCGAAGATATGAAAGCAAAAATCAAAGAAATGATTGTTGCTGAATTAGCTGAAGAAGTTACTACTGATAATGCAGATACAGATGATGCAGCCTTAAATGCTGATTATAGTTTTCTAGCTGAAGAAGGTGAGGAAGTAGAAGAAGCTAAGAAAAAAGATAAAGAAGCTGATGTAGAAGACGTTGAAGTAACTGATACTGACGTTGAAGATGTTTCTATGGAAGACGAAATTCCTGCTGAAGAAGCACCTGCTGCTGATGGCGGAATCGAAGACTTAGCAGCTGATATGAAAGGTACAGAAGCAGATCTTATGGACCATTTAATGAAAGCATTCCAGATTGCCAAAGGAATGCAAAATGAAAAACTTGAAACACAAGTAGGAAATACACTGAAATTCTTCGTTAGCGAATATATCGGTGGAGGTGAGCAATAATTAAATCTATAATAAATCAAATCTATGAACACAACAGAAATTTTAAACGCAATCAAAGAAGAATTAGTTACATTAGAGGCTGAACATGGTAAAACATCTAAAGCAGCTCGTGGACGCGCACGTAGCGCAGCTAATTCAATTAAAAAATTGGCAGCTGAATTTAAAAAGACTTCAACTGCTGAAGACAAAGCTTAACAATGAAACTACACGAGGCATTTTCACCGGAGGAGTCTAATAAAATATATTCAAACTTTTTGGCAATCGTAAATGATCCAAAACGTAGAGATAAATTAGTTAGAAAACATGGTGCAAATGCCGAGAATGTAGCTTATGGTACTGCTGTTAATCAAGTGAAACGAAAAGCAGCTAATACAATTGAAGAACCCCAACCTGAAGAAACAATGGAAGATTCTAAATTAAAAGAAATGGTTATTGATGCTTTAACTGAAAAGAAAAAATCATTCCCTGATTTGACCGGAGACGGTAAAGTAACTAAAGCCGATATTTTAAAAGCACGTGGTGTTGAATTAGATGAAGATTTAGATCTAGGTCATCAAGATAATGAACCACATATGCTTAAAGCTGATCTGTATCGTATTGGAAAATATGCTATGGAACTTTACAAAATGGTTGATCAGTTTGAAGGTGAACAAGAAGTTGACTTCCCACACTGGTGGCAAGCAAAAATTATTGAAGCCAAAGACATGCTAGTTTCAGCTAAACATTATCTTGATTTTGAAACAAAAGAATCTCAATTAGATGCTATGGTAGACGTAGCTTCAGAAGAAGGTGCTATTGACGAAAAATTAAAACCTTCTATGGGTGCAGGTGAATATGTTAAAGATTTTAGAACATCTAAAGCACCTCAATTTAAAGGTAAATCAAAAGCGAAAAAAAGTAAAATGGCTGTAGCTGCTTATTTATCTGCTAAAGATAAAATTAAAGAAACTATTTTAGCTAAACTTAAAAATAAATAATGGATAGCAACGAACTTAAAAATAGACTTAAGGTATTAGTTAAGCAAGTGTACTCCAATAGGACAGTTACACCTGAAGAAGCCGTTCAATATGATGAACTAACAAAATTCCCTGAGCTAAAAGCAGTTATCGTTGACCTATTAACCCCAGAATATGATAGCTTTTTAGCTTCAATTGATTGGGTTGCTCCTCGTCCTACTACATTCCGTATCAACTTAAAAAACGATCAATCATTTTATTTGATATATGGTAAACGTAGTTGGGTTGCTCAAGTAGCAGGCAAAAAATATTATTTACTCAATTTACCTGAAGAAGAAAGAGCATCAGAAGCGATTGCAAATCTTTTACGTTTTGGGGCTAAAGCAGCAGCTGAAGAAACAGGAGCAGGAATTGATAGTCTTGAAACTCCAGCTGAAACTCCATCTGAAACACCACCAATCGAAACACCAGAAGAAACACCAGCATAATGGATATTTTAGAAAAATTCATTCGAAATATAGCTTACAAATTCCCTAAAGGATATCCTGACATGAATGATGATCAGGATATTTTGTTGATGGAAAACGAATTGAAAAAATTAGGTATTGACTTAACAGAAAGCTCATTGTCCCCAAAAGAATTAGAAAAACCATACCCACCTAGAAATGAATTTTCAGGTAAATATGCTGACCGAGGTGAAAGATTTTTAGAGAAAATATTACAAGGTAGCGAATTTGAATTAAATGACGGTTCTACTATTGTAATTGATCCTAAAGCATCTGCTGAATTAGTAGATGCTCTTAAAAAGAAACAATATAGTATTTTAAATAAAGGTGCTAAAGTAATAATTGGTAATGATGGTAAAGCATATGGTATAGCATCATTTAAGAAAACTGAAGAATTTGGTAGTGGAGCTGGACAAGGTGGTGGAGCCGCTAGTACAGCTGTTCAAGAATCATCTCAAAGTGTAGTTAATTCAATAGCATATAAAATAAAAAAAGGAAATATTACAGCAGAAGATTTAACTGATGCAAATATTGACAAAGCATACGAATTAAGTGATGTATCTAGCACATTAGAAGAAGTTAAAGACTTTATCAAAAACCAAAAAAGTTGGACAAACACATTTGTTTCATCTGCTAACATATTACTAGCTAACTTCCAAAACCCAAATTTCCAACAACATAGAGGCTCTGAATTTGTAAATAAAATTTACGGAGCATTTGCTGTTGCTAAAAAAGAAGCAGGTTTATCTATGCAATCTGATAAATGGAATCCTGCAGATATTTGGATGGTAGATACTTCTATTTTAGGAATGGAATTTCCAACTGAACTAACCGAATTAAACGCTACATTAACTGATTTATATTCAAGTAATAAATTAATCGGAGTATCACTTAAAAAAACAGGTGCCGAAGCAAAATTAGGTACATATAATCTAAGTGCCGAAGATAGAGCAGGATACACTTACGAAGGATCCGATTCTAGACCTACCAATAACAATACAGTAATTCTATACAATGATGGTTCTATTACCTTTAGAACATTTAATTTTGCAGGTAACTTTGCAGGTGAAATAAAAGGTAAAACTGCATCTCATGGTAAAATAGGACAAGGTGCTATAAATGATATTTTAAGAGCATTTAAAATCGATCCATTACCTGCAGCCGCTGAAGTACAAACTAAATTTAAAGCAAAAGATCCTGACTTGTTAGATAATTTCTATAGTAATTACGTTAAAATTGTTGGAAATCTTCCAAGAGAAGAATTTGACAAAATAGTAGATGAAAAAGATTTAAACTGGTTAGTTTCCAAATATCTATCCACCAGCTTAGCAGCAAAAATTGAAGCCCAACCTGATAATATTCAAAATGAAATTATTTCAGATATCATTCGATATGCTTCATCCGCAACAAATTCTAGTTCAGTATTTGCTAAAATATCATAATATTTATTATCATGGATAAAGCACGTTTAAAACAACTTATTAAAGAAGTACTATCTACCCCTCCTAAAGAAAAATGTGATTGTGGTTGTGGTGGTTGTGACGGCTCAAGTAATTCTGGTGTTACACTAAATGAAAGTTTAGTTAAAAAAGATATATTATCGAAAAATCTGCGATACCACGTTGATAAACAACTCCCACTTACCGAAAACACGTTCCGATATGGTTCCGAATCATTCCTTAATTTATGGGCAGAAGCTCGTTCATTATATTTACGTGAAATTATTCATGTAAACGAAGATGATAAACAGATTCTTGAAGAAACTGATTTAGGTAACTTTGGTTTATATGAAAATCAAAGAGTAGCTTTAGATATGCTTATGTTGGAGGAAGATGAAGAAGAACTAAACATAGGAGATATTATTGAAATTAACCCTAAAGAATTTCCTAACTTTGAATTTCCATACGGTACTGAAGGCGAAATTGAAGATATAAACAAAGCAGATTACGCTAGTGACGATTTAGTCTATACCGTTAAAATCAAATATATTGATAGTCAAGGAGATGAAGCTAATACTTTACATATTGAAAATTCATCTCAATACCTAGACGAAAACTCCCCAGCATATAAAGGCCCTGAAGGATATGACGATTCATGTGATTGTTATCCTGAGGATAAACTTGAAGAAGCTGAAGATAAAAAGAAAAATCCACCACTTGGAAAACCAAAACGTGGAGGATCTAAAAAATTCTATGTTTACGTAAAAAATCCTAAAACTAAAAAAATTAAAAAAGTTAGTTTTGGAGACACATCTGGTTTATCAGCTAAAATAAACAACCCAGAAGCACGTAGAGCATTTGCTGCACGTCACGATTGTAAAAATAAAACAGATAAAACCAAAGCATCTTATTGGTCATGTCGTTTACCTCGATATGCTAAATTACTTGGATTAAAATCATCTTTTTCAGGATTCTGGTGATGGATAGATTACAGAAACTTATTAACGAAGTTCTTGAAGAACAAAAAAGCAAACGTGACAGATGTTTACGTATTGCTGACCGTAAGTTTGATAAACCATCGGCTTACAAATCCGGTGCTGTAGTTAGATGCCGTAAAGGTAATATTTGGAAAGGTATTAAAGAAGAAGTAATTCGAGAAAAAGCTAAAGAAACTCTCCGCACTTGGTTCAAACGTAAAGGTGCACCTGGTAAAAAAGGTGGATGGGTAGATTGCAATACTTGCCGTGAAGTAGACGGTAAAATAAAATGTAAAGCATGCGGCAGAGAAAAAGGAGAAAAACGTTCAAAATATCCTTCATGTCGCCCTACAGCAGCACAATGTAAAACACCTGGTAAAGGTACTAAATGGGGAAAAACAAAATGATTAAACTACTTGAAATATTAAGCGAAGCTGAATCAAATAAATGTCCTATTCCAACTCAAAATATAGAGTTAAATTTGCAAAATAGACAAAAAGCAATTAATGAATATGGGTATGGGCCTTTAAACCCAAATGAACCAAATGAAAAATTTTGGCAATCCAAAGCAGATATGTGGCAACTTGATTCAGTAGAAGAAGCTAAAACTTCACGTTGTGGTAATTGTGCTGCATTTGATGTTACAACAAAAACTTTAGATTGCATAGCTAAAGGAATAGGTGATGATGAAGGTACAGAAGATCCATTTGACGTTATTAAAGCTGGAAAATTAGGATATTGTAGAATGCTTAAATTTAAATGTGCTGCTGCTCGAACTTGTGATGCTTGGGTTGTTGGTGGTCCAATTACAGATGACAAAACCATATAACGACATAGAAGTTACTGACAAATATATTATTCGTGAATTTAACGAAAATATAGACCCAATAGAACTTATGTGGCACCGTGATGATGAAGATAGAACCGTTGAAATTTTAAATGAAACAGATTGGCAACTTCAGCTAGATAATAGCTTGCCTACTTCATTAAAAGAACGTATATTTATACCAAGACACGAATGGCATCGTGTAATAAAAGGAACAGGAACACTCAAGTTAAAAATACATAAATCATGAAATTAGATAACTTAAAAGAATTAGTAAAAGAAGAACTTAAACGTGCTTTAAATGAAGAAGGTGATGAAATTTCATCTATTAAAACTTTAGAGGATGCTATAGCTTTTTTAAATAACAACAAACAAAAAATTCTCCAAATTGCAGATAAACATGCTGGGGATGTTCAAAAAATGCAACATGATATTGATGTATTTCTTCAACCATACCTTATAGACACTCCCGAATTTATAGCTAACAAAATCAAAGCAGCTATCGGTGGTGCTATTAGTAAAAGAAACATTAAAAACACACCAGAACTTTCCCAAACATACGATAAACTAAAAAACGTAAAAGGATTTGTAGGATAAAAATTTATAGACAGATTCATAGCCTGTCGACTTAAAAAAATTAATAGAGATCTGTGGCCTCCTTTGGGAGGCCACTTTTTATTTCGTATATTTAAACATAAAATAGATTATGGACAAAAAAATAGTAATAGTAGGAGCAGGCGTTGCCGGTGTCAACGCTGCAACAAAGTTAGTGGATAATGGATATCCTGGAGAATTAATCACAATCATTGATATGGGTAAAGATCCATATAAACGTTTACCTGAAGAAGTAATGACAGGTTTTTTAGGTGCTGGAGGTTGGTCTGATGGTAAATTAACTTACCACACAGCAATTGGAGGCCAATTGTCAAAATATACAGGCGAGGATAAAGCAATGGAATTGATGGATCAAGTGATTACCAATTTCAAACGTTTTCACCCTAAACCTGAAGAAGTACAATGTTCAAATCCTGTTGAGGAACCTGAATTTATTAAACCATATTTCGGTTTACGTTTATTCCCAGTATGGCATGTAGGAACAGATTATTTATCTGAAATTGCTAAAAATTGGTACGATTATTTAGTTGATAATGGAGTTGATTTTAGATGGGAAACTAAAGTAACATCTATTAACTTCAAAAATAATCATGTATCGTGTGATATTTTAAATAGTGAATTAGGACTCCAGTTAGATTATGATGAGCTTATTTTTGGTGTAGGTAAATCAGGTATTGATTTCGCTCAACAATTAGCCCAAGAATATGAATTACCAGATGAACCTAAATCAGTACAAATTGGAGTTCGATTTGAGGCACCACAAGAACATTTCCAAAAACTAATTGATATTTCATATGACTTTAAGTTATATAGAAAATTTGATGATGAAGGAGTATCGTTACGTTCATTCTGTACAAATAATAATGCTGCTTATGTTGCTGTAGAAGAAACATATGGAGATCACAGTTACAATGGTCACGCTAAAAAAGACGAAGCATATAGAAACAATATGACTAACTTTGGTATATTAATGGAAATTAATGGTATTGAAGATCCATTTACTTGGTCACGTGATGTAGTAAATAAAGTACAGGCAAACGGAACTGGTTTGTATTATAGCCCATCTCGTACACCATCAACTACATCTGAAGGTAATAATGTAACTTCAACACAAATCAGTTTAGATACACTTACTCATGTTGTAGAACCTGCAATGGGTGGTTATTTCAAATACGTTATGGACTTTATCATGGATATGAAAAAAGTATTCCCTACACTTGGAGACGATTGGGGAATGTATATTCCTGAAGTAAAATATTTGTCACCTGAGGTAAAAGTAGATTATAGTAATCTTAGTCTAATCGATTATCCTAACGTACATTTCGTAGGTGATGCTTTAAGTGCACGTGGTATTACAGTGTCGGGAGCGCAAGCAATTTATGTAGCAGAAAGTTTTTTAAAATAAAAGTTATGAAAATAGGATTTACAGGAACAATGTCAGTTGGTAAAACAACATTAGTTAATGCATTAAAGGAATTACCTGAATTTGCTGAATATGAGTTTAGAACTGAGCGTTCAAAATATTTACGTGATATGGGTATTCCATTGAATACTGATTCAACATTAAAAGGTCAAATTATTTTCTTTGCTGAACGTTCAAGTGAATTATTTCACAATGATATGATTACTGATCGTACTGTGATTGATGTAATGGCGTTTACGCGTTTAGCTAAATCGATTCCATATTTTATGGCAGACGCATTGAATGATGCTGTATCGCATTTAATACGCGAATATGATTATATTTTTTATATTTCACCTGAAGGTGTAGAATTAGAAGATAATGGTGTTCGTACTATAGATGCAAAGTATAGAAATGAAATTGATAAAGAAATTCAAAAGTTGATTTTGAAACATAAAAGTAAATTTAAATCATATCATGAATTATCGGGTACTACCGAGGAGAGAATTGAGAAAATTAAACAAGTAATGTCCCTTTAATATTTATCAATAAACTACAAAATGAAAAAAGATCGTTTACTTGAAATTATACGTGAAGAAATCAACGAAGCATTAAATGTACTAATAACCAATAAAAAAGGTGAAACTACCACAATGCCATATAATACTCCAGATGAAAAAAAATCAGTAATGAATCTTAAACAAGATAATAACATTACAAATATTGAAACTACTGCGGGTCAAAATATTAAAGAGGAAGAAAAAGTAAAAAAATTAGCTGAAAAATACCAACTTGATGAAGAAACCATCAATGAAATGGCTAGTATTAAACAGTTAAAAAGTGAATTAGCAAGACAAGGAAAAGAAGCTGAATTGAAAGCTGTTGCTGATGCCGAACGTGCTGCTTTAGATACTTTAAAAGCAGACCCTACAATTACCCCAGACGGGCGATTAAAAGGATATGTTCCTACACTTAAAAAAGAATTGTTAAATACACACAATATTAAATTACAAGATTTATTATCTAAAGTAGCTGGAAAAGCTGAAGATGATGGTGTGAAATTTAGCAGTGATATCGCTACTAACACTATTGAAAAAGATGCTGCTAATCAATTAACCGGAAAAGAAGCTGGTCAACGTGGTAGAAAAGCAACTGAAAAACCAGCTAAAGCAGAAAAAGCACCTAAAGTAGAACCTAAAAAATCAGAATCTACAGATGACGAAGATGTGGAAGCGGTAAAAGCAGCAGGTAGCGACGAAACAGCAAAAGAATTAGGTAGCACACCTGAAGAAAAAAAAGTAAAATTCAACCAATTTCTAGCATCCGTTAAGAAAAATAAAGACGATAAAGCTAAAATTGATGGTATTTTAAAATTAGCAAAAGATAAATTTAAATTTGCTAAAACAATGATGGATGATTTAAAACGTGCTGCTGGTAGAGAAGTAGAAGCGTAATGAAAGATAAAACATTTAAAATAAAGTTATCCCATCTTATCATAGGTGGGATACTTTTATTGTTACTTATATTTTTAGTTAAATGTAAACCTACTACTACCTTAACCGTAGACAAATACGCTAAAGAAAAAAAAGAAATTGATAGTTTACAACACAATATTTTCTTGTTAAAAGAAGGTCAACGTATACTAACTAACAATGTTAATAAACAAGTTATAGTAATTGATTCATTAGAAGAAGAAATCATTATCACAGAAAAAGAGCTAACACAAACACGCACATACTATGGCAACAAAATTAAGGATCTTACTAGTGCTTCTGATACTGAGCTTGAACAGTTTTTCACAAATCGATACCAATAGAATCTGTTTCTCGTATAGTAAAGCAAAATCAATCGCTCTTGATTTAGTCAAAGGTGATTCTGCTATTGCTGAACTTAAATTAGCCAATAAATTGATTTGGCAATTAAATGAAAAAAGCGATGCTCAAGATAGTTTAGTTACTTTATATATAGATAAAGAACAAAATTACATGGGACAGATAGCAAATTATGATCAAATCCTTTTAAAACAAGAATCAATCATAACAGGTCTTGAAAGTGATGTTAAAACACTAACTCGCAAAAACGATATCCTTAAAAAAGGACTTAAATGGTTAGGTGGAGGATTCATGGCTTCCCTACTATCTGTTGTTACATTGGTAACAATTAAATAATGGAAGAAAGAAATTTAAAACAGGTAATCCGAGAGGAATATATAAAGTGTGCCCAATCACCGGCTTACTTTATGAAAAAATACTGCTACATCCAGCACCCAAAACGCGGACGTATTCAGTTTAACCTGTACCCATTCCAGGAAAAAGTACTTACATTATTTCAAGAAAATCCTTACTCAATAGTACTTAAATCTAGACAGTTAGGTATCTCAACATTAGCAGCAGGTTATTCACTTTGGTTAATGTTATTCCATGAAGATAAAAACGTGCTATGTATTGCAACTAAACAGGAAACCGCTAAAAACATGGTTACCAAAGTTAAGTTTATGTACGATAGCTTACCTTCATGGTTAAAAGAAAAAGACAAACCCCAAGAGTTTAGTAAATTAACCCTCCGATTAAATAACGGATCTCAAATTAAAGCCACTTCAGCATCAAGTGATGCAGGTCGTTCAGAAGCCGTTACTTTACTAATAATCGATGAGGCCGCCTTCATCCATAACATCGGTGAGATATGGGCATCAGCTCAACAAACCTTAGCTACTGGTGGGGGTTGTATAGCATTATCTACTCCATATGGTACAGGTAACTGGTTCCACCAAACATGGGTTAATGCAGAAATGGGTGAGAATAGTTTCTTACCAATTAGATTACCATGGGAAGTTCACCCTGAACGTGACCAAACATGGAGAGATCAACAAGATAAAGATTTAGGTATTCGTATGGCAGCACAGGAATGTGACTGTGACTTTACAACTTCTGGTGATACAGTATTCCAACCAGAAGATATTGTGTTTTACGAACAATTTCAAATACAAGACCCTCTAGAAAAACGTGGTATAGACCAAAACTTATGGATTTGGGAACCAGCGGATTATTCAAGGAACTATCTGATAGTAGCTGACGTAGCGCGTGGCGATGGTAAGGATAATTCGGCGTTTCACATTATAGATGTTGAATCATTCACTCAGGTAGGTGAATATAAGGGACAAATCAGTACTAAGGATTATGGACATCTATTAGTTAGCATTGCAACGGAATATAATAATGCACTACTAGCAGTCGAAAATCAAAGTGTAGGTTGGTCTACTGTACAAACCATTTTGGATAGAGGTTATCAAAACTTTTACTACTCCCCTAAAGGTGGAGTTAACAATACAGATTCTTTCTTTGATCCATATATGGATGTAAGCAAGATGACACCAGGATTTACAATGTCTTCAACGACTCGTCCTATAGCAATTGGTAAATTCCAAGAAGCTGTTATGGATAAAGGAGTTGTTTTCCGCTCTAATCGATTATTAGAGGAAATGAAAGTATTTATATGGAGAAACGGTAGAGCAGAAGCGCAAGCAGGTTACAATGATGACCTGATGATGGCATTTGCTATTGGTTGTTACTTACGTGATACTGCTTTCAAATTAAGACAAAGTAATATGGATATGACTAAAAGCATGCTTAATGGAATTGCTGGTAATACTTCAAAATATTCCGGTGGCTATACAAATGGGCCTTCGTATGCTGATAAGTATAATAATAACCCATATCAAATAGATAACCCTTACTCAAATGGCAAAGAAGATATTTCTTGGCTTTTATAAATTAAAACATGGCAAATACAGGACTATTTAGTAGACTACAACGATTATTTTCAACAGATGTAATCATCCGAAACGAAGGAGGATCAAAGTTGAAAGTAATGGATGTTAATAAAATCCAAGTTTCGGGTGAATACGAAACAAATGCACTAATCGATAGGTTCAATAGAATCTACACTAACTCACACACATCAATTTATGGTTACCAAAGCAGTTTTAATTACCAAACTTTACGCCCCACACTTTATTCCGAATACGATGCAATGGATACAGATGCTATCGTTGCTTCTGCCTTAGACATTATTGCTGACGAAAGTACATTACGTAATGATATGGGAGAAGTACTTCAAATCCGTAGTTCGGATGAAGATGTACAACAAATTCTATATAACTTATTTTATGATGTATTAAACGTTGAATTTAACCTATGGCCTTGGATTCGTAACATGTTGAAATATGGTGATTTTTTCTTAAAATTAGAAATTGCTGAAAAATTCGGTGTATATGGAGTAATTCCTTACAACGCATTCCATATCGAAAGACAAGACGGATATGACAGAGACCATCCAGCTTCTGTAAGATTTAGATTTGACCCAGATGGAATTTCTTCTCCTTCAGATTACGGTTACTACAATGTACCAAACGCTGGTGGACAAGCTAACTCAATTTATTTTGACAACTATGAAATGTCGCATTTCCGTTTGTTAACGGATACTAACTTCTTACCTTACGGTAGATCTTATTTGGAACCAGGACGTAAATTGTTTAAACAATATACGATGATGGAAGATGCGATGTTGATTCACAGAATTGTTCGTGCGCCTGAAAAACGTATATTCTACATCAACGTTGGTAATATTGCACCTGCTGAAGTAGAAAATTTCATGCAGAAAACAATTTCTAAAATGAAACGTACTCCATATATTGATCAACAAACAGGTGATTATAACTTGAAGTACAACATGCAAAACTTACTTGAGGATTTCTATATCCCGGTTCGTGGAAATGATCAAGCAACTAAAATTGATAACTTAGGTGGTTTACAATACGATGGAATCCAGGATGTTGAATACTTAAGAGATAAATTATTTGCTGCCCTTAAGGTGCCTAAAGCATTTATGGGTTACGAAAAAGATTTGACAGGTAAAGCTACATTAGCCGCTGAAGACATCAGATTCGCACGCACAATTGAACGCATTCAACGAATTGTAGTATCTGAGTTGACTAAGATAGCATTGGTTCACTTATACGCTCAAGGTTATACCGATGAATCATTGACAAACTTTGAATTATCGTTAACTACTCCTTCTATCATTTACGATCAAGAAAGAATCGCGTTGATGAAAGAAAAAGTTGAATTAGCTAACTCGATGATGGAAGCTAAATTATTACCTACTGACTATATCTATGAAAATATCTTCCACTTAAGTGAAGATCAATACGATGAATATAGAAACTTAATTGCTGAAGATGCTAAACGCAAATTCCGATTAGCTCAAATTGAAAACGAAGGTAATGATCCACTTGAAACAGGAAAATCATATGGTACTCCACACGATTTAGCAGCGCTATATGGTAGAGGTAGATACGATGCAGGTGAAGTACCTGTTGGATATGATGAAGAAGCTGAATTAGGAAGACCTGAAGAAAAAGTAACTGATAGAGGTACTCAAGACAATGCTTTGGGTAAAGATAGAATCGGATCTGTAGGTATGAAAAAAGATGGAGATGAATCAGATTCAATAAAACCTAAATTTCAAGGCGGTTCACCTTTAGCGCTAGAGACGAAAACTAAACGAAATCCTAACTCAAGAATGTTCAATGATATTAAAAATCAGAAAAAACAAATGATTTTTGAATCGGATATTAAAGGAAACTCGTTATTAGATGAGTCACAGATACGAGAGTAAAAAAACTTCATATATTTATAAATAAACAAATATAACAGAATGCAAGTTAAACATTCAAAGTATAAAAATACTGGTATCCTTTTCGAACTATTAGTTCGTCAAATCACCACAGATACATTAGATGGTAAGGATTCACCGGCTAAAGATATACTAAAAAAATATTTCGTTAAAACGGAATTGGGTCGTGAGTACAAGTTATATGAAACGTTATTGAAAAAAACATCGTTAACTGAAGCTAAAGCAAATATTGTTGTTAGTACATTAACTGAATCTTCACTTACCTTAAATAGAGGGGTTATTAAACGTCAAAAATATAATCTGATTAGCGAAATCCAAAAACATTATGATTTAAATGAATTTTTTAATCATAAGCTTCCTAATTATAAAGTATTTGCTGCGTTTTATACGTTGTTAGAAATTACTAACACACCTAAAAACGCTGACCTTGACCAAACGATCAACAATAAAGTGACTATTTTAGAACACTTAACTGCTGCTCAAATTACAGAAGGTAAAGTACGTGATGAAGTGATGGATGAATTCAATAATGTTGATAAAGATGTACGTTTATTAGCTTATAAAATGCTTTTAGAAAGTTTCAATACTAAATACGATACATTACATACTAAACAAAAAGAAATTCTTAAAGAGTATATTACTTCAATTGATAATACTTCTCGTTTAAAAGAATTCTATACTAATAAAATTAATGAAATTAAAGAAACATTAACTTCATTAAATGAAAATACTAAAAACGAAGTTACCAAAATCAAAATCAACGAAATTATTAATATCATTACCATTCCAGCTAAAAATGCTAAGATAAATGATGATAATCTAGTTGATTTGTTACAATATTACGATTTAATTAATGAATTAGAAACTGTAAATGTCTAAACTTAAAGAAATAATTCGTAAAAAACTTAAAGAAGTAAGCGCTACCGGAATGGGTGGCGCTACTGCTATTCCTGGTGAAGGTATAGGAATGGCTACTAAATATGCCTTTAAAAAAACTAAAATTAAAGAAGGACCTGGAGCTACTTTAGGTATGGGTCCAAGTGCTGGTTCCGAAGGTGTAAAAGATAATGCTTACGTAAAGCAATTTAAATATAAACTAGTACCTAAAAAAATTAAAGGATCTGGTTTAGAAGTTAAACAACTTTGGGAAGAAGATATACTAAACGAAGTAAATGAATTTCAACAAAAACGTTTAGATGCATTAGATGAAATTGAAACATTAATGAATGAAATAGGTCCATTAATTTCAAACGCTAAAAACGAAACAATTGAACTATATAGCGGAAACGCAGGTTCGTATGACATAACAAAACCAATTGAAATGGTAAAGAGTTATCTCCAAGACATAAAACAACTATTATCAGAAAAATAATGAAAAAGACACTACAAGATCAGTATTTGTTAATTAAAGAAGGTAAAGGACACAAAGGTGTTTTTTTAACTGAAGCAAAACGTCAATTCCCTAATATCGTTCGTAACGCAGCTACATTTGATGAAGCCGCAGCATCTCTTATTACTAAAAACATTATTACAGAAAATGTAATTGGTTTATCGGTAGTTGCTGGATATGAGCCTAAGAAAAAAGAATCATACGAAACCGCATTTGAAAATTTCTTAGCAGAGGCTGCTAAAAAGAAAGAAAATGAAGACGAAAAAGTAAAAGCTGAAGAGAAAAAAGTATCTAAAAAAGTTGAAGAAGATGCTTCCCATAACTTCAATAATTCAGATGAAAAAAATCCTGATAATATGATCTTTGGTCAAATTATGATGGGTTATTATGCTGAAATGAAAGATCCTAAAAATGCTGATAAAACGATGCAAGAATTAAAAGACATCGTATTTAAAAATTTATCAAAAGACCCAATTTACTATACAAAAGATGGTCAATTCGGAGTTAAAGATTTAGGATATACAACTGAAGCGCCTGCTTTAGGTGAACCAAAAGAAGCTAAAGGAAAATACAAATCATCAGGATATGGTGATTTAAAAGAAGGTGTAGAGAAATTTATGTCTGATGTTAAAGATGCTGTAACTAAAAAAGGTGATAGCAAATTTACACCTGAAGAAATTAAAGCTAAATTAAAAAAGAAACGCGAAGAAGAACTTGATCGTAGAAAAAAAGCAGGTGAATCACTTGAAGAAATTACATTACGTGAAGTAATTCAAAATATGATTGATGAAGAATTAAATAGAGACGAATATAAAGATGCTTTATTTAAAATGGAACAACCACATTTAAATGATAAAGAAGCATTAGATAATATTCAACAAATATATAAATCCCATATTGCTGGATTAAATTCAATTAGTCAAGATTTAAAAGAAGGTGTAGAAAAAGATTTAGCTGCTATTAATAAAGAAGCAGAACATGAAGTTCTACAATCTAAATTAGAAAAAATTCAAGCACTTATCGACAAAAAACAATCCCAACTAACCAAATTAGATGAGGATGAAGATATGAAAAATCTTACTGACGATAAAAAAGTTAAAGAAATTTCAAAAGACATTAAAGCTCTAGAAAAAGCAAAAGCTAAATTAGAAAAATTGATGGGTAAAAAAGGTGGTAAAGCTAAAAAAGTAGAAGTCATTGATGAGATGGATAATGCTGAAGAAGCTGTAGCTGACATTGCTCCTGAATATATTGAAGATGCTGATAAAAGATTAAGAGCTGGAGAAGAAATTGATTCAATTCTTAGCAACTATCAAAATTTATCATTTGATGATAGAAATCATTTAAGAAATTACCTTGACTGGAAACAATCCTCAGACATTGGACAAAGTGAAGAATTAGGAGCTGAAGACCAATACTAAGATGAATAAACAACTACTAATAGAAACCAGACATTTCAGTCCAAAACCACTTACGTTATTGGAAGGAATGAAAACCAACGGAAATGTTTTCGTTGAAGGAATATTGGCTACAGTTGAAGTTAAAAACGGTAATGGCCGTTATTACCCTAGAGAATTATGGGAACGTGAAATCGACAATTTTGCACGTAAAATCCAAATGAAATCTACTGAGACATGTGGTGAATTAGACCATCCTGACTCGCAAGTAATCAACCTTAAAAACGCATCTCATGCGATACGTGAATTGTATTGGAAAGGTGATGAAATATGGGGTAAAGTAGAAATTTTCTCTGATATGGGTGATTTAGGTACCTCATCTGGTCGTATAGCTGGAGCGTTAGTTAAAAATGGCCTATTGATTGGTATTTCTTCTCGTGGAATGGGTTCATTAAAACAAGTTGGTGAAATAATGGAGGTACAAGATGACTTCGAATTATTAACTTGGGATTTAGTTTCCAACCCATCAAATCCAGATTCATGGATGAAAAACGGTGCGTTAAACGAATCACGTACTACATATTTAGATCCATACGCTAAAACAAACTCACTTATTACCGAAATTTTATGTGCTAAAGGCACGTGTCCTATATTTTAAAATATGCAAACCGGTGAAAAACTAGCCCTCATTTGAGGGCTTTTTTTTTCTTTGTGACTTTGAATATATCAACACATACATATAACCCGAATATGTCACTCCCTCACACTATCATGTGACATCAATTAAATGAATTCTATTACGTTTTATAATAAACGTACTTTCCCAACAAAATTAATTTAGGAAAAATGGCAACAAACAGAGAAATGCTTAAAGAAGCAATCGCTGACGCTAAAGCTGTTAAAGAAACTGCAATAGCAAACGCAAAAGCTGCTCTAGAAGAAGCCTTCGCACCTCAATTGAAATCAATGTTATCAATGAAACTTCAAGAAATGGAATCCGAAGAGGAAGAAATTAAAGAAGCTGGATTTGGAGATTTTGACACTAAAGAAAACACTACATTCAATACAATGGGTGAAAAAGCTTTAGATGAAGAAGAAGACATGACGAATGAAATTGATTTGGAAGAACTTTTAGCGGAGCTAAACGAAGAGGAAGATGTGGAAGAATCTATCAACGAAGCCGAAGAAGAGGAAGAAGACGAAGAGTCTGAAGAATCTGAAGAAGGTGAAGAAGAAGGTGAACCAATCGAACTCGAAGACATGACAGACGAAGATCTAAAAGACATGATCGAAGATGTTATTAAAGACATGATTTCATCCGGAGAACTTGAAGCTGGTCACGAAGGTGGAGAAGGCGAAGAAGAAGGTGAAGAATCAGAAGAAAGCGAAGAAGAAGAAATCGACTTAGCAGAATTATTAAGAGAAATCGAAGAAATGGAAGAACCAGTAGACGAAATCTTTGGAATTAAACCAGGTGCAGTTAGACGTTTAGAAAAGTCAATGCCTGGATTCTTAGACAAAGTTAAAGCTATGGATTCCCCAGAAGAGAAAGCAGCTGCATTAAAAGCAATTGCTGATCCTGCAGGTGAATTCAAACGTGGATTCGAAAGCGCTTCATCTTGGATGAATGATGTATCTTCAATCTTTGACTATGTAGGTGCTAGAAGCCCATTCAAAACCTCAGTAGGTGATACAGGTGTACCATCTCCATCAGGTGCGAATGAAGCTATGAAAGCTGAATTAGACGAAGCTATTTCAACAATCGAAGCTCTTAAGTCTGAATTGAACGAAATCAATTTGTTAAATGCTAAATTGCTTTACACAAATAAAATCTTCAAAGCTAAAAACTTGAATGAAAGTCAAAAAGTGAAAGTGTTAAGTTCTTTTGACAAAGCTAAAAACGTAGGTGAAGTGAAAATGGTATTTGAAACATTAAACGAGGGTATTAAAGTTTCTAAAAACATCATTAAAGAAAACCTAGGTAGTGCTTCTAAAGGAACAATGACGCCTAACGTTAAAAAACCAATCGTAGAGTCAAACGAGGCATTCTTAAGAATGCAAAAATTGGCTGGAATTATTTAATTTTAAACTAAAAACAAAAAACAAAAATGTCAAGTATTAATTCATTACTAGAAAGCGCAGCAAGTGGGTGGAAAAACCTACAAAGCGACGCAGCTCGTATGTCCTCAAAATGGGGTAAAACGGGATTATTAGAAGGATTAGGAAGCGAAGTTGATAAAAACAACATGGCTATGATCCTTGAAAACCAAGCAAAACAATTGGTTGTTGAGCAATCTTCAACTCAAGCAGGAGGTTCAGGATTTACAACTGGAACCGGTGAAAACTGGGCTGGAGTAGCTCTTCCATTGGTACGTAAAGTATTTGGTTCTTTATCAACTAAAGAATTCATGTCTGTACAACCAATGAATTTGCCATCTGGACTTGTATTCTTCTTAGATTTCCAATATGGTGATTCTAACGGTAAAGCAGCTCCTACGGGTCCATTTGGTCCTGGTGGAAATCCTTACGGTGCTACATCTTCAATGTACGGTAACACTAACCCAGGTGTTAATGCTGATGCATCTCAAGGTTTGTATGGTGCAGGTCGTTTTGCATACTCAATCAACCAATTCTCAGCTTCTGTAGCTACAACTCGTACAACTGCTCTTTGGCAAGATGTAGATTATGATACAACTTTATCTGCTTCTATAGCTGCTGGTAATTATTCAAAAGTTACTGTTACTGTTGGTGCTGGTACTAACGCATTACGCCCTGATTTCAAAGGTGTTCGTGCATTCGTATTAGCTTCAGGTTCAGCAACTACTCCTCAAGCTGTACCAGTTGCTAACTTGTTACCTCAATATACAGCTACTGACGGAACTTCTACAGTTTCATTCATATTCTCAGGATCTGCAAGTGGTCCAGGTGGTGGTGTACCAGGTACTGGTTCAGCAACTACAAACAACTCATTGTTCTACAACGTTCAACCAGCTGATAACTACAGAGGTGACTTCGAAGATAGCAATGGTGCTGGTTATCCAAATGCTGATTCTACATCTTCTGATCAATTAGCTATTCCACAGATTAACATCAACATGAAATCTGAAGCTATTGTTGCTAAAACACGTAAATTGAAAGCACAATGGACACCAGAATTTGCTCAAGATTTGAACGCATACCAATCATTGGATGCTGAAGCTGAGTTAACATCTATCATGTCTGAGTACATCGCTCTTGAGATCGACTTAGAAAACTTAGATATGTTGATTCAAGATGCATCTGCTTGGGATGAGTACTGGTCAGCTAAAAACAACAACTATTTGAACGCAGGTAAAACAGCTTGGGCTGATGATGCTGGTTACTACAACACACAAGGTCAGTGGTTCCAAACTTTAGGTACTAAAATGCAGAAAGTTAGTAACAAAATCCACCAGAAAACTCTTCGTGGAGGTGCTAACTTCTTATTATGTTCTCCTTCAGTAGCAACTATCTTGGAATCAATCCCAGGATTTGCTGCAGGATCTGATGGTGATGTAACTAAAGCGTCTTACGCATTTGGTATCCAGAAAGCGGGTCAAATGAATAACCGTTACACAGTTTACAAAAACCCTTACATGACAGAAAACTTGATCTTGATGGGTTATAGAGGAGCTCAATTCCTTGAAACTGGTGCGGTATTTGCTCCATATGTTCCATTAATCATGACACCTCTTGTGTACGATCCAACTACATTTACTCCACGTAAAGGTTTATTGACTCGTTACGCTAAGAAAATGATCCGTCCGGAATTCTTCGGTCGTATCTGGGTTAACGATTTGAACGTAATCTAATCGATAGTAAATGATCGAATGTAAAGAGCCGGACGAAAGTCCGGCTTTTTTATTTTCCCCCCAATATTTATTAGCAAATATAGTTATATGAACGATTTTAATAGAACGCCACAAGCGCAAGAGGTTTTTAAAGCAAAAAGAAAACCTAAAGGTCCAATCAAGTTTGAAATTCAATTAAATGAAGAACAGAAAAGGGCAAAAGAACAAATCCTAAACAATACCGTTACAGTATTAAAAGGTAAAGCAGGTTCTGGTAAATCGCTCTTAGCGGCTAACATAGCACTTGACTTATTATTTAGTAGAGAAATCGAAAAGATTATCATTACTCGACCAACTGTAGTAGCAGGACAAGACATTGGTTTCCTACCAGGAGACGTTAATGAAAAACTGGCCCCATTTACAGCTCCAGTGTATGAAAACATGCATCGATTATATAATAAAGAAAAAATCGAAAAATGTATTTCCGAAGGTGAAATTGAAATAGTTCCTGTATCGTTTATGCGAGGTAGAAACTTTACTAATTGTTTGGTTGTAATTGATGAAGCACAAAACTTAACAGATACACAAACCGAACTATTGTTAACTCGTATTTGTCACGGGTCAAAAATGATATTTTGTGGTGATGCTGCTCAAATTGACTTAAAAGACAGAAAGCAATCAGGATTTGACGTTGTATGTAAGCATATGAAAGATGTTCCTGGATTTGAGGTAATCACATTAGAGAAAAACCATAGACACGAGATTGTAGAGTTTATTTTGGATGTATATAAGAATCTTAGAGCATAAAATGTAAATCAAGGGTTCTATTCATATTTATAACAAAAACCCACAATGGCTAACTTATACATAACAGTTACTGAGGAAATTACTTTAGCTAATAATGAAACTCAAAAAGTAACCACCCCAACAATAATTTCTAATATTAACTATGTTGATACAAGAAATATGAATTGCCCTACAGGATCACAAACATCAATTTTTTCCTTAGGAGCAACCCCAGGTGCTGGTACTTTTGTAACTAGTAGTTTACAATATGCTAGAATAACTAATTTATCAACCTCCACAGTAAAATTATCAATAGAGGCTCCTACAACAGATGTAAGTTTTTTAGTATCTGCTGGTAATTCTTTTTATGTATCTACTAGTAAAATAACAGGTAGTATAGATAATGTTTTTACTTTAGAAGATATCCAAAATGTTTACATTGAATCTTCTGGATCATCTGCTCAAATTGAATATTTTATCGCTACAAACTAATTAACCTATGAATATTCCAATTTGGCCCGGCTCAAGTTCATTCCAACCAGGAGAAACTCCATTTGGTTTTTATGACAATGATTATCAATTTCAAACAGATGCTGATAAATTTGCTAAATTTGCGGCACAACGTTTAGGTTATCCTTTAGTAGAAGTTGAATTACAAAATATTAATTTTTATACTGCTTTAGAAGAGGCAGTTACTACATATGGAAATGAATTGTATGCTTATCAAGTAGCAGAAAATTTATTATCTTTCCAAGGAGCATCAACAACAATCAACCCTGGAAATAACGAACTAGTTGAAGAAAATTTGGCAGCTATAGTACGTTTATCTAATCAATATGGTGAAGAAGCAGGTGTTGGAGGTACTATTACATATCATACAGGATCCATTACCCTAATCCCAGGAGTACAAAATTACGATTTAAAATCTTGGGCAACATCCCAAGGTATTCAAGGTGGTATTGAAATGAAAAGAGTATTTTATGAAGCACCCCCTGCAATCACTCGTTACTTTGACCCATATGCAGGTACAGGTACAGGAATGATGCAAATGATGGACTCATTTGGTTGGGGATCATATTCACCAGCTATTAATTTCATGCTAATGCCTATCAGTTATGATATGCAAAAAATCCAAGCAATTGAATTTAATGACCAAATTAGAAAATCACAATATACATTTGAGTTAGTTAACAACGTATTAAGAATATTTCCAATTCCTCAAGGAGGAGGAATTCGTGAATTACATTTTGAATATATTTTACTTACTGATCGTAATCAACCATATACCGAAAGAAACGGACAAAGTATTATTACCAATGCATCTAACGTCCCATACCAAAACCCAACATATACTGCGATTAACTCGATTGGTCGTCAATGGATATTTGAATATGGATTAGGTATCGTTAAAGAAATTTTAGGCTATGTTAGAGGTAAATACTCTACCATCCCTATCCCAGGATCTGAAGTAACTTTAAATCAAGGTGATTTAATTACTGCTGCAACAAGTGAAAAACAAGCGTTAATTGAACGTTTAAGAGCATATTTTGATACAACTTCCCGCAAAACATTACTTGCTAATAAAGCAGAAGAAGCACAAAGTCAAATGAGTATATTAAATGACGTTCCAATGACAATTTTTATAGGATAATATGGCATTATTTGGCACCCAACGTGACGTTTCCCTAATTAGACACCTTAATCGTGAGTTGTTATGGGATATTATTACTGAACAATGTGTATATTATCAATTTAAAACAGCTGAAACTAAAGTAAACATGTATGGTGAAGCAGCAGGTGCTAAATATTATGGTGAACCTGTTATCTTAAACATGCTTGTTGATAGAGGTGATAACACTTCACCAACAAGTGATATGGGTGTAGATTATGATCGTCCTATGACATTTAAATTCTTTAGAGATGATTTAGTTGATGCTAGTTTAGTGCCTGATGTAGGTGATATCATTATGTGGTATGAAGGATATTGGGAAGTTGAAAACACAAACGCTAACCAATTATTTGTAGGTAAAGACCCAGCATATCCATATAACGAAAATCCACTTAATCCTGGATTAGAAAACTATGGTACCAATTTATCTATTATGTGTGTATGTCATTATGTACCTGCTGATAGAGTTCAAATTACTAAAGAAAGGATATAAGACATGCCATCAGTAAGAAAACCCAATCCAAAATCTCAATTAGAGATCCAAAACGATCAGATAGAACCTTATGTTTTTCCTGATACCGGAGAATCTTATGGTAATCCTAACATACCTTCTAACTTTAACCAATTTACAGCAAACGATCAAAGCGGAATAGATTTTAATCGTTCTGAAAAAATGTCTTTTAAAGACGATCCATCCCTTCCATTTACTGTTGGGTTACAAGATATAGATGAATCCATAATGTATTACTTTCAAAATGTAATTCGACCTACAGTAATACAAAATGGTGTTCGTATTCCGGTTCCTATTATTTATGGTGCACCTGAACGTTGGAAATCTGTATCAAAAGATGGATACTATAAAGATAAAAATGGTGCTATTATGTCTCCTTTAATTATGTTTAAAAGAGATACAATGGATAAAAACCGTTCTCTTACTAATAAACTGGATGCTAATACACCCCATTTATATACATCTTGGGTAAGAACATATAACCCAAAAAATGCATATTCTAATTTTAACGTTCTAACTAACCGCAAACCGGTTAAACAGTTTGTAGTAAATGTAGTACCGGATTATGTTACATTAACTTATAGTTGTGTTATTCAAACATATTATGTAGAACAACTTAATAAAATTATTGAAGCAGTAAACTATGCTTCAGATTCATATTGGGGTGACCCAGAGCGTTTTAAATTTAAATCAACTATTGACTCATATTCTACAGTTGTGGAAATAGGTGATACAACAAACCGTGTTGTAAAAGGTACATTCTCAATCAAATTATTTGGTTATATTGTACCAGACACAATTCAAAAAGAGGTTACAGCTATTAAAAAATATAATAGTAAAGCCCAAGTTATTATTGGTGTTGAAACAGTTAATAATTTAAATAATCTATAATGGCAGCAAAAGCAAAAGGACAAACCGCAGTTTCATTCGTGAGAAAACCTAAAAAGAAAAACCCAGGTGTTCACGCAAAATCAAAATCAAGTAAAAACAAAAACAGTAAAAATTACACTAAAGTGTATGTTTCACAGGGAAAATGATATTTATAATAAATTAAAATTATGCCAATCGTTACAGAACAAAAGTTTTTATCAGAAGAAGAAAAAACAGTACTATTAGAAATTCGTCAAAAAACTCAAGCATTAATTGCTGAATTGGGTGAAATCGAGTTAATTAAATTACAATTAGAAGATCGTCATGATTCTGCTAAAACATTTTTAAGTGAACTCAAAACCAAAGAACAAGAATTTACTAAATCAGTATTCGACAAATATGGTAAAGTTAATGTTAACCCAGAAACCGGTGAAATTACACCAATGGATTAATCTGGATTTAAATACACCATATTTATAATAAAATAACATATTACAATGGCAGAAACAATTGTATCACCTGGTGTATTAGCAATAGAAAATGATCAATCATTTATAACACAACAACCTGTACAAGCAGGTGCCGCTATCGTAGGTCCAACAGTAAAAGGTAAAGTAGGTATTCCTACAATTTGCACAACATATAGTGATTATCTAAATAAATATGGTGCTACTTTTTTAAGTGGAAGTACTACATATACTTATCTTACTTCAATTGCTGCTTACAACTATTTTGCAGGTGGTGGAAACACATTACTTGTTACTCGTGTAGTAAGTGGTAGTACAACCACAGCTTGGACCCCAGCTACTTCATCATTTATATCCTCATCTGCTCATGCAGCCGGTGCCCCTTATAATACTTCAACATTTGTTTTAGAAACATTAGCTGAAGGAGAAATTTTAAACAGTGTAGGTCCTACGGGTTCAAATGGTACACTTTTAAGTGGTTCTGCAGATAATTACAGATGGCAAATTGTTTCTCCTGATACTAATAATGGAACTTTTACACTTGTTATCCGTCAAGGGAATGATTCAAATATTCAAAACTCTATTTTAGAAACTTGGGGTCCACTTTCATTAGATCCATATGCTTCAAACTATATTGAAAAAGTAATTGGTAATCAAATTGAAAATATAGCAATAGATAATGGTGAATACTACATCCAATTATCTGGAAGTTATCAAAACCAATCAGCTTATGTTCGTGTTAAACAAGTAAATCAAACCACACCAAATTATTTCGATAATGTAGGAAACCCTAAAAATGAATTTACTGGATCAATCCCAGTAACTCAAAGTGGTGTATTTGGAGATGCAAAAGGAAGTAATATTCCTACATTTGCTGCTGGAGCGTATTATGAAAATATTTCAAATACTAATGTTCAAGGTTTAAAAGCTAATGATTATACAGAATCTATTTCTTTATTAGCAAATAAGGATGCTTTTAAATATAATTTATTAATTGCTCCTGGTTTAATTGCTGACCCACAATCTTTTAATTTACATAATGCTGTAGTAAATCAAATGATTACAACAGTTCAAGAAAGAGGAGATTCAATGGTAGTAACAGATGTAGTTGGATATGGATCAAATATCACCCCAGTAGTTACTAGTGCACAATCAAAAGATACTTCATATGCTGCGACATATTGGCCTTGGTTACTCACTGTAGATCCTAATACATCTAATTATGTTTGGGTTCCTACAGCTACATTAATTCCTAGAGTATATGCTCAAAACGATGCTATTGCTTATCCTTGGTTTGCACCAGCAGGTGTTAATCGTGGAATAATGACATCTGTTATTAAAACTGAAAGAGTATTAACACAAGGAAATAGAGATACATTATATAAAGCAAACATTAATCCAATCGCAAATATTGCTACAGCTGCTGGATCAGCAATATCAGTATTTGGACAAAAAACATTACAGAAAAAAACAACTGCTTTAGATCGTGTAAATGTACGTCGTTTATTAATTGAACTTAAAAATTATATATCTCAAGTAGCTGATACATTTGTATTTGAACAAAATAATGAAGCAACAAGAAATAGTTTATTATCATTAATTAATCCTTATTTATCACAAGTTCAACAACAACAAGGTTTAACATCATTCCAAGTTATAATTAATGAATCAAATAATACACCTACTACAGTAGATCAAAATCAATTAATAGGCCAAATTTATTTGCAACCAACTAAAACAGCTGAATTCATTATATTAGACTTTAATATATTACCTACAGGTGCAACGTTTCCTGCTTAGTAATATATTTTAAAGAGAATATTCATATTTATAATAAAAAGATAAAATGGCAAATTTTACAACTTCTCCTGGAGTAGCAATTAGCGAAATAGATAACACTTATTTGACAGGACAACCTGTTCAAGCGGGTGCTGCTATTGTAGGCCCAACAGTTAAAGGACCTGTTGAGACACCAACCTTAGTAACCTCTTATTCAGATTACGTAACAAAGTTTGGAGAAACATTTATTAGTGGTGGTCAATCATATTCATATTTAACTTCAATTGCTGCTTATAATTATTTCAATTATGGAGGAACTTCATTATTAGTTGCTCGTGTAGTAACTGCATCAGCTAACTGGGCATCAGCTCAAAGCACAACCATTCCAAATTACTTCACTTCAGCATCATTTGTTTTAGAAACAATTTCTGAAGGAACTATTATGAATAACTCAGGCTCTAATGCTTTAGGAGCTAATGGAACATTAAATTCAGGATCATCTGATAATATTCGTTGGGAAATTACCAATTCAAATACTGGATCAGGAACATTTAATGTTTTAGTTAGACGTGGTAATGATACTGAATCTAATAAAGCAGTATTAGAAGCATGGAATAACTTAACACTTGACCCTAATTCAAATCGTTATATTTCTCAAGTAATTGGTGATCAAGTATTGAATTATAATGCCGCGAATAATCAAATGGAATTATCTGGAAGTTATCCAAATATGTCCCAGTATATTCGTGTTAAAACTGTTAATTACTCAACACCAGATTATTTTGATGCAAACGGTGTAGCAATTAGTGCTTATACAGCTTCAATCCCAGTAAACGGTAGTGGTTCAGAAGGAGGTTCATTTTATAATGCTAGTGGAACAGTAAATAGTACCATCAATTTATATAATAATATTTCAACTAACACTCAAGGATTGATTGGTGCTAGTTACAATAATATGATTGCGTTAATGGGTAATCCTGAAGCTTACCAATTTAATCTTTTATTCACTCCAGGATTATTAAACGATACTCATACCGCTCAAATTACAAATATTATCTCTAATACAATTGCACGAGGTGATAACATGTATGTAATGGATTTAGGAGCATTTGGAACAACAACAACCGGTGCCATAATCCAAGCTCAAACACGTGATACTTCATACGCTGCATCTTATTTCCCTTGGGTTCGAATCATTGACCCATCAACAGGAAAACAAGTATGGGTTCCAGCTTCAACAGTAGTACCAGGTGTATATGCATTTAATGATAAAGTATCAGCTCCATGGTTCGCACCAGCAGGTATTAACAGAGGTGGATTAAGTACAGTATTACAAGCTGAGTTGAAATTAACTCAAGGTAATCGTGATACATTATATGCAAATAATATAAACCCAATTGCAACATTACCTAAACAAGGAGTTGTAGTATACGGACAAAAAACATTACAAAAATCCCAATCAGCTCTTGACCGTGTAAATGTTAGACGTTTGATGATTGAATTAAAAGGATATATTCGTCAAATTGCAGATACAATAGTATTTGAACAAAACAATATCACAACAAGAAATTCATTTATAGCACGTGTTACTCCATATTTAGAAGGAATCCAACAAAAACAAGGACTATATGCTTATAAAGTTGTTATGGATGATACAAATAACGGACCAGCAGTAATTGACCAAAACCAATTAGTAGGACAAATTTATATCCAACCAACACGCACAGCTGAATTTATTTCATTAGATTTCATCCTAATGCCTACAGGAGCTCAATTCCCAGGATAAAAACTAAAAAATATAATATTTATAATAAAACTAAAATAAAATAAGATGCCAATTTTAGATCAAAATCAGATATTTTTCACTCCATTTGAACCAAAACAAAGTAATCGTTTTGTCGTTTCAATCGATGGCGTTCCTGGATACTTAGTTAAAGGAGTTAGTGCAATTTCTGCTACACAAACAGCGGTTGCTCTTAACCATATCAACATTCAACGATATGTAAAAGGAAAAACTATCTGGGGACCTATTACATTTACAATGTACGAATCAATCACTCCATCTGGTGCACAATCAATAATGGAATGGGTACGTTTAGGTCACGAATCAGTAACAGGTAGAGATGGATATTCTGATTTCTATAAAAAAGATATCTACTTCAATGCTGTAGGACCTGTAGGTGATTATGTATCTGAATGGGTAATCAAAGGAGCTGTTATTACAAGCGTTAACTTTGGAGATTACAACTGGGATGATGACGGAACTGTAGTAAACATTACAGTTGAAGTTCAACCAGATTACTGTGTATTGAACTACTAAGAACAAAACAACAAAGAATACGAAAGCTCCAAAGAAATTTGGGGCTTTTACTTTCTTTTCATATATTGGGCTTATGAAAAAATTATTGATATTTCTTTTATTGACTAGTATAGGATACGGTCAATATTGTCCTGCATTAGGACCCGATCAAATATTACCTTGTGGTGTAGGATCAACTACATTAACCGCAGATTTAAGCCAATGTGGAGCGGGTAATAACCCCAATCAAACAACAAACTACACTGTTGCTTCCATACCGTATGTAGCCCAAACCAATACTGGAACATCTGTGTTTATGACAGATGATTCTCAACAAGGACCATTTAATATTGGTTTTAATTTTTGTTTTTTTGGAACGACATATGCCCAATTTTATATTGGATCAAATGGATGGATTTCGTTTAGTGGAGGTCAACCAACAACATTTACAACTCAAACTATCCCAACGGGGAATGCTTTAGTACCTAAAAATTGTATTATGGGACCATGGCAGGATTGGCATCCTGGAATTGGTGGTCAAATTAAATACCAAACAGTAGGTGTAGCTCCATGTAGAAAATTAATTGTAAGTTGGATTGGAGTCCCAATGTTCAGTTGTACTGGAAATCAAGGTACATTCCATATTGTAATTGAAGAATCCACTAACTATATCAGTAACTATATTCAATCAAAACCTTCTTGTACCCAATGGCAAGGTGGAACAGCTATTGAAGGAATCCATAATGCTGCCGGAACCGTTGCAGTAGCAGTACCTGGAAGAAATTCCACAGTTTGGACAGCTACTAATGATGCTTGGAGATGGACCCCTAGTGGACCAGTAGTTACCCCAGTATTAACTTGGTATCAAGTAGGAAATCCTGTAGCTATTGGAACAGGCCCAAGCATTAATGTTTCACCTTTAACACCAACACAATATACTTGTCATTTTGTTTATCCAACTTGTAATGCTGGATGGTCTTCATGTAATGCTGGAACAAGCTTAGGACCTGATACTGTATTAGTTGTACCGGGACCTCCAAATTTACCAAACCCAACTATTTTTAATATTGATCCAACTTGTAATGGAGATTGTGATGGAAGTATCTTTATTTCCCCAAATGGAGGTACAGGAGTTCAATTAATTTCATGGAATGGTCCCCAACTTGGATTTAATCCATCAAGTTTATGTGCTGGTGTATATTCATTTACTCTTACAGACGCTGCTGGATGTACAGTCTCTAATACTGTTACATTAGTAAATCCACCTGTTCCTGTAATTAGCCCTATTACTTATAACGATACTATTTGTTACCAATCACCAATTGAAATCTATTCAGTAACTTCACAACCTGGATACACATATCAATGGTCTTCACTTTCCCAAATCACTTCAGGACAAGGTACAAATACTATAAATGTAGATTGGAGCTCATTCTCTTCAGGTTTTATTCCGGGTGCTATTATGGTAACAGGATATAATCAAAACAATTGTCCTAGTTTACCTGAATCAATTGATTTAATTGTATTTAATATTTTACCTGTAATTGATCCTGCAGGTCCGTTTTGTTCAAATGATGAGTTTTCAACATTAAATGCTACACCTATTGGAGGTGTATTTAGTGGAACAGGAATGATGGGTAATGATTTTTATCCTTTATTTGCTGATACTTTAGACAATTTTATAACTTATACCTATTTGCAAAGTGGATGCTCATTCGATACTACAATTAATATTACTGTTTACGAACAGCCAACTATTACCTCAATTACACCATATAATGAATTCTTTGAACTGTGTGATGGTGATTCTATACCAAGTACATACTCGGTAGTTGCTTCTTTACCCGGTTATAATGAATGGACTATATTGAATAATACCGTCCAAACAGAAACACTAAATATCGCTTGGAACGCGCCCGGAATGTTTGATATTTCGGTAGTACATTATTCAAATGGATGTCCCTCCCCACAACAACAAACAGTAATTACTATTGTACAATGTCCTGAGCTATTATTCTTTGTTCCAAATTCATTCACCCCGGATGGAAACGAACATAATAATTCTTTTAAATGGACTTTTACAAGTGGATTTGATCCTTATAATTTTCATGTAGAAATTTATAATAGGTGGGGAGAAATGATTTATGAAAGTCATGACCCTAATGATTATTGGGATGGAACATATGCTAATATCCCTTGCACCCCAGGATTATACAATTACAAAGTTGATTTTAAAAGTCAAAAAGATGATGGTAAATATGAATTTGTAGGAAGTGTTAATCTTATTAGATAGTACAATATTTATAACAGTATGAAATTAGAAAATCTACGTACGTTAGTAAAAGAAGAATTAAGCAGAAAGCTTAACGAAGAATACCAAGACAAATTCAAAATGGTTGGTATGATTATCACTAACATTAAAAAACGCCCACAGAAAGAAATATTTTCCGACATCCGTTCACTTCCTGGCATTACAGTAGCATCAGCAAAAGAGCCACTTGAATATAGTCAACAGAATACAGAAAAATTTCAAACTATTTTAACTATTAAAGTTGATGGACATCCTTGGATTGTAAAAGGTGGTTTTGATAGATCAAAAATGGAAGAAATACGCAAAGAAATATTGAAGATAGAAGGAGTATTATCATATAACGTAAATTCTGATAATATTACTTCTCTTTAATATATGTATATAAAACAATTAAGTTATAATAAATAAAAATTATGGAAGAATTTAAAACACCAACCGAAAAGGTTGAATTACCCTCAAAAGGTTTAGTTTACCCCCCAGAAAATCCTTTATCACAAGGTTATGTTGAAATGAAATACATGACCGCTAAAGAAGAAGATATTCTTCTTAATGCAAACTATATCAAAAGTGGTACTGCTATCGATAAATTATTGAAATCAATGATTGTAACTCCAATTAACTATGATGATTTAATCACTGGAGATAAAAATGCAATTATGATTGCTTCTCGTATTTTAGGATATGGTTCTGAATATACATTTACATATAATGATGAAGAACATACAGTTGATTTATCCCAATTAGAACCTAAAGAATTAGACGAATCTAAATTCACCGCAGGGGTAAATGAATTTGATTATATATTCCCATTCTCTAAAACAAATATTACATTTAAGTTACTCCAACACCGCGACGAAAATAATATCCAACGCGAATTAGATGGGCTTAAAAAAATCAATAAAGATAATTCACCTGAATTATCCACTCGAATGAAATTTCTTATTACATCAGTTGATGGAAGTAGAGATTCAAAGTTAATTCGAGAGTTTGTAGATAAACATCTCTTAGCACGAGACGCTAAGTCTCTTAGAACATATATTAAAGATTTCCAACCAGACGTAGATCTAACTTTTTTTCCCTCTGGGGAATCGGATAGAGTCTCTATCCCAATTGGGCTTAAGTTTTTTTGGCCTGACTTCGAGTGATTCTTCATCACAAGTAAAATTAGCTATTTATAAGCAAATCCATCAAATTTGCTTTTTTGGAAAAGGAGGATATAGCTGGCCTGTTGTATATAATATGCCAGTTTATCTTCGCCGTTTTATTTTTAATGAAATGAGACAATTCTATGATGAAGAAAAAGCAGCCAATGAAAAAGCTATAAAGAAACCATCCCGCCCCGGTTCACCATCTGAAACCCAAACATTTAATATGGGAGCTCCAACTAAAGGTAAACCACCTGTATCATACCAATAAAAATTGGTATCCCTAATATTTATAATAAAATAATTTAGAATATGGCTGCTAAAGACGATACTGAAGGTTTAAAAAGTGCTGCAGATAAGTTAAAAGGTGACTTTGATAAGATTAATAAATCTTTAAAAGATACTAAGACTCTTCTTAATGATTCCATTTCTCCATTTGAATCTTTAGCTAAAATATCTGAACAATTCCTTTCTCATAAAACAGCCGAAAATAAATTAAGTGCTGAAGAATTAAAAAATTTAGCACTTAAAGTTAAAGCAGAACAAGATAATTTATTTCAATCCCAAAAAGCTTTAAAAGAAAGACAAAAATTTCTTAAAGAAGAATTAAAATCCAATCAACTTAATGCAAAGAGTTATAAAAGCATTACAGAAGAAATTAAACAAAACGCTAAAGCCCAAAGTAATCTCACCAAACAAATCAATCTCACCTCAGGTGAAGTTGAAAATTTAGAAAAAAAACTTCAAAAAGCTGCAAAAACAGCAAAAACTGTAGAATTTGGAAAAAAACTCTCATCAAATCTAGATAAAATATCTACTCCTTTAGATGAGATTCTTAATCCTATGAATCTAATTAATAAAACTATTGGATTTATTGTTAATACTGTTTTAGAGTTCGATCAAAGATTAGGTGATACTGCTAAAAGTATGAATTTAACATACAAAGAAGCAGAAGATTCTAATAGGGCAATGATTAAATTCGCTCTATCAACAGGAGATGCTTTTCTTAATTCACAAAATTTAAATAAAACCGTAGTAGATTTAAATAAAAATTTAGGTACTTCAATAAAATTTGAACAACTTACTGGTGCTCTTAAAGAGGATGTAGCATTAATGTCCAAATTAGAAAACATGGCTGGGTTAACCGCAGAGGAAACCCAAGGAATCCTCCAATATACTTTAGCTACTGGCCAATCAGCAACAAAAGCTACAAAAGATTTAATGGCTAACTACAAAGTAGCAGGTCTTAAACGTGGAGTTGTATTAAATGAAAAAGATGCTTTAAAAGAAATATCCAAATTATCAAATGCTATTAAATTATCCACAGCTGGAGGTGCTGCTGGAATAGCTAAAGCAGCAGCTGCAGCAAAAGCATTAGGATCAGATTTAGGCAAAGTTGATGAGATAGCAGGCAGTATCCTTAATTTTGAAGAATCAATTGAAGCAGAATTAAGTGCAGAATTACTAACTGGTAAAGATTTAAATTTAGAAAAAGCACGTGAAGCTGCTTTAAATAATGACCTAGCAACCCTTTCAGATGAAATTGCTAAAAATGTAGGAAAAGCTGCTGACTTTAACAAAATGAATAGAATCCAACAGGATGCAATTGCAAAATCTGTTGGTATGTCTCGTGAAGAACTAGCAACTACTTTAACTAATCAAGAATCTTTAAAAAATATTGGTGCTTCTTCTGTAGAACAAGCTCGAGAACAATATGATTTAGCGGTAGCACAGGGAAGAGAAAAAGAATTTTTAAATGAATTAGGTAACGAAGAATTAGAAAAACAATTTAAACAACAAAGTAGTCAAGAAATGTTAGTTGAATTGCAAAAACAATCAGCTGATAAAATAATAGACACTATTGCAGGTTTTGATGAATGGAAAAAAAGAATTAAAGATATATATGATGCTTTTATGAAAGTATTTGACAAGTTTGGTGGATTTAAAACACTTATAGCTTCTATAGGTACTATTATGGCATTTAAAATTATTTCATCTTTGGGTAGAGCAGTAGTATTAGGTGCAGCTCAATTAGCATCTGCAGTAGCTTATACTAGAGAAATACGAAAACAACAAGCTCTAAAAACTGGAGAAATTAATAAAGAAGTAGCATTAACAGCCGCTAAAGTTGCGGGTGCTGAAGCCTCTACTTTAGGAGCAGCAACAGTTACAATCCTTGCAGGGATTGGTGCTGTTATGGCATTAGTTGGAAGCCTTACAATGATGAATGATGGTGTCATAGGCCCTTCAGGTGGAAGTGGTCATGGAAATAGAGTAATGTTCGGTCCTGAAGGTGCAATTTCATTCAACAATAAAGATACTATTGTAGCTGGAACTGATTTATTTAAAGCAGATGATATGGTATCTGCTCCTAAAGGTGCAGTTCAAATTTCAAACAATAGCTCATCTAAAGAAATAGCTGAATTAAGAAGCGCAATAATGGCCCTAGCAACTCGACCAGTTGATGTAGCAATTGATGGAACTAAAGTAATTGAAGCTACAACAGGTATGAATCCTAACACACAAGGATTAGAATCTGCTAAAAATAGTTTTAAAATGCAATAATATTTAATATTTATAAACAAAATAATCATGGGAATTTTAACTAAACTTCAAAACCAAGGTTCAGTGTATGCATATGGTGCTAATAGTGCTTCTCCAACTAATGGAAATAATACCCCAAATGGACCACAATCTCCACTAGTAACCCCTCAATCCACATTACATGCGAGTCCTAATGGATCTCCAGGATATTCTTTAAATGGTGCTAATGGAACAACAGTAAATAGTTATTCTAACATATACCAAGATGGTGTACCAAATGCATTACCATCACCATCTACTTTAGACCTGAATGGTACTAACCCGACTCCATATTTATTGAACCCACCTCAATAAGATAATTATGTCTGATGGATTATTAGTTAAATTAACCACACAAGGTTCTCCATATTCAACCAATAATGGACAGAACCCTTATGTTAATCCATTATCTACCAAGCAGTCTACACTTCATTACGATTCTAAAACTAATACTGAAGGTTGGTCTGTTGGAGGGAAATTAACCCCAGCTAAACTGCAAACAATTCAAAATTATACGGCATATAATGATGGAGTATTTAATCCAATCCCATCTCCAACTACTTTAGATATTAATGATCCTGAAGGGGCCGATCCAAACTATAAATTAAAATATACACCAACAGACGGATATGAAAAAAGTAAATTTACTTAAAATATCTACTTAACTAACATATGGGACTTTACCAAATACTTACAGCTCCACAAAATTTTAAATTTTACGCGGAAAAATCTTTTCCGAATGCTAATGCTGTATCTACTGCTAATTTTTTTGGGCAAAAAAGTATTGGATATGGAGACTCTAACCAACCATATGTTAAAATCCCATTTGCTGGCTCAGGCACATCTTTTTCTAAATTAAATGAACCATCAAAAGATTTTCCATGGTTTTTAAATGAATTTGGGAATCTTCCTTTAAATTTTATTAGTGGTATAGGAGGTCAACTTATAAATGGATTTGATTTAACATCTAGTAGCCCATTAAGATATAATTCACGATCTTGGGGCCCTGATTTTTTAACTAGAGGAAACGGTTTTGGATTTATTAGAACATCAGATGATGTATTACGATTAACGAAATATTTTACTGATGATAGAAGTGTTAACGGAAACCTTTTTATAGCTAAACAGAATATTCTTTCAAGAGTTTCTCCAAAAACAGAAGCATCATATGGTCTTTCTTATGGGTTGGGTGCTTTAAATGGAGGTGTCTATACTCCTCTTTCAACCCTAGCACAAGCTGGAATAAGCCTAATAGAAGGACATGTATACAAACAAGGACTTGATCCATTTAATACTATCCCAGGATCGGGTATAAGAACATACCAACAAGCTCTTATCCCTCAACTTGTTGGAGGTATTTTTCCTAGTAAAAACCGCTTAATTAAATTAAGTAGATTATCATATGCAACTGAAAGTGAAGTTGTCGCTTTAAATATAGAATCTCCTTACAATGTATCATCTAATACAAATTATTTTATTTCTTACGGAGGAGGGCCAGATTCATTTTTAGGAATAGGAAAAACTAAACTTAAATACGCTACAGATAATACGGGTGAAGTTCCTCTCCGTACTCTTTCTCAAAAGGGGCCATATTCGTTTAATAATACTTATTGGTCTAGCACATACACTTCAAATCCATTAACATGGGATAGAAAAGATTTAGCCCAAGCAACTTCATCTATATATGATGAATCACCAATAGTAACGGAAGATTTTAGAAAACAATTATTAGATACTTCTACTATTGGTCAACAAACATTTCTTAGCTTATCCCCTAGTTATAAAATAGAAGCTCTTAATACAGGTAATATTGAAAAAAGAACTAATTTTAGAGGAGCGGGGGCTAGAGGAAACTTAAGAAATTTTCAAGCAGGTAAAAAAAGCGTTAATGCTGGAAAAGTCTTAGGCCCTACTGATCTTATCAATGCTTTTCCTATATATCAAGGAACAACACCATCCAATAATGATTTATTAAAGGATATGGTTGATTTTCGTATAGGGATTTATGATAATGATACTATTGGATTAGGTGGTACTATTAAACTTAACTGGATGCACTTTAGGGTTCTTTTAGATGATTTTTCTGATTCATATGGTGCTGATTGGAAAGCAATAAGTTATATGGGTAGAGCAGAAAATTTCTATAAATATGATTCATTTAAAAGAGATATTTCAATTTCATTTACTGTAGCAGCCCAATCAAAACAAGAATTATTACCAATATATAAAAAATTAAATTATTTAGCTTCTTCATTAGCACCTAGTTACTCGGCAAATGGATTTATTCGTGGAAATTTATCCCAAATTACTTTAGGTAATTGGTTATTTGAACAACCTGGATTCATCAGCTCAGTAGATTTATCTATTCCTGATGATTCCCCTTGGGAAATTAATTTACCATTGGATGGAAAAACTGATGAACAAGTTAAACAAGTGCCCCATATGGTTAATGTAAAAATTAAATTTACTCCAATCCATAAATTTAGACCTGAAATTAATAAATTATCAAACCTTCAAGACGCATCTACATTCTCTGAAAACAATATCCTATACAAAAATCCAACATATGGACCTCAAAGATACATTGCCCTTTTGGATAATGAATCTAATGCATACGATACCCCATTAATTGACCCAGCTCAACTAAACCAACAAAATAATCCAGGTGCAGGTCAATCAAATACTCAACAAAACCAAATACCTTATGGTCCACTCAACTACTTAGAATCACTACCTCCCTCTATAGTTGATTTTTCAACAACACCAGAAATCCCACTCCCACAAAATCAATTCACAAATCCTAATTTTCCATATTAACAATAAATTTTTAATTTATGAATCGATATAATGTAGCTCAAGTAGTTAAAACTGTAGAAGATCCAAGAAGAAGATATACAAATATAAAGTATCCTTCAATTTTGCCATCTTCTGCTGATATTTATATATATACGGGTCAAGGAGATAGATATGATACTTTGGCTTTAACATATTATAGTGATACTACGTTATGGTGGGTTATTAGTAGATCAAATCCTTCCCAACCAAACGATACATTATATCCGAATGTTGGAGCTCAAATTAGAATACCTGCCTCTTCTAGAATCCCACAATTAATATCTGCATTCCAGAATTTAAATAGTATTTAAAATTTAAAAAGTTATGGCATTAATAGGAGAACCAATCCCTCAATACGTTCAAAATCAAATACAAGTTCGACAAGCTTCTTATGGTAGTGGTAGTCTTCCTGGTTTCCCAAGAACTGAGGAAATTTTACTCCACCAAAATTCCAATAATGCCTTTATTAAAATGGCATCTGGAGTTTCAATTTCAGCTGAGAAATTATCAGGATCAATGAATAGTTTAGGTTTTGGTGCTTTTGAAGTAGAAGCATTACAGGGGATGGGACTTGCTAAAAACTATGTTTTATTTGGTGGAACTGCTCAAATGGGAACATCCCCATCAGGTGAGGGAGTTCTTCAACAAAAGACTAATTTTTTAGGAAATCAAGGAGCATATGAAGCTACACCTAATTTCGGAATAGTTCCAATGCCAGGCATAGATAGTTTAGAAGTAAAATCACTAAATAGAGGATCATTAAAAAAAGCAACAGTAAAATTGACTGCCCAAACTAGAGATCAACTTGCTATTCTAGATGTTTTATATATGCGTTTAGGATATACTGTTTTAATTGAATGGGGTAATTCTATTTATATGGCTTCTTCTGAACGGGAAACAAAAGATGGAAAAATTGAAGAAGGAAGATTACAACAAATGTATACCTCTATTATAGAAAATAATTCTTTATTTTTTAATGCATCTTGGGAAAAGGGTAAGTCATATCTTGATCTTACAGAACAAATAGCTAAAGCTAGAAAAAATTATGATGGTAATTTTGATGCTTTACTAGGTAAAGTTTCAAATTTTAATTGGACATTTAACCCCGATGGATCATATACTATAGAACTTACTGTTATCAGTTTGGGTGATGTAGTTGAATCTTTAAAAACTAACATTGCCGCTTCATATCAAACGTTAGCATATGTTGATACAAATGACCTTACTTGGGCTACTGAAGGTGAACCTATTGATACCTATAGAAAAGATAACATTATTCTTTCCATGCTCCATGTATTTAGACTACAAAATCTATCCCCTACAGGAGACCCTATTACTATATATACTAAAAAAGGTGATGATTCTCTTCAAAAAAATGCTAAACTTGGAAATTTATTAGTTACAGGACCTCCTAGTATTAGTGGAAGTGATCATTATATAACTGAAACATTATATGTAGGATTTCAAGATAATGGAAAATGGATAGAACCTGGTGATTTAACAAATGAAGCCTATTGGGCCCCGGATGGTCGAGAATTATCACAAGCTGAAGCCCAAACTCGAGCTAATGGTATTGCCGATAATGTTTTAGGTGGTAAATTAGAAGATTATAAAGGATATGGATATAAAGTAGTTGAAAGACCACTAAGTAGTGCTGTTGGTAGTGTTGGTATGACTGCAGGATCATATGCAAATTTCGCAACTTTAGTCTTTAAATACAAACGTGCCTTTCAAATATACACAGAAACATCCCCCAAATTTTCAGACGCTGCTTGGCTCCCATATATTGAGGTCCCTGCAGCTAGTAGAATGTCAGACCCTAAACTTGATACTAATCCTGTTGTTTTATACAGAAAAAACTTTGTAACTGAATACTCAGGTTACACATATGATGCTAAGAAAAAAGTCCCAGCAGCATCACTTGAGTACATCACCCCATCAGCCCTCCTCTCCCCCTTATTTATCCAGGGTAATCCTTCTGCTATAGCTTCTGTTAAAGCAGGGACAAATGTCATTAAAGTTACTGAAGGTATTGATTCCAAAGAATCTTCCGTAAGTAGAGGATCTTTCAAAAATCCTTTAACAGGAACAGGATATGAAAAACAAGATGCTTTTGTAATAAAATTAGATAAACCCCAATATTATGTAAGATTTGGATATTTATTAAGTTTACTTAAACAAAAGGTTATTACTCGTATCAAAACTAATGATACCTCATATGAAAAATACCCAAACTTATTTGATATAAACACCTCTAATAATCAAAAAATGTTATGTTTACCCCTTCAAATATCTTTTGATTGGAGAACATGTATAGTAAAACGAGAAAATTTTTATAGAGATTCATGGAAACAAAATATTTTTAAAGAATTAGCAGACTGGGTGGATGGTAGTAATACCGCAAATATTATGAATATTTATTTGAATTTTAATTTTCTTGCAAATTCTATGTCTTCTAATATGGATGAGCGAGGGAATGTCTCAGTATATGATTTTATTAAAGCGATATGTGATGGTATTAATAAAGCCATGGCCGGTGTAAACAACCTAGAACCTATTATAGATGAAGACACGAACACATTAAGTATTTTTGAATCATCCCCTATCCCTAAAGATTCCCCCGACCCAGGATATCATCTTCAACTTTATGGTTATGGAAATGGCGTTACTAGTCCGGCAGGAAATTCAACATTTGTTAGAAAAGTTGATTTAAAAACAGCAATCACCCCAGAATACGCTACAATGATTACTGTTGGAGCAACCGCTAATGGATACGTTAAAGGAGTAGAAGCAACAGCATTTGCTAGATGGAATGATGGATTAACAGACAGATTCAAATCAGAACTTGTAGCAGCCGATAAAGATACTAACGACGATACCAAGGGAACTCGTGAGGATACCATTAATAGTTTTTTCCAAGCTATGAGTTGGAATGCTAAATGTTTTGGAATAGAAGGAGGAGGTAACCTCTGGGATATGTTCCCTAATCCGTAATAAGTTATGCCTAGTAGTTTCGTAGATTCAAGAATAAACCAAAATTTAGAAGTAGCAACCGAATACTTTAGGGCTCTAGTATCCGAAAAAACCACTAATACTCTAAACAAAGTAAATAAATCCGCGGGTTCTATAGGTTTTATTCCTTACAATGTATCATTCACTATGGATGGTATTAGCGGAATTAAAATTTATAACGAACTATCTTTAGATACAAGTTTTTTACCTCCTGGTTATTCCGAAGTTACTAATTTTATAGTAACGGGAGTAGATCATAAAATACAAAACGGTGATTGGGAAACTAATATAAATGTAACTCTTATTCCTAGAACTGATCCTATAGATAATGTCATTACAAGTAGTCTTACTATCTTTGGCCAAATTGAAACCGCTCCTCCTACCCCAACAACCCCAACAGGTCCAGGCAGTGGAACAACAATTGTAGCTAGTAAATCATTAAAAGAAGTCCTTATAGCAGCAGGATATCCTACAGGTACATTCAAACATGAATTTGCACTTGTTATAGGTACTAAAGAGGGCTATGTAAAAGGTTCATCCAATAGGCCATCAAGAAATAACAACCCAGGTAATCTAGCAGGTGCAGATTTTAAAGACATAGACCCAGGTGTAGTAATAGAACCACCAAATGCAAAAGGTGAACAAAAATTCGCTAAATTTACAACTCCAGAACTGGGTGCTAAAGCTTTGGTTGAGAGAAAGATTAAAACATGGGGGAATGGTGGATATCCACCAACACAGGTAAATGGAAAAGATACAACATACCAAAATAAATGGGGTGTACCTGCATCTACAAGAGATATTCAAGGAGACAATGTTAAATTAACCATAGAACAATTTATGTATATATATGCCCCACCAAACCAAAATAACACTGAAGGATATATAAATTCAGTAATTAATGCTTTAAAAGGAAAATACCCAACAATAACAAGAACTTCAAGAATAATCGATTTTATAAATTTATAATATATTACTTAAAACTTAAATATTTACCCCAATCATGCCTAGTAGCTTTGTAGATTCAAGAATAAACCAAAACCTAGAAGTAGCAACAGAATACTTCAAGGCTCTTGTGTCTAAAAGGACCTATGATGCAGACAATAAATTGAATACCGCTGCTGGGTCTTTAGGTTTTATTCCTTTTAACATGAATTTTACTATGGATGGAATAAGCGGTATTAAAATCTATAATAAATTATCCGTTGATACAAGTTTTTTACCTCCTGGATACACCAATACAATGGAATTTATAGTAACGGGAGTAGATCATAAAATACAAAACGGAGACTGGGAGACAAATATTAAAACTACTTTTATTCCAAAAACAGGTAAAATAGACAATTACATAACAAGTAGTCTTACCATCTTTGGTCAAGTTGAACAAGCACCCACTAATACACCCCCATCAGACCCAGGTGTAGTTTCAGGTACAGTCACAGATAATGATCTTTGGATATATTTAACTTGGCAACAAGGTGAGGGTGGTGCTGCAGAACATTATAAAATTGCTAAAGGAACTAGAGCTTCCTATAGTCTTGTTACAAAAGCAGCTATTAAAAACAACTGGCCTGGTAGTTTAGTAGCCTCTAATGGAGTTAAAAAATCAGATATTGATTCTTTATACACATCAAATCCTCAAAAATTATCTCAAGGTTTTATAGATGTTTGGAAAACACAATATAAATCAAGAACATCAACGGCCCCATCAAAGATAGATAGTGCTGGATCAAATGAAGTTGGCCTTCCATACTCTACTATAAAAGCAGCATTCATTACCGCCGCTGATCCTTCAAATGGAATAGGATATTCAAATCTTGTCAATTTTGCATATATAGAAAATTCTTTCCAAAATGATTCCGAAACTTCAAATCTATACCAAGGTATGTTCCAAATGAATAAAACTACTCCTAAATATAAAGCAGTATTAGATAAATATAACGATGGTAAAGGACGTAATTCATCATATACTAAATATGGAACCTCAGATTTTACAGGTTTTATGAAAGATATAGTTCCATTAATAATCTCAAAATTTAAATCATTTAAAACCGCATCAGGTTACCCCAATTAATAAAACTTTATATGCCTAGTAGCTTTGTAGATTCAAGAATAAACCAAAACCTAGAAGTAGCAACAGAATACTTCAAGGCTCTTGTGTCTGAGAAGACTTATGATATTAATAATAAATTAAATAAATCAGCGGGTTCTATAGGTTTCATCCCCTTTAATATTAATTTTACTATGGATGGAATAAGTGGTATTCAAATTTATAATCAATTATCTATTGATACAAGTTTTTTACCCCCTGGGTATACTGATACTCTGGATTTCATAGTAACAGGGGTAGATCATAAAGTACAAAACGGAGATTGGGAAACAAATGTAAAAGTAACCCTTATCCCTAGCACCAATCAGATAGACAATTCTATAACAAGTAGTCTTACTATCTTTGGTCAAGTTGAACAAGCACCTGCTACCCCATCATCAGGACCAACAGTAACAGCAACAGGGGCATGGAGGATTTGGAATAAAGGTATATTCATTACATCCCCATATGAATTAAATATCCACCATTCTGGTCCTGGTCAGGTTTTTGAAATAGATCCTTCAAATACTAGAAGTGGAAAATGGTCAAAAAATTCTGTTGGAAAATACATTTATGATGTTTGCTTATTTAGAAACGAAGGTGGAATTGAACAAAATAGACCATTTGTTCCTTCCCCAACAAATGGAACTGTAATAAGTACATCCCCTGATTCTGGTGGAAATTCATTTTTCACTATCAAGGGAGATGATGGATTAATATATGATTTTCTTCATATGGATAATTATCAAGTAGGTGTAGGTGATAAAGTAACCAAAGGTCAATTAATTGCAAGACAAAGTGATGTCATGCAAGTAAGACCAGGATACCCAAAAGCAAATCACTTACATATGCAGATGCCAACAAAACAAGCACTAATAGATTATATTAATAGTTTATTAAATAATAGTTTCTAATAGTTATAATCATGGCATATTATCCAAAATCCCAAGTCAAAACTAATTTATATACCAATGGTAATGAATATGCTCTTAGTACCACACAACAAGAGTATACAGGATATTATTATAAAACATCAAGTGGAAAACTATATACAGGAAAAAATCCACAAACAAACCCCACAATCCTTTTACAAATAATTACTCCTACATTAGATGATGTCCCTTCTAATGACTCTCTACAACCCCAATCATCTATTAATCCCATACCAAGATCATCTAATAATATACAAATAGTTAATAATTCCCCATCATCAATTGACTATCGCCCAGGAAATGCTGTAGACCGTGTTATCCCACAATTTAATGTAACCCTACCAACTGCTTCAGATAAACAAAGAGGATTCCTTATTCGCTATTTCTGCAAAAAGAATAATGAACTAATCTACTTTGAAACTTCCCAAGCAGACTATGATAGAATTAAAAGCCAAGACCCATCAACCGCATATGATTTATATTCAGTTGCTGCACTTAAATGGTATATAACTGGAATTACCACTCAAGTTGCTAATCAAAATATATCCCAAGTCAACCAAACATCAGCGGCAAACGGATGGTTAGGTTTTATTCAATATTTCCAAGGAGACTTTACTAAATACTTGGGAACTTAATATATAGTTTGTATCTTCAAAGCATGTATTGGCTCATAGAAGATATTGAACATATAGAAACAATTTGTCGCATTAAGCACCAAGAGGCTTATGTAGACATTATTCCATGTTCACATACACTTCACCCTGTTGAAAACGAAGTATGTGCTATATATATTAGACCAAAAAATGATACAAAAGGATACATCATTGCTATAAACCATAGCGAAACAATAAACTTTGATTTAGAGGTAGTAGAAAGAGTATTAAACAGTATTGAAAATATTTATGTAAGGGATAGAAAAGAATTTTTACATTACTTCCCAATCAAGCACTGTTACCAACCATCACCCTCCCCCCATACGTATATACCTCAATTAACACAAGCCCACACTCAGTTATATCATAGGTACCCACAAGTACAAAATCTAAACACAATTGTACCGATCGTAAAACACTATGAGGTATGTGAACAAAACTTTGCAAACTACGACAAAACAAACCTAAATCCGTTTTACAATAAGGCGGCATTAGTGTTTAATCAACTCGAACGAGCGGGTATAAAAGTGGATCAAATCAAATTCGAGCAGTACTTCGACAAAGAAGCAAACGAGTTTATATACACGCAATATAATTTAAATACATTAACCACAAGACCTTCAAACGCATTTGGAGGCATTAACTTTTCAGCTTTAGATAAAAACAATGGAGAAAGAGAATGTTTCATACCGCGCAACAATTCGTTTATTGAAATGGATATTAGTGCTTACCATCCTACCCTTCTTGCTAATTTACTTGATTACACTTTCGATAGCAGTGATATCCATGGTAGTTTTGCTAAAATGTATGGAGTGGATTACGCCAAAGCAAAAGAGATCACGTTTAAACAAATTTATGGTGGAATTTGGAAAGAGTATAGGGAACTTCCCTTCTTTAGAAAAGTAACAGCATATACGGACGATTTGTGGGATACATTCAATTATGGGGGACACATCAAATGCCCAATTTCAGATCATAAGTTTTATAGCAAAGAACTGGAAAACATGAATCCACAAAAACTTTTGAATTATGTACTCCAAAACTTGGAGACCGCAAATAATGTTTGTATACTATACGATATTTTTAAAATATTACGAGGGAAAAATACTAAACTCGTGTTGTATGTGTATGATTCGTTTTTATTTGATTACGATAATAGTGAACCGGATGTAATGCTTAAAATATTAGGAATATTTAACAAATACAATTTACAAATAAAAACCAAAAAAGGCACAAACTACGCCAATATAAAATAAAAGTTATGTACAACACTCTTGAACAACCTCGTCATATGTATGATCAATACGACTATGATTCTACATTTGAAAATCTATTAATGAATAACAGACTGTTTTGTACTTTTACTGCTTTGGCGGATTTGGAGGAGTTGGTGAGTGAATTATCAAGTCGTTATGTTATCATGTATGATAAAATGTTTGTATTGCATATCAAAAGCAATAACGAGTATGTTGTAACATATAATGTAGATCAAGGAAATGTAAATGACATTCCCGACAATACAATTCTGGTACACAGAAAAAAAGAATCAAATACACTTTACACAATCAATGCTTTAAACGAATTAATCAAAAGATTAAATGGTGGAGTAGTTGACACACATTTCCCAGTGAATTGGCAACATTATAAAAATTGTATATTGTTGACCCAACACAATGAAATTAAGCAACTTAATACAAAGATTTTTAAGATCGTTGAATTATAGTTGGTTTCCCAAATAAAGGTTATTATATTCAAGTTGTAAACAAATAAAAAGTTATATATGAATCTAGATGCAATCAAGAAAAAACTTGAGTCTATGCAGTCTAAACCTTCATCAGGTGGTGGCTCAACCAATCAGACAAAGCGATTTAAACCGCAGATTGGAAAACAAACGGTACGTGTTGTTCCGTTCAAATACAACAAAGAATTTCCATTCACGGAAATGAAATTTTACTATGGTATCGGAAGCAAAAAAGTGATCGCATCTCCATTAAACTGGGGTGAGAAAGATCCAATTGCTGAGTTTGCAAAACAATTGCGTGGTACAAATGACAAAGAAAACTGGCGTTTGGCTAAGAAATTAGATCCGAAAGTTCGTATCTTTGCTCCTGTAATCATTCGTGGACAAGAGTCTGAAGGTGTTCATATGTGGGAATTTGGTAAAGAAATTTACGAAGCGTTCTTGCAAATGGCAGCTGACGAGGAAGTAGGAGACTTTACAGACATCATGACTGGTCGTGATATCAAATTGGTTACTGTAGGACCTGAATCAACTGGAACTGTCTATAATAAGACAACAATTCAACCATCTATGAAAATGTCATCATTATCAGATGATGATAAAGAATTGGAATTGTGGTTAGAGGATCAAGTTAATCCAAAAGAGTCTTACAAAATGTTACCATTTGATGAGATTAAAGCAGCGTTACAAGAATGGTTAAATCCTGAGGATGCAGCAGAAGAAGAATTTCCTGCAGATGGTAAACCACTTGTAAAAGAAGAACCACAATCAAATTACAGCCTATCAACTAAACCAGCGGCTAAAAAATCAAAAGCAGATTCATTTGACGAACTGTTTGATGACGAAGACGACGATCTACCATTTTAATTAGATTATGGCTAAGACAACAAGAAAATCACTAACTGAAGCGGCTAGTAAGGAACTGAAGACCGCTTTCAGTTTAGACAAATTCAAGGCAAATAAGGGTTTAGCGTCAAATGTTAAATTCAAAGATCAAAAATGGATCCCATTTTCGCCTGCTTTACAAGAAGCACTTTCCATTCCTGGTATTCCTATGGGTCATAACTCAATGGTTCGAGGAAAATCAAACACTGGAAAATCTACTATGACCATTGAGGTAGCAGTTAATGCTCAAAAAATGGGAATTTTGCCTGTATTGATCGTTACAGAGATGAAACACGATTGGAATCACTGGAAAACAATGGGGTTTGAAATCGATGATGTTGTTGATGAGGAAACAGGTGAAATATTAGATCAAACTGGATTCTTTATTTACCGAGATAGAAGCTCATTAAATTCAATTGAAGATATTGCAGCGTTTATTATCGATCTATTAACAGAACAGAAAAAAGGTAATTTACCATACGATCTACTATTCATTTGGGACTCAGTTGGTTCAATTCCATGTCAAATGTCAATTGAGCAAGGTAAAAATAACCCAATGTGGAACGCAGGAGCTATCGCAACTCAATTCGGGAATTTTATCAATCAACAGATTGTAATGTCTCGTAAGGAAAGCTCAAAATACACGAATACATTGTTTATTGTGAACAAAGTAGGTGTTGCTCCGGCTCTAACTCCAATGTCACAACCTAGAATGACAAACAAAGGTGGAGATACGTTCTACTATGATGTTTCATTATGTTTAACATTTGGTAACGTTACAAACGCTGGTACTTCTAAAATTAACGCTGTTAAGGACAAGAAGAAAGTTGAATTTGCACTGCGTACAAAGATTGCTTGTGATAAAAACCACATCAATGGAATTACTACAATGGGAACTATTGTTTCAACAGTACACGGATTTATTAAAGATGATCCAAATGCGATTAAAAAGTACAAAGATGCACACACTAGCGAATGGGCTGACATTTTAGGACAAGGTACATACTCTGTACAAGAAGACAATAGTGAATGGGACGAGAAAGCCCCAACACCAGATTTATTTGAAAACGAAGATTAATATGAAAAAAGACCTCTTAAACCTCTTAGACAACATACAAGAACACGGGGACGAAACCCCACAATCGGAGCGCTACTTGCTTATCGATGGACTCAATCTTTTCTTTAGAAATTTTAGTGCTATCAATGCCGTTAACTCAAACGGAGTCCATATAGGGGGTTTAGGAGGATTTTTTCGATCTTTGGGAGCTTTAATTCGCACCATCCAACCAACACAAGTTTATGTAGTGTTTGATGGTGTGGGTTCCTCCAACAATAGAAAAAACATTATCCCCGAATACAAATCAAACCGAAATGTATCTCGAGTAACTAAACATGAATTATTTGATAGTTTGGAAGAGGAAGACGATTCCAAAGTAGACCAAATCGTTCGCATCATCCAATACTTAAAAACGTTACCTGTTAAAACAGTATCGTTACCTAGAGTAGAAGCAGATGATATTATCGCTTATTTAAGTGATACATTACTTACAAACCCTGAAGACAGAGCATTCATAGTATCCAGTGATAAAGATTATTTACAGTTGGTAAGCGATCAAGTAATTGTTTATCGTCCGATTGAAAAAGAATATTACACAACAGATACTGTAAGAGAAAAATTCAATGTATCTCCAAACAACTTTTTACTTTACAAGTTGCTAATGGGTGATAGCTCTGATGGTGTAACAGGTATTAAAGGATTAGGGGCAAAAGGATTATTCAAGAAATTCCCCGAACTATCAACAAGAGATCTATCATTTGATGATTTGATCGACATTGCTGAAGCAAAATTAAAAGAACACGTAGTTTATGCAAGAGTATTACACGATATCCCATTGCTAGAAGACAAATACAGAGTTATGGACTTATCTAATCCTATGATGAGTGATAAAGATAAGATGTTTATCGACAAGTTTGTTGAAGAAACACATTTGCAATTCCTACCTCACACATTCGTTGAAATGTGTAATGAAGATCAACTTGGAAACTTAATTCGAAATACTGAATTTTGGGTTCAAGATATCTTTAAAGAATTGTTGGAAAACCAACAATAAGTTATTATGTTGAAGAAAAATAAGAGTTATATTTAAACAACAAGAACAATGAAAATAAAAATAACAATTAGACAAAGAATAAAGGCATTTTTTATGTTGATAAAAAGCAAAAGTACTTTAGCGTATGTTATTGATTTAGAAGAACGATGTAAAAAAGCCAATTTTGCACCATTTAGTTTAAGAGTACCGCAAGAAGGTGAATATTTTGCTTGGAATGAAGAAACAATACAAAATGCTGAAAATTGGCTCAAAACAAAAATTAAATCAATCTAGTTTATATAAGGTGAAAAATCCATTAAATAATAACTTTAAACAACAAGAACAATGAAACCTTTAAATCAGAATAAGATGGAGAAGCCAAAGCAATTAATTGAAGTAAACTTAGATGAATTAAGAAAGATTTGCCAAGAGTATGTTGACTTTGTTGATAGTGATGATGAATACTATGAGGACAACAATTATGACCAATACATTTTTGGAAGAGCGATGGTGGCTTTATACGGGAAAGATGTATTTAATTGGATTAACGAACGTAGAGATTAAACTTTAAATAATGAAAGTAAGTGAGTTAAGAATTGGAAACTTATTGAGAGATAAAGTAACCAAAACCGAATTAAGAGTAACCAAATTAACAGAGCAAGATATTGTTACCTATGTTATTGACAGGTCAATGTTTCCCTTACAAGATGGTTGGGGAATTGAACCAATCCCACTAACCGAAGAACGGTTGTTAAAGTTTGGGTTTGAAGATGACAGAGATAATCTAATGATACTTAGAAAAGGTGTTTTTGAGTTCTATTTCGATAAAGTTGATAAAGATGGTATTAGTCTTTATGAAAAATGGGATGGTAATTTTTTATGTAATGTTGAATATGTTCATGAATTTCAAAACCTACACTTTGCATTAACAGGAGAAGAACTTAAACAACAAGAACAATAAAAACATGACATTTCCAATTGTTGTTAATATGTATAATAAAACAACATATGGTGATTTATTTAACAACTCATGTTATAACTGGAAAAAAATATATTGGAAAGGATGTATCAAATAGTCCTAGTTATTTTGGAAGTGGAGCTGAAATTAAACAGATAATTAAAACAGAAGGTAAAAGTAATTTAGTTAAAACTATACTTGAACATTGTGATTGTAAAGAAGATTTAGCTAAACGAGAAGAATTTTGGTTGCAAAAGTTTGATGCCGAAAACAATCCATTGTTTATGAACAGAACAAACAAAGCTTTTGGAAATAGTGGACTTTCGGATGAAACAAAATTAAAGATTAAAATATCTAGTTTAGGTAAACCAAAATCTACCGAAGCAAGAAATAATATGAGTAAAGGAAGAACAGGTAAAACTAGAAACCAAACAAAAGTTAGATCAGATAAGGGAAAACCAAGAGGAATTAGCCCATGGGTTTCAGAAAGTCTTAAAACTAGAAATAGAGAATCTACCTTCAAACCAGTTATACAATATGATCTAGAAGGTAATATTGTTAGAGAATACAAATCTGCCCAAGAAGCAAAAGATATTACAAATTTAAAAATCCAGAATGCTCTTTTAGGAACTACTAAAACTTCTGGAGGTTATATTTGGAAATACAAAGAATAAATATTATATTTACATTAAATAAAAGTTATTAACAATTTAAAAAATAAAAGTTTTGACCTTAGCCAGCATAGACGAATATGGACCATCGTTCCAGATGAAAGTGATATCTTCTTTACTAACACATAAAGAATTCTTACAAAACATAAACGACGTACTAAGTGATGAATACTTTAGTAATCCGGCTCATAAATGGATAATTAACCAAATTATACAATACTACGAAAAGTATCATACAACTATTTCAATGGACATCTTAAAGGTGGAAATGAAGAAATTGGACAATGAAGTACTTAAAGTATCTGTTAAAGAACAATTACGAGAAGCATATAGAGCTGATATTGAGGATCTAGAATATGTTCAAGGTGAGTTTTCTACATTCTGTAAAAACCAACAATTGAAAAAAGCACTATTGAATAGTGTAGATTTATTAAAAGCTGGAGATTATGACTCGATTAAATATATGATTGAATCAGCAATGAAAGCAGGACAAGATAAAAACATTGGTCACGAGTATAAAAAAGATACTGAATCACGTTACCGTGAAGATCATAGATCAATTGTACCTACACCATGGGAACCAATTAATGAATTAATTCAAGGTGGTTTAGGTAATGGAGATTTAGGATTGATTTTTGGTAATCCTGGAGGAGGTAAGTCATGGACTTTAGTTGCTTTAGGTGGACATGCTGTTAAAATGGGTTACAATGTTATCCACTATACTTTAGAATTAAGTGAAGCATATACTGGAAGACGATATGACGCTTTCTTTACAGGTACACCTGTAGATCAATTAGAAAAACATAAAGCAGAGGTAGAAACCCTAACAGCTGATCTGCCAGGAGAATTGATTATTCGCGAATATCCTATGGGAAAAACCACAATCAATACTATAGAATCGCATATTAAAAAAGTAATTGATTTAGGAATCCAACCAGATCTTATCCTAATAGATTACATTGATCTACTTTCAACAAGAAAAAGAAATGTTGACCGTAAGGGAGAGATTGATGATATTTATACAAGCACCAAGGGATTAGCTCGCGAATTAAACATACCAATTTGGTCAGTTTCGCAAGTAAATCGCGCAGGAGCCAAAGATGATATTATTGAAGGCGATAAAGCAGCGGGATCATATGATAAAATGATGATTACCGATTTATCAATGTCGTTGTCAAGAAAGAAAGAAGATAAAGTTAACGGTACCGGAAGACTTCATATTATGAAAAACAGATATGGTATGGATGGTTTGACATTTCAAGCAGATGTTAACACATCAAATGGTCATATTGCGATTGGAGATCATTATGATGAAGAAGCCGATACAGTGACACCAAAAAAACAACAGTCGAATGACTTTGACAATTTAGATATAAAAATGTTAAGTAATAAATTTTTCGAATTAAACGCATGATCACAGAACTAAGACCACATTACAAACCTTTCGAGTACCAAACAGCATTCGAATTTTACAAAGATCAACACCGAGCACACTGGTTAGCAGATGAAGTTCCATTATCATCAGATTTGAATGACTGGAAACTTAAACTAAGCGAATCAGAAAAAAGCCTAATCGGTAACATCTTGAAATCGTTTGCTCAAACTGAGACGTATGTCAACGATTATTGGGCTACAAAGGTGGCGGTATGGTTCCCTAAACATGAAATCAAAGCTATGGCGTGTGCATTCGCTGATTTCGAATCGATACATGCTGAGGCTTATGCTCGTTTAAATGAAGAACTTGGGTTAGATGACTTTGAGGCATTCATGGAAGATGAGGAAGCAAAAGCTAAAATTGATCGTCTAGTTGAATTGCCTGGAGATACATTACGTGAGAAAGCACTTTCATTAGCTATATTCTCTGCGTTTACTGAAGGTGTAAATTTATTTTCATCATTCGCTATTTTGATGTCTTTTCAATTACGTAACTTGATGAAAGGAACAGGCCAAATTGTAGAATGGAGCGTACGGGATGAATCATTACATTCAAAAGCGGGATGTTGGTTATTCAGAACAATGATGGAAGAAATGCCTGAATTAAATGATGGAATGGAGTCTCAAATTTATGATGCTTGTGATTTATCAGTTAAATTAGAATTTGACTTTATTGACAAAGCATTTGAAATGGGTGAAATTGAAGGTTTAAACATAAACCAATTAAAAAACTTCATCAAGGAACGCGCCAACCAAAAATTAATTGAACTAGGTTATAACCCTTTATACAACGATATCGATCCCAATCTTTTAAAATCAATGGAATGGTTCGGACATTTAACAAGTGGTAAAACACACCAAGATTTCTTCGCAGGAAGAGTAACAGATTATTCAAAATCAACCGCTGACTGGAGCGATTTATAAAAACAACAAATGAGCAAATTAAACGTAGACACAAGTAAATGGGTGAAGGGTAAAGATTTCCCTGAATGGATGGATGAGATTGGTACTTCAATCATCTCACAAGGATACTTACTCCCAGAAGAGAATGTATTTAAAGCATTCAATCGAGTAAGTAAAGCAGCAGGACGTAGATTAAAACGTAAAGATTTAATTCCGTTTTTTGCTGAAGCGATGGAAAAAAATTGGTTGTGTCTTGCGTCACCTGTACTTTCAAATTTAGGTACTGAACGTGGTATGCCTATCTCATGTTTTGGGATTGATACAGACGATTCAATTGAAGGGATTGCATTAGCAAATTCTGAGTTGATGCGTTTGTCATCTCAAGGTGGAGGTGTAGGTATTGGTGTATCTAGAATTAGAGGTAGAGGTAAAGAAATTTCTGGAAACGGTGTTTCTGAAGGTGTAGTTCCATGGGCTAAAATCTATGATTCAACTATCCTAGCAACAAACCAAGGTTCAGTTAGACGCGGAGCAGCTTCAGTTAACTTACACATCAACCACCCAGATATTGAGGAATTCTTAATGATTCGTCGACCAAAAGGAGATGTAAACCGTCAATGTCTTAACTTACACCAGTGTGTAGTGATTGATGATGATTTTATGAACAAACTAGAGGATAAAGAACCACGCGCTTTAAGATTGTGGGGAGAAATTCTTAAAACACGTTTGGAAACAGGTGAACCTTATATCATGTTTGAAGACAATGTGAACAACAATAATCCTCAAGCGTATAAAAACAATAATTTGCATGTTTCGATGACAAACATTTGTTCCGAAATTTCACTTTATACAGATCCATTACACTCATTTATTTGCTGTTTATCTTCATTGAATTTAGCACGTTGGGAAGAATGGAAAGACTATACATTTGAAAATGGTATGACTTTACCTGAACTATCATGTTGGTTCTTAGAAGGAGTATTACAAGAATTTATTGATAGAGCAAAGAATGTTAAATTCATGGAAAACACATACCGCTCAGCACTTAAAGGTAGAGCAATTGGTATTGGTGTTTTAGGATGGCATACATTCTTACAAGAAAAAGGTATTCCATTTGCGGGTTTACAAGCAAATTCTTACACTCGAATCATGTCTCAATTTATTGAAGAAGGAGCATTAAAAGCATCTCGTGACCAAGCAAAAGAATATGGCGAACCAGAATGGTGTAAAGGAACAGGTTTGAGACATACACACCATTTAGCAATTGCACCAACAGTATCAAACGCTAACATTTCAGGTGGTGTTTCACCTTCAATTGAACCAATCCCTGCAAATGTATTTAACTTAAAAACAGCTAAAGGTACATTTATCAAGAAAAACCCAACATTGGAGCGTTTATTAGCTTCAAAAGGATATAACATTGATAGTATTTGGGAACAAATTGCCAAAGATAAAGGTTCAGTAATGGGGTTACCTGATCATATTTTATCTGATGAAGAAAAAGAGGTATTCTTGACATTCAAAGAAATTAACCCATATGAAATTGTTCGCCAAAATGGTATTCGTCAAAAATATGTTGATCAAGCTATTTCATTGAATTTGACATTTGATCCATCTGATTCACCTAAATACATTAGTGAGGTACATAAATTAGCTTGGAAAGAAGGTATCAAAACATTATATTACATGCGCTCAGAAAGTATTTTAAGAGGAGATAATCTTCAACGTACTGCTGATTGTGTTAGCTGCGAAGGGTAGCATACGTATAACAGTAATAGGTTTTTCTTAATTGTTTTTTTTATTTTTAAACAAAACTAAACAAAAAATGAAAAACCTTTTATTGTCCTTGTTACTTTTAATAGTAACATTTAATGTATTTTCACAGGCACCGAATGCACCAGGAAATGGTATCTATGCCCTAATCCACCCAACTTATCAAGTTGGTCCTACTGCTACTGGTTTCACAACAGCTAATGTAACGTTGCAAAATACTACATTAACGAAATTTACAGCAACTCAATTTCGTGTGTTTTACGACAAAATTGCATTTACAAATGCTACAGTTGCTTTAATTGGTTCTACAACTAACTTAGATATGCAATATGTAGTTAATGCTGCTAACGGTTACATTACTATTACGCTTGTATACACAGGTGCTTCTTCAACTTATACTTTAGCTGGTGGAGAAAGATTTGCAATTACATTCACACATGCTGCTCCTGCTGTATTTAACAATTTAGCTTCAATTACCAACTTAACTTGGACAGGTGCTGCAACATTTTCACAATATGCTGCTAAACAAAATGGTATTGATACTACTTTGACATTGTACAATTATGGTGGTGTATTTACGTTACCTACATTTACATTTGCTGGTACATTTACAAATACAACAGGTACTCCTGCTAAAAACTTACCATTAGCTTTACAAACTCGCCCTGCAGGTGGTTCCACTTGGACACAACACTCAGCTTACTCAACTGATTTAACTGGTAACTTTACATTCACCGTTAACTTAGATACAACTTATTGGGATGTACGTTTAGCAATCCAAGGCGATACAATGGGTATTGGAAATGCCATTTCAGCAACTGATGCACAATTGATTAATCAGTGGGTATTAGGAAACAGCACAATGTCTGGATTTGATTATTACACAGCAGATGTGAATGGCTCAAATAACGTAACAATCTCAGATGCTTATGGTGTATTTGCTAAAGTATCAGGTAACTTTACAATGTGGCCAAATAACGTTAAAAACGTTAAATTCTTTACAGCAACCGAGTATACTACAATTAATAACTCGTCTACCAACTACACATCAACTATTGCAGGTGTCACCAACTTTACATACGAAATCATAGCTGGACAACCTTCAACAGTAACATATTATGTTTGTGTACCGGGTGATGCGAATGGAACAGGATATCATATGGCTCGCCAAACACCAATTGAAATCTTGATTGATCCAATCCCTGGAATTCAAAATCAAATCTATAACGTAATCGATAACACAGTAGAATATGATTTTCCAACTGCACAAATTGAAGTAAACGTACCTTATTTATCTGTACAAGCAGGAAATTTAGTTAACATTCCTGTAAAAGTGTTTACAAATGGGCAAGAATTGAATTCATTGCAATTTGGATTAAAATACGATCCAACAGTACTTGAATTTAAAAATGCTTACTCTACTTCAAACGTAATGAAATGGTTAACATATATCAACCTAAATAACGACGAAGTTAAATGGGGTGGATATGATGCAACAAATAATTTGAATCCATTACAAGATGGTGATGAAGTAATGACATTGCAATTTTTAGCTAAACAACCACAAAACGAATGGTTAGAAAGTCCACTTTATACAACTGATAAATTTGCAGGAGCTATCAATTCAAAAGATCTCGAAATTACACCTACAAACGGAATTTTACAAGTACTTAAATCAATCGGAGGCAAAGTAATTGACCCAAATACAATTGAAATCCAACCAAACCCAGTAACAGAAGATGTTGCAATTACATTCAACGTAACTTCAACTACAGAAGCTCATTTGGCGATTTATGATTTGCAAGGTAGAAAAATTATTACAATCCTAGACGGACAATTACCAGCAGGACAATTCACATATGTAAAAGATTTAGGTAAATTAGCTCAAGGAATGTATGTAGTTAATTTATCATTAGATAACGAAAACCCAATAAACACAAAGTTAATTAAACAATAAGCTATGTCAGAAACAGAAACAAACGACGGCACTTGGTCAGGCCTTAAAAAAACGATCGTTGGAACATTGTCAACAGTAATCACTGGAGGTGGTGTATGGTTAGGAACAACTCTTTATGGTGGTGGACATAATGAAGAGCCTAAAGAAGAAACCAAAACAGAACAACCAGCAGCTGCTCCGGTAATTGTAAACGTTCAACAAAACCAAGAAAACAAACAAAAAGTTGAAAATGGTGGGGGAACAATAATCCACGAACGAGTAATTGAAAAACCAGTAGTTACTCAACCAACTACACCAACACCAAAACCTCAAGAGGAATCATGGTAAAATTTTTATTTATATTATTGACGCTAGGGTTGTTTTCTTGCAAAACAGCCCAAGCTCAAGGTGGTATAGGTACTGTTAAAACAGAACAATATCAAGCGGATTTTGAAAAAAAACAGTCACTTGATGTTGTATCCGATTATGATGGTTCAATTCAAATTCCCATCCAATTACTTAAAATTGGAATCAATGAGGAATTATATGAAATGTACCCTGAACTTAAAGACAAACGTGTTGGTTTAGGTGTAACAAACATTGTGATCGAATATCTTGAATATACTAATCGCTTTACGTTTACTGAGGAAAAAGAAGACATTAAGCAACGTATGATTGCTCAAGATAAAGCATCTGATAAAGGCATTTCATCAAATAAAATAGAGGTAAAAGGAAATGTAGTACTTGCCAAATATTTCGTTTATATTGAAGTCTATGATTTCAGTGTATCAGAAGACGAGATAGTTAAAGTAAATGGTAAACAAACCACAACACAAACAACACGTTTAGGATTGCAGATTAAATTCGTAGATGCTGAAACCGGCCAAATCATTGTAGGTTCTGGTTTAGGCGAAGCAAACACGGTAAAAATGTCTTCTATATTAGAAGATATTACTGATGAAGTAAAATTCAACCAATCCACCATAGGTACTTCAACTAAAAAAGCATTAGAAACCGCATCATCCCGAGTTGTATCACGATTAATTAGTAAAGGTGTATTCAAGAATTGAAAAAATACTTGTTTATATTATTTCTCCTGTGTACATTTAATATAAGCGCACAGACGTATAATTATAGTTATACTGATCCTTGTACTGGAAATTTAAAAACAATAATAGTTCCAATAAACGGTAATGTTACTGTTTCTTATTACGGTGAATTAGGATCATTTAATGCAAATGATTTTACAAACGGAAATTTTGAGTCGTGGGCAAGTGGAATTTTTAACCAATATGGTCAAGATTCTCCATGTTCTCAAATTGTGGGGTTAGGAACTGCGGTTAATGTGACACAAAGTACAACTTTAAATGTTATGGGAATTTTAAATTCCCTATCAACAATAGCAAGTTTAACAGGTGGAGCAACAAATGTTTTAGGAGGAGCAGTTGGATCAGTATCCAATTCTTCCGGAGATGGAGAAAGTAATAGTAACAATAACAAAAATAACAATGGAAACAATAATCCCAGTAATAATCCTAGTAACCCTAGTGGGGGTGGGAGTAGCATCCCTAATCAGCCTAATCAAAACCCACAAACTCAAAGTGGAGGAACACAAGAAGGAACAGGAACAAGCAGTAGCGAAACTAGTTCAAACCCTGAAGGAAGCGGGAGTACCGGTTCTACCTCATCCCCTGAAGGAGGAGGAAGTGAAGGAACAACCACAAGTGGTGAAAATGGAGGAACCAGTAGCGACCCAGGTAGTGGAAGCACCAGTAGTACTTCAGGAAACGGTAACGGTGGGCAAACCAGTCCGAACCAAGAAGGCTCGCAAACCACGTCCGAAAAAACAGAAGGCAAAACAAATATAACTGCCGGAGCTTCAACAACAGCTAAATCAACTCCAACCTCTAAAGAGGGAGGAAAACCAAGTGTAGTCGCGTCAAGCGACTTTGTTGGTTTTAACTTTAGAAACTCAGATGTTAAGACTGGATTAAAAGCAACAGGTGGTTATACAGCCATGAAATGGGATGGGAAACGTAGTTGGGGCGCATTAGCCGATTATACTTCAGCTTTAAAAGGCCCAAACATTACATGCTTTTATGCTTGGATGAGACCAAAATCAGTAATTTTACTTTCAGGCACTGCAACTATTGGATTTGAAGGAAATAAATCCTTATATGGCACTCTAGCATTTGGACAAATGTTCAAATTTAAAAAAGCACCTACCCTTAAAGTAGTTTATATGGCCACAGCATCATACGGTCAAGTTTATAGAGTATCATTTTTGGGTACAGCAGTAATTGGTGGTGTAATGTATGATGTTAAAGTGGGTAAACGCATAGATATTAAATTAATGAATTTGATGGTTTATGCTCCATATGTTTCATATTATAATGATGTTTTATTAAAGTCACCCTATGTAATGCTTCCTAGCATTGGAACAAACATAGGTATAACCAAGAAATTTAAATTTAACATAAACGCAGGAGGTGCTTGGGATTTAAAAACCGCAGCTCTAAACTATACAGTAACATGTGGTACAAGAATATTGGTAGGACAATAACATTACTCGTATTATTTTCATGTAACTTGTTTTCCCAAACATTTACATATTCCGGTTACATCAGAAATGCTGATGGTACTGGAGCTGTAAATGTACCTGTTAAATTATACAAACGTACTACTCCGACATTAACTGGCTTTACATCTCAACAAAACTATAACGGACATTCATATTATCGCTCAACTGGAAATGCTTTTTGGACAGATGCAAGAACTGCTTGTTCAAACATGGGTGGTTATCTAGTAACTGTAACTTCAGCTGCTGAAAATAATTTTATATTCGGCTTATGGCCTTCTGGTTGGATTGGTTTAACAGATGAGGTAAACGAAGGTGTGTGGAGATGGGTAACTGGAGAAGCTTACTCATATTCTTCATGGAACCCAGGCGAACCAAATAATGCGGGTAATGAAGATTATATTCAATTTGTTGGTGGGGGTAAATGGAATGATTTACCTAACAATCAATCATTACCTTATGTTATCGAATTTGATTATATTGTCACATATACTGCTTGGACAGTACAACAAACCGTTTATACAAATTCTTTAGGATATTATTCATTTTCCCAACCAACAAACCCTTCAGTTGAATGGTATATACAATTAGATGCTCCTACACCAGTAACATCTCACACTATAACAGATATTAGAGGTGTAACAGATAATATACTAGGCAATACAGTGCGAAAAAGCATACATTGGATACAATATGATACAAACAACGATGGAAAAATAAGCGTTTCAGATGCAATATATATCAATAGAAAACAAAACTTATTAGCAACATTCCCCTATACATCTAGAATATTTACTCCAACACAATATACCTCTTTAACAACGGGTACAACTGATTTACGCTCAACTATACCAGGTGTAAGTTCAATTACAATTAACACTCCTGTAAGTGGTACCACAACAGGAAATTATTATTTAATCGCTCCTGGGTATAAGGGGCAAGTAACTTATTGACATGAAACAGCTATTTTTATCGTTATTTTTATTCCCGTTTATGCTAGTTGCACAACAATGTGTTTATGTAGATACAGTGTTTGTAACCGCAAAAGTAAGAGAATTAGGCACACGTGATATTCGTTTTGGTATCAAACAAATTGCTGAAGATGCATTATCTGAAAAATATTGTTTGGATGAAACCGGTTTACCTATTAAAATTGAAATATACTATTTTGGTATTCCAAAAAATACCATTCGAGTGATGGGGGTAGAACGTTCAAACGTAATCACTCAAGTTGGAGTACGTTTACACTACAATAACTGTAAATATGAAGGTATAGGCGAATCCGAAACCGAAATTACAGCAGTTTTAATCGAGGTAAAAGAAGGTACAATCCCATTTGAAAAAATGACTGTATCTAATTCCTTAAAAAAAGCCATAAATGAAGCAGTTAGTAAAATGCCTTAGTATATTCTTCCCACTTATACTTTCAGCTCAAATTAAAATAGATGATGTTGGAGATGGATGGAAAAATAAAGTTGAACAAGCAATAGAGGTTGTAAAACAATACGATTCGGAAAAGTATACTTTACTTACAGAAAATTGTAACCATATCAGCTATTCTCTTTTACCTTTTTCTACTACCGAAAGTAAAAATACAATCTTAATTTCTCAAAAAGAAATTTTAAAAGGAAATGTAAACGATATAGCTGCTATTTTAGTTCATGAATCTTTACATTTATATTTTTTAAAAAACAACATAATCCTCCCCGAAAATGAGGAAGAAATATTGTGTTACACGTATGAGCTTGAATTGCTTTTTAAAATACCTGATGTAGAACCGTGGTTAATAGACCATGCAAAAAAACAAATTGAATTTTATACAAACCCTTAATATTTATAAACAAAAGAACGCTTATGAAAAAATTTTTTAATCAATTGTTTGACGACAATAACTCAATCAACGAAAAAGCAGTAGTTGGTTTTATTGCATTTATTATGCTTTGCATATCATTAGCAGTAGATTTAATTACTGGAGCATGGGGTAAAGAATTATTAATTAACAAATTCATTTTTGATGGATTTATGGTAATTGTATTAGGGTCATTCGGAATTGCTTCCGTTGACAAGTGGATTAACAAGAAAAAAGATAAAGACGAAGAGTAATGAGTTTAAAAAGTTTACAAGAAAAGATCGGAGTTACCGCGGATGGTGCTTTTGGTCCCGGAACGTTGAAAGCCGCAATGGCATTTTACAAACTAACCCCAGTACGTGCAGCACATTTCTTTGCACAAACAGCACATGAAACTGGTGAGTATAAATTGTTTAGTGAAAACCTAAACTATTCAGCAGCAGGTTTGCAAGGTACTTTTGGAAAATATTTTCCTGGTACACTAGAAGAATCTTACGCTCGTAACCCTGAAAAAATTGCTAACAGAGTTTATGCAGATAGAATGGGTAACGGAAACGAAGCTTCAGGTGACGGATGGAAATACAGAGGTCGTGGTGCATTACAATTAACTGGAAAAGCTAATTATAAAGCATTTGCTGATTATTTGAAAAAACCTGAAATTATGGAAACACCTGATTTAGTAGCATCAACATATGCTTTTGAATCAGCAATGTTCTTCTTTGACAAAAACAAATTATGGTCAATTTGTGATCAAGGTGTGAATGAAGCAGCTATTTTGGCTTTAACAAAACGCATCAATGGTGGAACAAATGGTTTAGACCATAGAAAATTATTAACTAACAAATATTACGGATACGTAAAATAAGAATTATGCAATTAAGTGAACATTTAGCATTAGCAGAAGTTACAAAAAGTGACACTGCAAAACGTAAAGGAATTTCAAACATGCCTACTGAAGCGCATTTAGCAAATTTCAAATTATTGGCAGAAAATATTTTTGAACCAATCAGAGTTCATTTTGGAGTCCCAATCCATTTATCTTCAGGATACCGCTCAGCTGAATTAAATAAAGCTGTTGGTGGTGCTCTTTCTTCCCAACATTGTAGTGGTGAAGCAATTGATATTGATATGGATGGACGTCCTGGTGGAGTTACCAATAAAATGGTGTTTGATTATATCAAAGATAATTTAAATTTTGATCAATTAATTTGGGAATTTGGAACATCTACAGCTCCAGATTGGGTACACGTTTCTTATGAATCAACAGGTAAACAAAGAAAGCAAATCCTTAAAGCAGTTCGCAAAGGTAGTGCTACATCTTATGTACCATATAAATAAACCATAAATTAAATTAACATGAAAAAAGAGCAAGTTTTAGGAATTATCCGTCACTCCTTAACATTTATTGGAGGTATCCTTTTAATGAAAGGATTGATTGACGAAGCTACTTGGACTGAAATCTCAGGAAGTGCTTTAACATTAGTTGGTACTGTTTGGTCAGTAGTAGATAAAAACAAGTAATTAAATTATTTAAAAATTTAGAGCCCCAATTAGGGGCTCTTTTTTTCCTTATATACTTTTCAATATTTATCACCCGACATGGAGAAGTTTTTAAATAATCAACAAATACCCTTAACACAAGTTATAGACCCTAATACAGGTCAGGTATATTATGCTCCCCAAAATGTTGTATATGACGATAAAAATGATTCGGGTCCTACAACACTTAAAGATGTAATAGTTGACAGTGCAACTTCTGCTTCATATGCTTTAACAGCTTCATATGCATTAAATGGAGGAAGTGGAGGAAGTGCAGATACTGGTTCTTTATTAATTACTGCTTCATTTTTAGACCCAAATTTAACATTTGAAAAAGGTGATAAAAGTACATTTAATGTAAATATATCTTCTTTAACAGTTACAAATGCAGCTACGGCATCATATATAAATGGAGGAACTTTTTAATGTCAACTAGAATACCTTTTCAATGGAATACTGCCAACTTCAATTGGGATGCAACAAACCCAACTGATGGAAAAACATATCCACCAAATGAAATAGTTATTGGAACTAATTTGTGGGATGATTGCGCTTTAATTATAGAAATAATTGAAGCAATGCGAGGAGGAAAATCTCCTGATGAATACTTTAACCAAAAACCTGAAAAGAAAAAACAATTTATTAAACTTCTTTGCCAAGTTCAGGGAAAAGAATACAAAGAAACTAAAGAGGTACATAAGACCAAAATATTTATATCAGACATAAAACTAGTAGCTAAAGAAGTACTAGGAGTAGACGTAAAAATAGACAGATAATGTATACATTATACACAGACAAACAGGAATTATTTGAATGTTCCATTTCACTAGAGGGCGCTTCTGTTAAAAACAGCCAAGCTCGTTTAATAGTTGAATCAGATAATTTAAATCTTTTATTTAAAGGAACCATCGATTCTAGCGGTAAATGTACCGTTCCTATTAAGAAATTAAAAAATCTTTTAGAAGAATCAACAAAAGGTAAAATAAGACTTGAAGTTATAGCAGACGATACGTATTTTACACCTTGGGAATCAGATTTCGAGGTAGAAACTGCTAAAAAATTAACCGTAGAAGTGAAATCTCAATCAAATAAAACAACAATAGCGGAAGTTAAGACCGGAGTTACTGTAAAAAATATTAAGGTTGGAGATCACGTTGAAAACTTGTCAAAAATGCTTGTAAAAGAAAATATTAACGTACACAATATTGGTAAACATAGAGCCAAATTGAATAACGTTATAGCTTCTTACTTAAAAACAAACAAAATAAGCGATGGTGAAAAAGGCAGAATAATCGAAGGAATTATTCAAACACTAATCTAAAATAAGTTATGGCTGGACCTTTTGATTTAACGGGCCAAAATATAGAGACAACATATCAGAGGGTTCTACAAACTGATGGAGTTAACATATATGATGGTACAGGATCACTTTTTGTGGTCTCGGGGTCTGGAGGCAACATCAATACCAGTTCATTTGCAACTACGGGTTCAAACATTTTTATAGGAAACCAAACAGTAACAGGAAGCATTTCGGTAACAAATTCCGTGACTGCTTCCTACTTTGTTGGTACAATCGATGGAGGTACATTTTAAAATATTTATAATTAATGAGCACAATAATAACAAGAAATAGCGCAACATCAGGAAGTACTCCTTCTTCACTTGTACAAGGTGAATTAGCAATCAATGTAACTGATGGTCGTTTATTCTATGGTTCGGGTTCTGGAAATATTGTAAAAGAATTTACTGGAAGTGCTAGTGGTGGAACAATTGATACTGGTTCATTTGTAACGACTTCATCATTTAATGCTTATACTGGTTCTAATACGTCTCAATTCGCAGGAACTGCGTCATATGCTACAACAGCATCGTATGCTTTAAACGCTTTAAGTGCTTCTTATGCCTTAACAGCATCATTTATTACTGCTTCAAATGTTTATGGACCTTTTGGTTCAAACAGTATTGTTTCTGCATCATATGCTGCTACTGCTTCATATGCAACTACAACCTCAGATATTTTAGTATTAGTTAAAAACCAAACTGGGGACACTATTGCAAAAGGTGTTGTAGTTCGAATTACAGGTTCAAACACATCTAGTGATATCCCTCGTATTGTAACAGCATCTTATGAAAATGATAACAATTCTGCAAATACTTTAGGTATTACCAACCAATCCATTGCAAATGGAGACGATGGTTATGTAATGACCGAAGGAATCTTACTTGGAATTGATACAAATGCATTTATTTCAGGTCAGTTAATTTATCTAGGTGCAACAGGATCCATTATAGGATATGCACCTCAAGCACCTTTACATAATGTTCGTTTAGGTGAAGTTGTTCGTCAACAATCTAATAATGGTTCAATTTATGTTCGTATAGACAATGGATATGAATTAGAAGAATTACATGATGTACGAATCACTAGCGCTTCTTCAGGTGACTTATTAATCCGTTCAGCTAGTGTTTGGATTAATTCCAAACAACTTTCAGGTTCATATGGCTTAACAGGTAGTTTAACTGCTACTTCATTTACAGGAAGTTTATTTGGAACTTCAAGTTGGGCAAATAATGCTCAAACGTCTCAAACTTCTAGTTATGTTTTAAATGCAATAAGTGCTTCATATTCTCAAACAGCATCATATCTAAATACACTTAATCAAGATTTAACATTTAATGGAAATCTAACATTAAATGGTACTGCATCAATCTCATTTTTAAATGTGGCTTATGAATCTGCTTCTGTAATATACTCAAGTGGTTCAAACCAATTTGGAGATGCTTCAAACGACGTTCAAACGCTTTGGGGAACAGTTGATGTAAAAACAGGTCCTGTTTTAGTAACTGGATCTTTAAATGTATCTGGAGGTATAACAGGTAGTTTGCTTGGAACTTCTTCATATGCTGTTCAATCATTGTCTAGTTCATATGCTCAAACAGCTTCATATGTTCAAAACGCTCAAACAGCTTCTTATGTTTTAAATGCTGTTTCAAGTTCATATGCATCAAATGCTTTAAGTGCTTCTTATGCTGTAACCTCTTCATATTCAAATAATTCAACTAGTGCTTCATATGCAATTAATTCTACAACAGCACAAACTGCTAGTTATGTTTTAAATGCAGTAAGCGCCTCTTATGCTACAACGGCATCATATTATGGAGGAAGTGTTATAAGTGCTTCATATGCTGCAACTGCTTCATATGTTCAAAACGCTCAAACGGCATCGTATGTTTTAAATGCTATTTCAAGTTCATATGCATTAAGTGCTTCTTATTCTACAACTTCATCATATTCAAATAATTCAACTAGTGCGTCATATGCAATCAATGCTACAACATCACAAACCGCTAGTTATGTTTTAAATGCAATAAGTGCTTCATATGCTACTCAAGCATTATCAAGTTCATTTTCTTCAACTGCTTCTTATTATGGTGGAAATGTTGTAAGTGCCTCATATGCAACAACCGCTTCATATGTACAAAATGCTATAAGTGCCTCATATGCTACAAACGCATCTAGTGCTTCTGTCTTAGACCTATACAGTATTACTTCCAATACAAATAGCTACTTACTCTTTTCAAATACAATAGCTGCTACGGGACAAATTGTAGGAGGGGATAATGATTTACGATATAACTCTAGTACAAATACATTAACAGCAGTTAATATTTCTGCATCAAGTTTAACAGGTTCTTTATTTGGAACTGCTTCATATGCTACACAAGCTATAACCGCTCAAACAGCTTCATACGTTATAAACTCTATAAGTTCTTCATACGCTCAGACAGCTTCGTATGTTTTAAATGCAATAAGTTCTTCATATACTACTCAAGCATTGTCAAGTTCGTATTCTATAACTGCTTCATACTCAACGTTAGCACAAACTGCATCTTACGTTCTACAAGCTGTAAGTGCATCATATGCTGCAACTGCTTCATATGTTCAAACAGCACAAACAGCATCTTACGTTCAAAATGCTCAAACAGCATCTTATGTTTTAAATGCCATAAGCGCTTCATATGCTTTAAATGCTACAACAGCACAAACTGCATCTTACGTTCAAAATGCTCAAACCGCTTCATACGTTTTAAATGCTCAAACCGCTTCATATATTCAAACGGCTCAAACCGCATCATATGTTTTAAACGCTGTAAGTGCATCATATGTTACTCAAGCATTATCAAGTTCATTTGCATCAACTGCTTCATATGTTAATCCACTTAACCAAAATGTATTAATTACAGGTAGTGCTACAATTGGATCATCTAGTTTAGGTCCATTTGAAAATACTATAACTTTAGGAGCACGTGATAGTGCAAATGAAGGTGGTCAAATAGGATTCAATGCACCTGGAGGAACATATACATCTGCCTCATTTATTGACAACTGGTCAAATTACGCCCGCATATTACGTGGAACAAATGCAAGTAGTACCGGATTGGTAGCTCAGTGGAACCTTCACACTCTTCAAATGCAGTTACCTGCATACACTAATGCATCATCATTTCCAGGAACCGCTACAGCTAATTTAGCAATTGACTCAGGTGGTAACATTATAACAGTATCAACAACCGGAGGATCAGTTTTCCCTTATGTTGGAGACGCAGTTATAACAGGTTCATTAACTACAACTGGTATAATTTATGCTCAACCAAATGGAGGTATGTACTTCCAAGGTGGAGATGATGCTGCCTTATATGACATCAACGTAGCAAATACTATGGGTATCTATGGTATGCAAACCGTTACAGAAGGAGCAATAAAGTTAGGAAGTAATGGCCCTGTACTCTATGGCTCAGGCAGTAGACTTGGATTAGGCACAACAACTCCTACTTCAGCCTCTTTAACTGTTAATGGTAACGTGTGGGCAAACTCATTTACTGGATCATTACAAGGAACATCCTCATATGCAACTCAAGCGTTAAGTGCTTCATATGCTTTAAGTGCTACAACTGCAAATACTGCTTCATATGTTCAAAATGCTCAAACAGCATCTTATGTTCAAACAGCACAAACTGCTTCATATGTTTTAAATGCTATATCAAGCTCATATGCTTTAAGTGCCTCATTTTCAGTATCTTCATCTAGAGCAGTAAGTGCTTCATTTGCAACTACTGCATCTTATTATGGAGGAAGTGTGATTAGTGCTTCATATGCAGCTACCGCTTCATATGTTAACCCATTAATACAAAATGTAATAGTTACCGGTTCATTAGATATAAGTGGTTCATTTATTGCATATGATGAAAGTAATGTTAAAGCAATACAAGCAAATTTATCAAAACGTTCATTATTTGATACAAGTGCTGTTGTATCTGTAAATTGGAGTGGTAGAGGTTTATACACTCCATCTTCTATATTAGCTATAGATTGGAGCGATAACAATTACTTAGATTCAAACGTTTACCAAAGAGATTATAAATCTGCAACTACACAAAATGCAGTATCAAATACAATTAATAATGCTTATTCTTCATATCTAGGAGACATAATTGAAGTAGATGGTGTAAATACAATTATCAATGGGACTGTAAATGATGGTATGTTAGTTTATTTGGATACTGATGCTACTTGGTATCCTGTTAATCAAAGTAGTACTACGGCTACTAAAATGATAGGAATAGCATGTAACGTTGCAGGTCCTACAGGATTTATACTCCTAGAAGGACATGTTGTTATTGATGATTCTGGAGCTAATAGACCAACCGTAACAGGAGCAGACCATGGACTTCCAGTTTATATTGAAGATAGTACAACCAATGGTAGAATGTCTACAACGTTACCAACAACTGCTGGTGGAAATAATGTAATACGCGTAGTAGGACATTGTTATTGGAATAACACAGGAACATCCTCCCAATGGATGATGAAATTTAGACCATCAAATGATTGGATCACAATATAAGAATAAAACATGGCTACAACAAAAATATTAGGTTCAGAGATTACGGCATCAAATGCAATAAGTGCTTCATTTGCTACTTCCGCTCAAACAGTGTTAGGAAGTGTAACAAGTGCTTCATTTGCATCCACTGCTTCTTCTGTCAATCCACTTAACCAGAATGTAATCTTAACCGGATCCTTAAGAGGACAAGTATCTCTTCTTTCAATAGCATCTAATACTGCTTCTGTTAATATGTCATCTAATAACTTTTTTACTTTAACCCTAGTAAACGGAGCAAACACTCATATTAACCCCACCAATATACAACCAGGACAAACAGTTAATATACGTGTTACCCAAGGATCTTTAGGAACAGGAACCGTAAGTTTTCCATCTTTCGTTGATCAACCCAGTGGTTCTTTGTATACGGGATCTATGATAGCAAATGCTATTGATATAGTAACAATGATTACTTTTGATTCATCAGTGGTATTTATGAGTTCTGTAAGAAATATGATATAAGTTATGTTTACACCATTTGCCTTCATACAACCTATAACAACAGCTATCCCGATTACTCCCTCAACACAGTATTTGTTGATTGGAGGATCGTTTACTTTATATAATGTTCCCGTATTAAACCGAATGGTTAAAATAGATGCAAATGGTGATATAGATAATTCGTTTAATATAGGAACAGGTTTTGGTAATGTTCCATTTGATATCAAACAACAACCCGATGGAAAATATGTTGTAGGAGGAAACTTTACTTCATATAGTGGTTCTAGTGTAAATTATTTAACACGTTTAAATCATAATGGTACTAGAGATACTTCACTTAATATAGGAACTGGATTCAATTCTGCTCTATATACTGTTTCTCCCCAATCAGATAATTCGAATATAGTAGTAGGAGCATTTACTTCATATAATGGTTCTGCAGGGAAAAATTATATAGCAAAAATTACCCCTTCGGGTAGCCTAGATGCAACTTTCAATACGGGAATAGGCTTTAATAATAGTAGCACATATACTATAATTACCCAAGCAGACGGTAAACCTATAATTGGTGGAATATTTACCCAATATAGTAGTTCTAATAATTATATAACCAGAACCGATTTATCAGGCTCATACAACGCAGGCCCGGGAACGGGATTTAATACTGGTGTTGGATTTAATAATGTTGTCTATACATATGCTACACAATCCGATGGAAAAATCATTTTAGGAGGATCATTCACCCAATACAGTGGTTCCTCAACTAATACTACAAGATTAATTCGATTAAATACTAATGGTACCCAAGATACTTCATTTGTAACCGGAGTTGGATTTAATACAGATGTTTATACAATTAAAGTACAAACAGATGGAAAAATAATTGTAGGTGGACTTTTTACTACTTATAGTGGTTCAACTGTAAACTACATTACAAGACTTAATTCAAGTGGTTCCATAGACACTACATTTAATACAGGAACAGCTGCTTCTTCAACGGTATGGGATAGTCATATCCAATCAGATGGAAAAATTGTTATAGTAGGTGGATTTGGTACATATAGTGGATCTTCAAACCCAGGTATTGTAAGAATTAATAATAGTGGATCTAAAGATGCTACTTTTAATGTAGGAGCAGGAACTGTTGGTGCTGCATATTCAATAAACCCTACTGGGTCTCAATATATTGTAGGAGGAAACTTTACTTCATATAGTGGTTCTTCTAATAATTACATAGTTCGTATAAATTCTGATGGTACTAAAGATACATCATTTAATATTGGTACAGGATTTAGTAGCACAGTAAATGATACTACAATAGAACCTAATGGAAAAATTTTAGCAATAGGACAATTTACAACATATAGTGGTTCCTCAACAAACACCACTAGAATAATCAGATTAAACCCAAATGGTACCCAAGACACAACATTTGTAACAGGAACGGGATTGAATCAAGTTACCCCCAACGGAAACCACCTTTCAATAGAATCAGATGGTAAAATATATGTTGGATCTCAAATGGCTACTTATAGTGGGTCAACTGTTAACTTTTTTGCTAGGATTAATCCTAGTGGAACTTTAGACACTACATTTAATGGATATACATCCAACATTGCTTATGGAATAGGATTTAATAATGTTATAAGAACATTATTTATATCTGGGTCTAATATCTATTTTGGAGGAAGTTACATAGCCTATAAACCAACAAACCGAATTATTAGATTAAACACTAATGGTACTCAAGATACTACATTTTCTCTTGGAGAAGGAATTACTGGTGGTCAAAATACTATTTATTCCTTAGTTTCTCAATCTGATGGAAAAATTATAGCAGTAGGAGCATTTTCTACTTATCAAGGATTCTCCCAAAATAACATTACTAGACTTAATACAGATGGTACTAGAGATACAACATTTAATATAGGTACAGGATTTAATAATACTGCAACCTCAGCAACTGTACAACCAGATGGAAAAATAGTTATTATGGGACTTTTTACTACATATAGTGGTTCCTCTTCAAACCGTATAATTCGCCTTAACCCTAGTGGTACTTTAGATACAACATTTAATATTGGAGCTGGAATTGATACCGTAAGCAGCGCAGTTGGAGCTTCTAAGATTATTTCCACCCCAGATAACAAAGTTTATGCTACTACAGTAGGTATGGCTAGTTATAGTGGTTCATCTATTGGTAATCTTGTTAAAATTAATTCAAGTGGTTCTATAGATACCACATTTGGTACTACTTCTTCATTTTCTTTTAATAGTACTGGAAGGGGATTTTATGCTGCATCTAGCCCTGGTGGATACACATTGATTCTTAGTGGTTCAAGCGTAATAGTAGGAGGACAATTCTTAACATATAAAAATACAGCATTTCTGTATGGTGGCATGATAGATACAACAGGTGCCATTTCTTCTTCATTTAACATAGGGGCAGGATTTAGTACTACAGTTCGAACATGGGTTACTCAATCTGATGGTAAAATTTTAGCAGCCGGAGCATTTACCACATATAGTGGTTCCTCAACTAATACAACACGAATTATTCGTTTAAATAGAAATGGTACCCGAGATACTTCATTTGTAATAGGAACTGGATTCAACAGTACTGTAACAGATCTTAGAATACAATCTGATGGAAAAATATTAGCAATAGGACAATTCACAACATATAGTGGATCCTCAACTAGTGGAATAGTTCGTTTAAACATAAGCGGTACTCGTGATACTACATTTAATGTAGGAACAGGTTTTACATTAGCACCAGATGCTAGACATTGTAAAATTCAATCAGATGGAAAAGTTGTAGTAGTAGGTAACTTTACTACATATAGTGGCTCTACACAACAATATATTACTCGAATTAATACTGATGGTACTAGAGATACAACCTTTAATATAGGCACAGGATTTAATAACACTGCAGAAGCAGTGATTCTTCAACCTGATGGAAAATTAATTGTAGGAGGACAATTTACAACATATAGCGGATCAAGTCAAAACCGTATAACCCGAATAAATACAGATGGTACTCTTGATACTACATTCAATTCAGGAACAGGATTTGGTGGACCGACATATGCTTTAGCACTCCAATCTGATGGAAAAATAATATGTACCCATCAAAATCAAACATATAGTGGTTCTACAACTAGATATATAACACGGATTAACCCTAGTGGTACTTTTGATAATACATTTAACGCGGATGCAAATTCTTCTTTATCCTCTACATCAAATACCCAAAATAGTTTAGTAATTGCTAATGATGGCTCAATATATTGGGGAAATGCTTTTACTACTTTTAGTGGATCTTTTATACCAAACCGTATAGTAAGATTAAATACTAATGGATCAGTAGATGAAACATTTAACCAAGCATTCCCTAATTTTGTTAACAATACAGGAAAAGGAGCAGATAGTACAGTAAACGCAGTATTATTAATATAAATTTAAAAAATAAAAACTATGACACTTAAAGAATTTTTACAAGACAAAACATTAACAGCTGTTGAACTAATCGACTATGATTACAACCAAGTTATCAACGTTTATGTTGATGGAGCAGGCTATGGCTTAGCTATAGATACATCCAATATCCCTGCCGGAACCCCATTAACATATACTACAGAATTTACATTAGAAGGAGATGTTTTATCTGTAAGTGATTTCTCTATCAATACAAATGATATAGATATGCTTTAAAAAAATTAGGCCCCCCAAAGGGACCTTCGTACATTTAATGAAAATAAAGGTTATGTACGCATTTATTAAAGAAGGAAGTATTCGTCACAGTAGAGAAACGGTTATGGAGCATATCAAAAAACTTCAACCACTCAACTACAACCGATTCATGTGGTGGAGAACACATACTGATAAAGTTACTCCACTAGGAAAACGTGCTTTACTCAAAGACCGTATCCTAAATGGTGATTTCAATCCATCTTCCTATTTTTGGCAAGCACAATTAGCACTTTATGTTGCTAAAGACAAACTTGACTTGAGAATCCACGATACTCGTTATCAACTTGATCTTGCTGGTGTTGATTTTATGCGTCACAAAAAATTAATGGAAGACTTTGAGAAGGAAGAAAAAAACCGTATGTTTGCTTTGTATGAAGCGTTTACTTCCGAATACAACATTACCAAAGAAGAATTAGAGGAGGCATTCCTCAAATCCCATGGCACCATTTTAGATTTCTATTACTATGCCGAGGAATTTTTGTACAAAACACCATCTTCCAACCGTAAAGACATGCGTGGACGACCTAAAAAAGTAAGAACTGAATCCGTACCTAGAGTTTTACAAAAAAAACGAGGTAGACCAAAAAAGAATAAATGAAAACAGGAGTTATAGCAGGAAATTTTGACGTAATCCATCCAGGATACATTTATATGTTTGATGAATGTAAACAAAATTGTGATCACCTTGTAGTATACCTACATAAAGATCCATCAATTGAACGTCCCGAAAAACTAAAACCGATTTTATCGGTTGAGGAACGTCGTAAAATTCTATTTGCTTTAGATATCCCTACAGTTATAGCTTACGATACTGAAAAGGAGTTGTATTGGATGCTTCATGATGGGAATTTTGATGTTCGATTTTTAGGAGATGATTACATTGGAAAACCATTCACGGGTGATGATTTAGATATACCCATCCATTATCTTAGTAGAGATCATGGTTGGTCAACAACAAAATATAAACAATTAATAGCAAATAGTTTAAATGAAAAATAACCAATACCCACAACCAAATGAGATTTGGCAACACTACAAAGGTGGAAAATACCAAATTGTAGCAATGTGTAATCACACAAATACAGATGAAGTACTTGTAATATATAAATCAATGTCATTTGGAGGTTTCCATGCTCGTCCGTATAGTGAATGGCATGAACAAGTTGGAGAAACAGGAGCCGCAGGATATCCAATTTATCGTTTTGAAAAATTATGAATATAGAACATGATTACCTTAGACTCCTAAAGGATATCCTAGACAATGGAGTACAAAAACAAGATAGAACTGGAACAGGTACTATCTCAGTATTTGGAAGACAGATTAGACATAAGATGTCTGAGGGATTTCCTTTGATTACAACTAAGAAAATGCCATTTCGTCTTATAGCAACTGAATTGTTATGGTTCTTACGTGGTGATTCTGATATTAGATTTTTATGGGAAAATAATTGTACAATCTGGGATGGTGATTGGTATAAGAAGTATAAAACTACTTGTTCTGAACCATACACATTAGAAGAGGTTAAACAGAAAGTAAAAGATGGTAACCATTCTTTTCACGATTCAATGTTTGATATGGGTCCTGTTTATGGTAGACAATGGAGAAGTTGGAGACGATATAGAAAATTACCAAAAGATGATTACACTACAGATTACAGAGAAAATGAACCAATAGATCAAATCCAAAATCTAATCAATGACCTTAAAACAAACCCAGATTCTAGACGATTGATGGTTAATGCTTGGAATGTAGGTGAATTAGACCAAATGGTTCTTCCACCTTGTCATTATGGATTTCAAGTTTATACAAGAGAGTTGAGTTTCGCGGAGAGAGTTGTTTGGATAAAAAATAATTCATCAACCCAACAAATAACTCTACCACAATATATAGATGATAAATTTTCTTTGGATGAATTTTTTAAACCATATGGAGTTCCAACCAGAGCAATCTCCCTAATGTGGAATCAAAGATCAGTAGATACATTCTTAGGTTTACCATTCAACATTGCTTCATATGGTTTGTTATTAGAAATTATTGCTAGAGAAGTCAATATGGTACCTGATGAATTGATTGGGAATTTAGGTGATGTACATTTATATTCAAATCATTTAAATCAAGCAAAAGAACAAATTACGAGAGAGCCATTTAAATTACCTGAACTTCAGTGTTTAGATGAATATCATTACTTAATGGATGAAGAATTGGTTGATCCAATTCCACTCGATAAGAAAATACAACAATTTAGACCCGACTTTTTTATAATGAACAATTACGAATCCCACCCACATATTAAAGCACCTTTATCAAATTAAAATTATGAAAAAATTAGTATTAATATTAGCAGTATTAGGATTAACAAGTTGTGTTAATCAAATGGACCGTCTAAAAGACGCTCAAAAAAAGTATCCAAAATGTATTGTACAACCAACAACAAGTTTACTAGCCAGAGATGGATATGAAATTATGGTAGAAGATACCATCACTAATCAAATTTATGTATTGAGTTACTACTCATTTAGTACAACAAAAATTTCAAGTATCCGAAACATCAAGTAATGGAACTACTAAACACACACCCAATTAAAAAATCCGATTTAGGTTTCCATGGAAATCTATTTGGTGGCAAATTACTATCATGGATAGATGCTTCAGCTGCAGGTTATGCAATGCAACTTTGTGATACCCCGAGAATGGTAACAGTATCGATTGATCAATGCAACTTTGAGAAACCAGCCAAGGAATCCCAACTATTAAAAATTTATGGATATCCAAAACGTGTAGGAAACAGCTCAATGACTCTTTATATGGAAGCAAGAGCCCATAATGTTTATACAGGCAAACAGGATATTGTATTGAAAACAAACACTACATTTGTTCAGATTGATGAAGGTGGAAATTCAATCCCACTTGGTGAAAAAGCTAAAAAGAGAATTAATGGGATGCTTGGAGAAAACTTGGTTTTTGAAAAATAATTTTGTATATTCCGGGTATAAAAATAAGAGTTATGATATTTAGAAAAAAAACAAAAGCCAAATTTAAATTATTCCTACGAAATTTAGGAATGCTTTGTAAAGGACCAACTGGATCCTCAAAACGAATTAGAATCTCCAAAACAGTTTACCCAGACAATACAGTTGTTGAACATGGTTATATTACAGAAGTACCTCAAAACAAAGATTCATTTGCTTCCGAGTTGCATGTTTACAATGAAATTAAAAAATCCGTAAAGAAAAATAAATAAATCCCCTAAAAATAAAAGTTATGAAAATCGAGAGAGAAAAAGTTATGAATTTGTTAAAGCCGGCTATGAACCTTATTATTGTAGCAGCTGTTGGAACAGCTATGTTCCGTTTAGGAATTGCTTATCAATCACATGAAAGCAAAGAAAATATCAAAGTAGATAACCCATATGCACACGCATTTTCCCCTGAGGAAATTTCAATCGCAGTTAACGAATCAAACGAGTTGATCATGATTGAACGTTCAACTGGAAAATACATTGTATATTCAGATCAAATTGGCCAAACCATCTTTGGAATGTATGCCAATCGTATTCACCAAGAGGTAACTAATGTTAGTAAATAGTATCAAAATCGGTATTGTAGCGGGGGCAGTTATTGCCACCGCTCTTACTGTTACTGAACCGGAAGTTCAAGCAACTCAAGACGTGCGCATTCCGGACAGTATCGATCAAAGTTCACCCCCATGTCTGCAGATGTATGAGTACATTAAAGCATACGCTGATACGTTTGATATTCCATTAAATTATGCATTTGGAATAGCATATTGTGAAACAAGATATGAAGGTCCATTTCAGTGGAAATATAACCCTGCCCAAACCTCCCCTACAGGTGCTGAAGGACCAATGCAAATTTTGCTTTCAACAGCACGTTACTTAAACAAAGATAAAGTTTCACGTGAACGTTTACGTACTGACATTGGGTATAACGTGAAAACTTCAATGGGTTATTTAAGACGTTTATACAATCGTTACAAAAGTTGGCCAATTGTGTTTGGATACTACAATACAGGTTACCCTAGAGTAAATGATTATGCAAGAAAAGTTGTAAATTTTAAAATGAATTGGATATGAAAGAAGTAGTTTGTATAAACGATAAAAACCTACCTGAAGGTGCAGCAGTAGTAAAGGGTAGAGAATATAATGTAGTAGAAGAATTTATAAACAACTATGACCAGCGAGTTTATATCATTGAAGGTATTGTAAATGAAGGTACTACTAAAATGGGATTACGTTGGGTTGGATATGATGCATCTCGATTTGCAATCCCCGAAACATTAATGGAAGAAACTTACGAACACGCATACGCAGAAGCTTAATATGAAAAAAGTAAAAATTAGTCACGAGGTACCATTTTGCCTCTTAGAACAAAGTAGAAAATTTAACGACTACGATTATTGTTTACCCCACTTGATGGACGAAAATGAAGAATATCGCAACTTCTTCTACGAATCAAAGAAAATGGGTCGATATATTGTAATGGACAATTCACTCCATGAACTAGGTGAAGCATACAATACAGAACGTTTAATGCACTGGATTGGAGAAATCAAACCAAATGAATTCATAGTTCCAGATGTATGGGAGAACTATGCTGAGTCAGTTAGAAATGCAAAACAATGGGCTCAAGTAGAATTACCAGACGGAGTAACTAAAGTAGCAGTAGTACAAGCAAAATCAATGTATGAAGCAGGATTATGTGTTCAAGCATATCGTGATTTTGGATACAAGAAAATTGCATTTTCATATGGTGCAGAATACTACCACAGTGAAATGTGTCCACATCCAAACAAAGATTTAGGTAAAGCAATTGGTCGTTACATGGTTTTATCAACTTTCCAAAACAATAAAACACTTTTGCCAAACGATAGAGTACATTTGCTTGGAACCGCATCCCCAATTGAATTTGGAATGTATAAAAATATGCCATTTATTGAATCAATTGATACTTCAAATCCAATTATGGCAGCAATTGGTGAAATGCCTTATACAAAAATGGGGTTATATCAAAAACCACTTGCAAACATGAACAAATACCAAGATATAAGCATTGATTTTGTAAACGAAGATCTTATAGAATACAATGTTGAAATGTTTCGTACAATAAATGGACTCTAATTTGGAGTCCATATTTTATTTTAGTATATTTATACAAACAATAAGTTATGGAATATTTAAGTTTATATGATTACCTAAAAAGACCCGCAGGTGGTGAATTAGGTAGAGAAGTAGCACAAGCAGCTAGTAAAGCAGGTGTTAAATTAGAAACTCGAGAGGTTTCAACCCCAAATTATACAGGAATAGTATATTTGTATCCTAATGATTTCTTAGATTTTTATTTTAGAGAACCTGATTCAAATCTAATGGATGAATTACCTGGAGAATTAAATTATAATATTGGAGACGACGATTTACCATTTTAATAAAAAAATATGAAACACGTAGTAGTATCCTTATCTGGAGGGATGGATTCCTCCACATTGTTACTTCGTTGCTTGAAAGAGTACGATACCGTAACAGCAATTTCATTTGACTATGGTCAAAAACATCGAGTTGAGCTTGAACGTGCTCAATCGTTGGTAGATTATATTAATCATATTAATTCTGCCTATTCATCAATTCGTTATCGTCAAATCCAATTAAATGGATTAGTTGATCTTTTAGATTCAGCTCTGGTAACAGGTGGAGATGATGTACCTGAAGGACATTATGCTGAAGAAAACATGAAAGCAACAGTTGTTCCAAATAGAAACAAAATATTTGCTTCAATCGTACAAGCAGTTGCACTTTCAGTAGCAAATAAAACAGGAGAAAATTGTGATATTGCAATGGGAATCCATGCAGGTGATCATGCAATTTACCCTGATTGCCGACAAGAATTTAGAGATGCAGACGACCATGCTTTTAGAATGGGGAATTGGGATGCAGAGCGAGTAGGTTACTTTACACCATACCTTGAAGGTGATAAATTTACCATCTTACAAGATGGAGAAGTATTATGTGGTGAATTAGGTTTAGACTTTAATGAAGTATATAAACGTACAAACACTTCATACAAACCAATTTTCCTTAATTTAGCATTTGTAAATAATGAAGATGAAATAGTTGATTGTTCAGATTGGTTCTCTGATTATAAATCAGCAAGTTCCGTGGAGCGAGTAGAGGCCTTTATTAAATTAGGAAGACCTGATCCCGCAGGATATGCAGATGAAGAAGGTCCTGTAAGTTGGGAACATGTAGTAACAGAAGTAACAAAAGTACTAGAAAACCATGAAGGATAGTTGTATTATAGACTGGGAATTATACCAAAAAGTTATGGCAAAGAAAAGAACAATTAAAGTATGTACCGGGATTGGATTGAATATGTTTTTTCCCGAATACATTACTATCGAATTAACCGATATAGATACAGAAATTAAAACACCTAAAAAAACAAAGAAAAATGGGTAGATATATTAGCACAAAATTATTTGAAAATTATTCCGTTGCACTTAGACAATGGAGAGCATCTCACTCACATTGTGAATTGTTACATGGTTATGCTTTGAAATTCAAAGTATGGTTTGCTTCAAACGAACCGCTAGAGGAAAACCAATTAGATGACATGAACTGGATCGTTGATTACGGTGGGTTCAAAGATGCACCTAAAGGTAATGGTTTGAAATCTTGGATGAATTATATGTGGGATCACACATTGTTGATCGAGAAGGACGATCCATACTTAGACTTTTTCGAATCGGCAGCAATGGAAGGTTTATGCGCACTTCGAGTAATGGACAAAATGGGCGCAGAATCATGTGCTAAATTAGTGTTTGATCATTTTAACGACGTTTTAGCCAAAACAGACGCCGGAAGATGCAAAGTAATTAAAGTAGAATGTTTCGAAAACGACAATAACTCTAGTATTTATGAAGAAACGGAAGCCTAAACAACTTAAACCTGTTCCTCCAATTACAATAGGACCATTTAGTCCTAGAGTAGCAAAAATTCTTACAGATGCTGATAAAGAATATCAAAAAAATAGAAAAGATGAACAATAGCTATTACACAACAACCACCACTTTTGGTGACATTAAATTCACTTATATATTTTAACAAAATAGCGACTTTGGTGCGTTTTTACCATATGTATAATCATGGAACGCACCAAAATTTACTATCTACATTACGGAAATAATGTACCAATTTATGTAGGAAAATCTAATAGAATCCAAGGTAGAATATCTAATCATAGAAAAAATTTCGGAAAAGATATTATAGCTGAAGTGTTAGATGATGTACCTTTACATGAATGGAAGTTTTGGGAGTGTTTTTGGATAGAACAATTTAAACAATGGGGGTATGTTCTTTCAAACAAAAACAATGGTGGTGGAGGAGCTACTAAACAAAATTTTTCCCCTATTAGAAGTCAAAAAATAAGTAAAGCTAGACTAGGTAAACCTATGCCCCATAAAGGAAAAAAATTCACAGAAGAGCATAAAGAGAAAATTAAATCTACTCGAGGTTTTCTCCAATCCCGCCCAAATACTTGGACAAATCAACCAGTTCTTCAATATAATTTAGATGGAACTTTTATAAGGGAATTTGGTTCCCAATTAGAAGCTTCGTATTTTTTACAGGTAAAAGGAGATGGAGTTGGAGCCTGTTGTAGAGGTAAACAAAAATCTGCTTATGGTTACATATGGAAATTTAAAAATATAAAACAACAAGAACAATGAAGACAAAATTTTTACAAAGTGTAGAGAGATACACAAACACGAAAGGAAAAACAGGTTACAAAGCTATTTATAGCAATGGAATTGATTTTCAAACATTATTCTTCCCAATTAGAAATGGAGTAGATGTTATTAATATTCCTTCAATTATTAACTCAGTTCAAACAATAGATGATTTAGAAGCTATTGGAGCAGAACTTTAAAAAACAAGAACAATGAAAGAGAAACAATTAACAGCAGTAGAACAAGCAGCAGTTGCTTTAAGATTATGGTCAAATGCTTGGAGGGAATTTGATAAGACAGGTAAAAATAAACCTGAATCATTTGAAAAAGTAATTGAACCGTTTATTAAAATGGAGAAGGAGTCACTCCAGGAATCCTATGTTAATGGATATGCAAAAACCAAAAAGATGCTTATACAATTTAAACAACAAGAACAATGAAAGAAATCCTTTATTTCTCAGCCAGCTGGTGTATGCCTTGTAAACGCTTCAAACCAGTTATGGAACAGGTAGGACAAAGTATACCTGTACGATTTGTAAATGTAGATGAAGACCCTCAATTGTCTTCCCAATACAATATCAGAAGCGTACCTACATTGGTATTTTTAAAAGACGGACAAGAAGCAGACAAATCAATCGGAGTTTTAACGGAATCACAAGTAAAAGAAAAATGGAATCTACTTTAGGAAGAATAGAAGATTATAACAAAACGTTACCTATTATAGAATTGTATCGTTGCGTTCAAAGCGAGGGATCTCGTTTTGGACGCCCAACGATTGCAGTTCGCACAACAGGTTGTACTCACCGTTGCTACTTTGGTGAAGGGGGTTGGTGTGATTCTTGGTACACAAGCATCCACCCCGAGAAAGGAACATTCAACTTTAACGATATTATTCGTATTTATGATGAAAACCCACATATCAAAGAAATGATGCTAACGGGTGGTTCACCTACTATGCATCCTAAATTGGTTAATGAATTAACACATTTTGCACATGAAAGAGGTATTCTCATTACTATTGAAACCGAAGGTTCTCATTTCCTCGCTACTGACTATCCTATATCTCTTATTAGTCTCAGTCCTAAGTTTAGCAATAGTGTTCCCGTTGTGGGTGTTGCCACGCCGAATGGTTCTATTACGGATGAGAAGATGGTTACCCAACATAACAAACATCGATTAAAATTAGATACAATCAAACAAACACTGGAATACCACTCAGATTATCACTATAAACCAGTTTGGGATGGTACAGAAGAAAATCTAAATGAAATTGAAACATTCCGCTTAGCATTAGATATCCCTAAAGACAAAACCTATATCATGCCCGCTGGCGATACAAGAGAAGAATTAATTAAAATGTATCCACTTGTATTTGATATGTGTGCTGAAAAAGGATACAACATGACAGGAAGAGATCATATTATTGCATTTGACACTAAAAGAGGAGTATAATGAAAAGAGAAACACCAATGAAAAGACCAAAACGTAAAGAAAAACACCTCCATATGGTTACTTGGGATGGTACACGTTATGAATCAATTAACATGCCTGATTATTTAGCAGATGACTATGTTAGAGAGTTTGATTTAGTACATACCCCAAAAACTATTGAATTAAAGGAATGGATTAATAAAAAAACCAGGAAGTAGATAATTATCCGTTAGGTATCTGATATGTATAATAAAAACAGATGCCTACATATCCTTTTTTAACCCGAGCGTATGGACCTAATGCAAAAGGATCTACACTAACATGGGAAGATTTAGATAATAGTTTATTATTCCTCTCAGAATCTATCAATGAACTTAATTTTGAACCATTATCAGGTTCAAATTATCTTTTTGTAGAAGCAAATAGTACACCAACTCAAAATGGTTTATCACTATCTGCTTCTTACGCTCAAGCAAAAGCTAGTTCCCCATCAGCTACAAATAGAATTTCTATTTTAGTTAGTCCTGGTGAATATACTTTTGCCTCTACTTTTACTTTAAATACTCAATATATTGATGTAGTATCTCTTACAGGTGAATGTGATGTATTAGTAACTGGTAGTGGTACTATTCAAATCGGTGCAAACGATGTTTATGTAAGAGGTATTGATGTTGATGTTAAAAACTTTACTATAACAGCAAGTTTACCTTTACTTAAAGTAAAAAATTGTAAAGGTGGAGATTTCAGTTTTGGAGGCTATCCAGACCCAACAACAGGAGGTACTCCTTCTCCTGGATACACTGTTGTAGGAACATTTATAGACTGTGAAGGTGGGAATATTAGCTTTGCCGGTAATGGATCAGCATATGGTACTTTTATAAATTGTACTGCAGGTAGTGGTTCATTTGGTAATTATTGTGATGGTACATTTATAGATTGTATTGCTGGTGATTCTAGTTTCGCTACTCTTGGAGATATTGAAGGAGGAACTTTAGAAAATTGTGTTGGTGGGGCAGATAGTTTTGCCTCTGTTGGAAATATATCTGAATCTATTCTTAGAAACTGTACAGGTGGACAAAATAGTTTTGCTTTCAACACCAATATTTCCGGAATATTACAAGATTGCAGATTAACAAATGGAAGTTTTTCCTCAACTGGTACAAATATTGCCCCTGGAGGTCAATTAATTACATGCATTAACTCAGATAACACTCCTATAACATACCCATAATTTAAATAAGAATATGACAACTTATTCATTTATACAATACGATGTTTTAAACAATTTGATGTCCTTTAAAGGAACACCAACCCCAGGTTTAAAGACACTTATTAAAAACAATAATTCTAATATTTCTTCTATTAGAGATATTTTACAAAATGACCAATATGCAGGCGATACTGTAGTCCCAACAGCAGCATCTTCAGCAATAATTAGTTTTTTAGGGGCTACTCCTGAAATTAATTTAGCTAATTCAAAAACAATTATTTTAACTATTGAAATCATTGATGATACATCAATAGGAAATACAGTTATAGTTTCTAAAAACTTAGACGGAACTAAAACAGTTGTTACTAAAGGAGGATTATCATTAGCTATTGAAAACATCAAACCATCTAAAAAATGGGATACGATGGGCAAATGTGATAACTGTCTTAAATTTGCATTTAGTTCATCAAACGCATATAATTTTACAGGAAATTTAGGAGGTGCATGGAACGGTACATTTAAAAATGGACAAAAAGTTTATGAATTTTATATACCAAACTATTCATCTCCTGTAGGATTTGGATCTACTGAATTATATAGAATATATTGGAAACCTAACATCACATATTCGGGTATTAATTACAATGGTACTCCATTTACTATTACTAATAAACATAAGTGGATAGCTACTCCTGCATCTACAATGGATGTACTTAATGATAATACATTTTTCCACGTTTTAGATAATTTTGATGCTCCTTGTCCGTATGCTTTAGCTCCTTCATGGTATAATTTCTTTGGAAAGGAAGGATTTTTCCTATTAAATTCTGTTCCACAAACAACTCAAACAAAACCTTGCCCTAATTTTATCCCAACCCCAGGAACAGTAAATTGGGGATACAATTGTGGAACAAATGGTTGTGTATCCTCCCCTTCAGGATCAATAGGTGAATTTGCTACTCTAGCGGCATGTCAAGTAAGTTGTAGTTTACCTACTCCTCCAGCAAGTAGCAGCAATGGATATAACTGTATTGATGGAGATTGTGTTGAAAGTCAAATTTCAGGAACATTTCAATATACTACTTTAGCTCAATGTGAAGCAAGTTGTAGTGCTCCTTCCCCTGTAACAAGTAGCTGGTATGCTTGTACTCAAAATGGATGTGTTCAAGTACCATCTGGTTCAGCAGGAGCATTCGTAACTCAAGCAGAATGTGAATCTATTTGTAATATCCCAGTAGGTGGAACTCCAACAACATGTAGTTGTGATCCTGATTTAAGTCCTGTTATAAACCCAAGTTTTTTCTTAGGATCAACAGGATGGACATTTTCACCATCTGCTTTCACCCCAGGAATTGGTAGTTGGGATTTTTCACAAGGATATGCTCAAGCTGAGACTGGTGTTACTATGAGTGCACAAAATACTTCAAGTGTATCTTTAACTCAAGCTAACTTGTTTACACTTTCATGTTCATATGACGTATGTTTCCAAGCATGGACTGGAAATCCTACAAATAATGCCTTAATTACTATTGATACAGGAAATTATACTACTAATTTACCTCAAGGAACTAGTCCTTTAACAACTGTACCAACAGCATATTCATTTACTATAAACAATATTGAAACTAATGATCTAACTTTATTCTTTGGATTAGATATTACTGGCTCAAGTGCAAGAATAAATGTAGATAATGTTTGTGTAACTTTAATTGGATGTCCTCCACCTCCACCACCACCATCTGAAGGTACAGGATCAGTAATTCCACCTGAAGATTGTTACATTACTGGATCTATATATTCTTATGTATCTGCTTCTTATGATTGTTTATGCCCTGAAGGATATGTATCTGATGGAAGTGGAAGTTGTATTAATAATACCCCAACAATTGTACTTGCTAATTCAGGTCTTTATACTCCATCAAGTATATCCCAATCAAATATAGGTTGGCCTCAAGGTAATGGTAATATAATACCTGGTTTTTCAATTAACCAACCAAGTACATTATATGCAATTGACCCAACTAATGTTGCAGGATATATCCCGGCAATGGTTGGTATGGCTCAACCTATATTATTTTACAGTTGGAGTTTTAATGGTGCTGGTTACTCATCAACAAATAACACATCTTCATTTTCTGGAAGTTCTTTAGTGTATAATACTCAATATACTTTTGATATATTAAAAAATAATTTCTGGTACCAACCAGATTTAGGTCAAAACTGGACTGCAAGATGGGTTGCTCAACTAGCAAGACAAACAACAATTGGAACACCAAGTAATGGGTTTCCTTCAAATGATAGATGGACAGGAATGGGTACTACTATAAGTGCATCCTCCGCAAAGACATATTATATCGGGATTATAGGTCAAGGAGCCATGAAAATTAAATTGGATGGTAACACAATACTTTGCACATCCCCTTCAGTAACAAATACTCCTTTATACAACCAAGCTACTTATCCAGCATATGCCCAAAACGGCTATGCAAGATACCCAAATTATCCTTATGGTCTTTATAATTGGGGGGTATTACCATCACCACTATTTGGTTTTAATAATACTCTTACTAGTTCGATCTCAAGTTCTTATTTTGACTTTTATTTTCAAAATGCTGGTCCTGAATATGCTTTTGTTGATCCACCAAACACATTTGCAGGAAATGGTAAATTCCTTTCAGCATATAATTTATACCTTTACCCAGTAACTATGTCTGCGGGATGTCATCAAATTAATATTGAAGCTAATCCTGATAATTTTAAATATTGTATATCTTATCAAGGTTTCTTAGGTGGAATTATTTTAGATAATACAGCAGAACAATTAGTTAGTGCTAGTAATTATAACGATTTAAATATTGTTTGGGATTCAACATATTTAGACCCAATTACTTCTTCATTTCTAGGATATAGTAATAATAATGCAATTACTGAAAGTTATTACCTTTACACATATGATGTAACCACAATCCCTCCAACATCATCATATATTTCCTGGTGCCCTTCAGGATCAACTGCTATTAGTGGAAGTCCATGTAATGGATGTTTAAAATCTGGAAGTATAAATAGTACAATAGCATGTGGTAATTGTTTAGAATGTACTCATGGTTTATTATATAACGGATATGTAGTAGATAAAGGTAGTGCTCCTCTACAAGGACGTGGTCCTGGTGGAATTGTCAATACTGGATCAGCTAATGCTACCACTTGGGTTATACCAACCGAATCAGATTGGAATAACTTAGTAACTTTCTTAAACAATAATACAGCACCTGTTGATGTAACTATAACAGGTAGTTTAGGAACAATTGCTGGTGGTAAATTAAAAGATTACACTAGAGATTTAGAAGCTACTTGTTGGGAAAATCCAAATATTGGAGCCCAAACAAATACAGGTTCAAGTGGATGGACAGGAACAGCAGGTGGAAGACGTAAAGACGACGGTACATTTGAAGGTCTTGGATTTGAAGGATTATGGTGGAGTGCTAACTCGTTATCAACCCCACCAATTCAAAATGGAGCATTAATGGCCGCTCGCCGTTTAGAACACTATTCAGCTGATGTTTATAGAGATATTTTCCCTAAAAGCTATGGTTGTTCAATCCGTTTAGTTAGACCTGCTACAACCGGTGAAACAAATGGAATGTTTATCCCGGATGCATATGTTGGTAAAAACGGAACCATGTATGATGGTATTGTAATTAATGATCAAGTTTGGATTGATAAAAACTTATCTGAAACATTATATAATAATGGTACTGCGATTACAATTACTACCCCAAATGGTCTTTGGAGTTCAACCCCAGCAGTAGCAACAGCAACATCATGTTATTACGATAATAATGCTACTAATGCTAACATTTTAAATGGAAATATAAACCCTGTAACTCAAGAATGTTATATCTTCCCAACATATTACATATATGAAAAATGTGATGGGTCTGAATTTTTAGTACAACCTGTTTCAGGTAGCACTACTACTGTAGGAAAAGTATTAAAAGATTCAAATTCAGATTGCTGGTCATTCTTTGAATCATCTGAAGGAATCCCAACATACCCTCACACATATTCCACAACTAATTATTTCTCAGGAAGTAATGTGATATACAATAATTGTAATGAATGTGAAGCGATTCATACCATTTACATGAAATTTGGAACTAAAAACTGTTAATATATAAAAAAATAAAAAATGGCATTCAATTATAATACTAATATCAAAAACATTTTATTATCAATGTCCCTTAGCCCGTATTTACCTACGGGCTCAAGTGTAGGATATGGTTTTAAAATGGCCTATAGTGGATCTAGAACAGGATCCCTTTCAGGGTCTATAACAATATATGATACTGGTTTAGTATCTACAGGAACCGCTTCATTACAAGTTTTTGTTCCCACATCTTCCTATTTAGATACAGGACTTATTTCCCAATCAATAGCTGCACTAGTAACTCAGTATACTAATTTCCCTACAGGTACTGCAGATGAAACTATTTCTACTCAAATTATTTATTCTCCTGGAGAAATTACACCTTTAGCTTGTAGCTCAACGTGTTATCAAGGAGAAACTTATCCATGGGTATGGGATACTCCAACATTAAACCCCCCAGAAATATATACTAGCTTAGTAAATAGACAAACTGTACGACCACTAAAAGGTGGTGTTTCAATTACATCAACTTCCCATTCAACACCATTTACAAATGGTACTGTTGGAACAATGGGTCTTATATGTCAAGATTCGGCATCTGGTGCTATAGTTGGTTTAACAAATAATCACGTAGTAATTAGAGATGCTTTTTATACTAGTCAAAGAACCTATACAAACCCACAAAACGAATATAACTTAAACGATTCAAGTACTACAGTTCAAGGGGATTATGTATATCAAACAGGTGACTCCCAACCAGTAAATCCTGGAGGAGCAAATGAAATAGGTAGAGTATTAAGATATGTCCCTATTTACACCTCAGCTTCAATTGCAGCTAATCCTTCTTTAGTAAATAACGTAGATGCTGCTATATTTTCTTTATATTGTACTTCTAGTACAGGACAAACAATTATAAATTTTTCTCAAGTAGGAGGTGAACAAGTAGGATTAACTTATGGATCTACAATTCCATTTGCATCAACTGTTGAAATTGACCAATTGATGAACTCAAACTATGAACTTTTCAGTTCAGGTAGAACTACAGGACCTAAAGGTTCTCCTAGCACATTATGTCCTTTAAGAATACTTGGTTATAAATCATTCCCTATAAAATATCCACTTCAAGGAGTTCAAACATTATCTTATTTTACAGATGTAATTGCGTTTGTTAAACCTAACAATAGTGCTTCTTATAACCCTGGTACAAGTAATTCAATTGTTGATATTTGCCCTTGGCCAGTATGGGGTGGAGATTCAGGATCTACATTAATAGCTAATATTGGTGGTGTTTGGAAAGTTGTTGGTTTAGTATTTGCAGGAGATGGTCTTGCTTATAATCCTCAAACTGGTTCTCCAAGTGCTCTTTTACCAAATGGGACATTAGTACCATATCAAATAGCATCTTCAGTAGGATACGCTTGCCGTATAGATCAAGTAGCAGCTCAATTAGGAATTAAAGCATGGACTGGGAGTGCAGCACCCGTGGTAGATCATAGTACAATCACATACAAAACAATATCAGGAAGTAATAGTACTAAAACTTTAGTTTGTAGTGGTTCAACTTATTGGCAAGTTGGTCTTACAGAAAAACATAACATTTGTTAATGTAAAAATAAAAATAATATTTATAATAAAACTCAAACATGGATTACGCAATTTGCTTAGATCAATTCTCAACTAACTTTGATGTTAATAATTTATCATCTAACGGTTTTAGTATTTACACAAACCTTGATAATTATACAACCCCAATAGCGCAAAATATCCCCTACCAGGATTTATTTGCACCTCCAATTGGAAACTGTCCTTTAGTAGTAACTCTACCTCAAGGGGCAACTCAATTAGTAGTAATTGATGCTTGTACAACTTTACCTACAAACATTGCTTCCATTTTTACCAACGGATCAAGTACCGCTAACAACTTGATCACTCAATGTTGTTATGCTATAATCAATGTTCCTACTCAATCTATTTCATGGTGTGATACGGCAGATTTAAGTTTTGATGTATTTAGTGCAAGTTTTGTAGGGCAAATTATAGCAGGAAACTTAAACAGCTCAATTGGATCTGTAACAGATTATACAATCGGTTGGTACAAAGATGGAGATTATTCATCCCCCGAATTTGTTTCGGGATACGGCAATGCATTTGTTCCTTACCAACTAACTCATCCATTAGCAGCAAATACAGCACCATATGTTACAGCAGGTGATTGGGAAGGTATTATTCACGATATAGCAATCAATGGAATTACTTATAGCAGTGTAAGTGGTTCTGCTAATGGAACTCCAATCCCTTTTATAAGCTGCTTTGGTACAATTGTAGTAGCTCCTCTTACTTGTAATAATGGAACATTTCCATTACCATATACCCACCAAAAATCATTTACCGCCGCAGGAAATGGAGCCCCACCACCAATAATTGGTGCTACTTATGTACTTTCTGATACTACAAATTATTTTGCATATAGATTTGATGGATATAATGTTTGGGATGAACTCGAAATTAAATTTATTTCAGGTGATCCAAATAATACTGGAAATCCTTCTTTATATTCTCAACCTATTTACTTAGAAAAAGTCCAAATTGGTTTAGATGTTACAAACCCTAATACTATTTCCCTTCCCCAAATTACTAATAATAATTATCCAAAAAAAATAAAATATAGTTACTATAAAAGAATATTTACCCTTACTAATATTTCTAGAAGTGCTAATCCTTCTCTTCCTGATTCTTTAGAAATAAAAATATCACCAAACTCAACAAATAATCAAACCAATTGGAAACTTCAGATGCAATGTCTAGATACTTTTGATTGTGATGAATGTTTAGATCAAGCACCACCCCCAATTTCTTATGTTGAATTGAATAAAGATTGTTGTAATACTATAATTCCTACAATAAAGATAAGTTCTTCTTGTGATTCTGGGTTTGATATATGGGATTCAAAACTCCTCACTTACGCCCCATCAACAGTTAGTCAGGGATACACAATGGGGGGTAGTTATTTAGCATCTACTTTTACCCCTACCCCCATAGAAATACCCCTTTCCTTCTACCCTCTTCAAGTCATCGCATCCACTTCATGTTACTCAACTGGAATAAATCCTTCAAATCCATGTAGTCCTGCTACTCCTAACTCAATAATAAGTTACCATAAATCAGTAACAACTGTTAATGGACAGCTTCAAGGGATAATTTCCATGTCTTTTAATAATCAGACGGATTATCAATTTTATAAAGATAAATTAATTGATGCAAAAAATTCATTAAATAATGGATTAAGTGTTGCTAATTTTAATTTTAATCCAACCCAACCTCAATATTACAGCATGTTTAGGATATGGCTTCCAAAAACCACCGCTCCCTGTGGAGATGGGGTTATATATGAAGATTATTGGTTTCATCCTTCTACTAATATAACATATGTTGAGAATCCATCAAATAATTATTGGTCTATTACAATACCAATGCCTACAATAATAAATGGACTTCCTCCAAGTATTTGTTCTTCTTGTGATGATTACTCTTCTGGTAATACAACTATTATAAATGCTAGTTCTTTAGGAAGCCCTGATTTAGATGTAACTAATAATTATGGAAGTAAACTCCAAACCCCAGTTGGATACCTACTTGTTAACTCTTACCCAGGAGGATATCAACCAAATGATATGATGTGGGATGTTGTAAATTCTAGACAAATGCCCTATTATTCATGGAATACTCTTCCATTTATTTCATCTGTTTCATCTCCAACAGGATGGGTTAATTTACCTACATTAAATGCCAATCCATGTCCCTCTTTAGTATCTTCAAATATGCCATATTCTACTAATGGATATCCCACTCTTACCCATGTAGGATTTTCAAATTATGGATATGATATACATTATTTTCTTAAATTCCCTAATTTAACGGCTAGTGTAGATTGGTTCCAAATATATACAGGCGTTACCTCTTCTAATGGCGGGCATGTTGGTCCTCTGTATACACCATCCCCCCAATATATGATTTATGAATATAGTGCTTCAATAGGTACAGTTTATTCATCTTCATATTTTATAAATGGTGCCCCAACATTAAATATTGAAACAACTTTTCCAAATTGTTAAATATAAAATAATAAAAAAATTAGGCCCCTCAAAGGGGCCTTTTTATATTTCCCGTAAAAATAAGTTATATGATTCTTTTCACCTCCAAACAAATCCAAGACAAAGTAACAGAAATAGCCCATGCTATTGACTTCAAACATACAGTAGACGATGATGTAGTAATGATTTGTCTATTAAATGGTGGATTTATGTTCTTTAGTGATTTAGTAAAAAACATGTCAACGGATATTGAATGTGACTTTATGAGAGTAAAATCATATAATGGTCAAGAACAAGGTTTAATCCATATTACAAAAGACATTGAGACAAATATTGAAGGAAAAACAGTATATGTAGTAGATGACTTTTATGATACTGGAAATACTTTAGATATTGTTGTAGAACATTTATCTACCCACAACCCAAAATCAATTGAAATGATTACTCTATTGACTAGAGATATTTCCCCACTCCCAGAATATCCTTTACACTATGGTTTTATGATCCAAGATCAATGGGTAGTAGGTTATGGGATGGATAACAATAAAAAAGAGCGCAATTTAGATTACATTTATGTACTTTAATTTGGATACCCAAAATATCCTTCATACATTCATACAAAATAATAAGTTATATGTCAGAAAACAAACGTAAAAAACAGCACACAGATCTAGAATGTGTACAAATTGGTTTTGCAAATGGGGTTGCACCCGGTTTCCCACTTACAGAACCAGAAAAATGGAAAATGGTAGATGAAGCAGAAGAAGCTTATGGTAAGTTCTTAACTGCATTAGGTGTAGATTGGGAAAACGACCCAAACTCATCTGATACACCTCGCCGTGTAGCCAAAGCCTATGTATTTGATTTATTTGCAGGTAGATATAATGCAATGTCAGATATTACTTCATTTCCATCAGACGGTTACGATGGTATTGTAATCGAAAGAAACATTCCAGTTACTTCAATGTGTTCACACCACCACCAAACAATTGGAGGAGTAGTTCATATTGGTTATGTAGTTGGAAACGAAGGACGAGTAATTGGTCTATCCAAATTGAACCGTATTGTAGAATTATTCGGTCGTAGAGGTGCTATCCAAGAACAATTAACTTCAGCAATCCACAATGCAGTAAATAAAATTTGTGAGAAAAACAGAGGTGTAATTGTAACTGTAGTAGCAACCCACAACTGTGTATCTTGTAGAGGTGTTAAACACCAAGGTGCTTCAATGGTAACTACAAAAGCATCAGGTGTATTCTTGGAAAACGATAACCAAGCACGTAAAGAATTCTTCGATTCAATCAAAATTAATAACGGAGGACACCAGATATGACCAAATTAGAAACAACCCAATCTAAATTAATAGAATTGCTACTTGATCAAGTCATTAGTCTTTCTATGATGTCCAAAATCGAACTTGGAAATGATGTGCTAGAAGAGCTTAACACGCTAAACAGAGAAATTTCCCAAATAAGAGAAAGCTATGTTCCATTTGTGTCAGAAGTTGAGGAATTTAATGCAGTTATGGGAAAACCCAATAATTATAACCCGGTCATTCCCGAGGAGAAGGAGTGGATGTTTGTGTATAATTTCATTTTGGAAGAACTCGAGGAATATAAACATGCGTGTGAAACAGGCAATATTGTTGAAGTGCTTGATGCTCTATGTGACATTACCTACGTCTCGCTTGGTAACGGCGCTATGTTACATGGTCTTAAGGATAAAGTATGGCCTGCGTATCAAGAAGTACAAGCATCGAATCTTAGTAAAGCTTGTATTAGTGAAGAAGAGGCACAAGAAACCGTTAGAGTACGTTCCACAGAGCAAGAGGAACCATGTCACTATGAACAGGTTGGTAAATATTATATCGTCTATAGAACACGCGATCGCAAAGTCATGAAGAACATTAATTACTTCAGACCTGATCTTACCCAATTTTTAAACAAATAGTTATGAGAGAACCATTAGAAATTATTACTGAAATTAGAGGTTTTATATCGAGTCAAAACCCTATGAGATTTCCACATCAAGAAACAATTTTAATAAATCTACTTAATGAGTTGGAAGTAACATTATCTCCTATTGAAGAAGTAGGAGTTGAAGAACCAATTGTAGAGGTTGTTGAAGAACCAACAGAAGAATTTAATGAAGATATTAGTGAATCTCTTTCAAACATTTTATCTCTTTTAGAAAATGGAGCCACTGAAGAACCAATTGTAGAGGTGGTTGCACCTAAAAAAACAACAACTAGAAAAAAATAATTTAAAATAAAAGTTATGTACCAATCTGTTTTTTATAACAGGTTACCAGGAGAAGATCAGTACCATTACTATCTGAGGGACGATAAAAAAGGAATACACAAATTCCAATATTGGCCTACCCTATATAAGCTCGATGAAGATGGAGAATTCGAGACCCTATTCGGTGATCGATGTTCTCCATTTCAGGGCAAATATGATAGAAAAGATCCTACAATTTATGAAAAGGATATTGATCGTGAACTAGTAATCTTAAGAGATCTGTATTACAAGACAGATGAAATGCCCTCATACCACAACACAGTTTATCTGGATATTGAGATTGAAATTCTAGGAGCACTTACACCACAAACCATTAGAGAAGCAAACGCTGAGGTTACAGCTATTGCTTTAATCGATGTTTCCACTAAGGAAAAAATATGTTTTATCTTAGATAAAGCAGGTGCAATTGAAGACTTAAATCAAGATGGTAAAGTAATTGTATCTTGTCCTGATGAAAATACTTTGTTACGTAAGTTTTTATTAAAGTGGGAACAAATGGACCCTACAATTGTTGCAGGATATAACAGTGATTTCTTCGATATTCCCTATTTGTACTATAGAATACAAAAACGCTTAGGAGATGAAGTATATCGTTTATCCCCTATAGGTAAAATTACAGAAACATTATCCCAACCAAATGACCCAATCAGAATTGGCTTAGTTAACAGTTTGGACTATATGTTGCTGTTAAAAAAATATATCGCCAAAGAAGAACCATCGTATAAGTTAGGTGATATTGGACTTAAATATGCTAAGCTAGGTAAGATTGAATACAATGGTAGTTTAGATACTTTATTTAGAGAAGATCCAATCAAGTTTATAGACTATAACATTCGAGATGTTGAAATCATTGAGGTGTTAGAGGAAAAATTAAAGTTCATTGAATTGACCATTTTGATTTCCCATTTATGTCATACACCATATGAATCAATCTACTACAATACAGCATTGAATGAGGGAGCGATTTTAACGTATCTAAAACGCAAGAATATAATTGCACCCAATAAACCGACTACAACAAATCCATCCATTAGAGAGCTTGAACTCGGTGATCACGTTATACATCAACGAGGTACTCCAACAATTGAAGGTACTGTATATAGCTTTGAGAAAGACAATATTGTTGTAAAAACAATGTCTGGAAAATATATGAACCGTTACCCTAAAACAATCCGTAAAAAAGATAGTTATGCAGGTGGTTATTTGCTTGACCCTATCCCTGGACTATACTCAGATGTAAGTGACCTTGACTTTACCTCACTATACCCTTCAATTATCAAATCTTTGAATTTGGGTGTTGAAACATTGGTAGGTAGAATTATTACAAAGAACAACTACGAACAGTACAATTCACTTGAGCAGTTAAAGAAACTTGACCCCGAAGAAAAACTACACATACAAAAGCTAGTCAAATCTACTTATGCTTTAAAAGATGCTACAATAGCAGCCGGTGCCTTAATCCGCCTAATCGAAGACAATAATTGGACCATTTCAGCCAGTGGAGCGTTCTATAGAACAGATCAAAAGAGTATTGCTTGTGAGGTACTAGAGGATTGGTTTGATAAGCGAGAGCACTATAGAGCGCTTAAGAAAACAGCAGGTAAATCAGAAGATTGGGTAAACTACAAGCTATATGACTTGTACCAAATGGCATTCAAAATCCTCCAAAACGCATTATACGGTACGTATGCAATTAATTCATGGCGTTTTACCGATGGATTCAAAATATGTTCTGCTGCCATTACAAATAGTGGACAACGTTTAACTAAAGAATCTATTGCATTTGTAAACGACTACATTTCAGAACAATTAGATATTGACCCTAGAACATTTGTAATCGCCTCTGATACCGATTCACTTTATATGGAGTTAACTGACTTATTAAAGCACAGAAATCCAGATTTGGAATACGATAACCGTGAAGAGAAAATTAAACGATTGCTTGTTTTAACCGAGGAACTACAACAGGTAGCAAACGATAATCTGAACAATATATCGCAGGATCTGTTCAATATGACCGAAGCACACCACTTTGTGTTAAAACAAGAGGTAATCGCTGAAAAAGCGTATTGGTCTGGAAAACGCCGTTACGCAATGTATATTGTAAATAAAGAAGGTGTTGAAATCGAGGAACTAGAGATGAAAGGATTAGACATTATGAAATCCAATTTCCCACCTCTATTTAGAAATTTTGGAGAAAACCTGATCAAAAATATCCTATTTGGTAAACCAAAAACCGAAATAGATAAAGACGTAATGGAATTCAAACAAATGGTAGGTGAAATCGAATGGATCAAGCTATTGAAACCAACTGGATTGAAGAAAATGGGTGAATATATTGAGCGTAGACCTATGGCAGGCGAATTATTTACCAAACTGAAATTGAAATGTCCGGTAAACACTAAAGCAGCCATTAGATACAACGATTTCTTGAGATACAAGAAACTCAATGTCAAATACCCTGAATTTACAATTGGAGACAAAATGTATATAGCCAATTTGAAACCAAATCCATACCAGATTGATGCTATAGGATACAACGGTTACAATGACCCAGATGACATTACTGAATTGATCAATAAGTACATTGATAGAGATGGTTTATTTGATAGTGTAATGCGAAACAAATTAGAAACAGTGTACAATGATATCGGTTGGGATTTCAATTTGAACCCATTTAAAGCAAAGTTCTTTACATTTAACTAGGATACCTAAAAAATATTTCATACATTCATAATATGGTAAATAAATTAGTACTTCAGTCAGTTATAAACAAATACTACTTGGGCGAAAACGAGTCCGTCAAGTGGAAAATTAAAGACAAAACCCTTACAATTGACTTTATGTCAATTTCAAAAGAGGTAATAGGTAAAATCACTCACAACAATATTGATATTGAGGATAGTGAGTTAGCCATTTTCGATACCAAAAAACTATTGAACCTATTAGGTATTACTCAAGGTGACTTAATGTTTGAGTTAGAGAAAGGCAGATCAGTCTATACCAAAATGAAATTTGCTGATGCCTCATTTAACTTAACTTATGCACTAGCTGATCCTTTACTAATTGGTAAAGTAGGTGCTGTAAGTGAACCGGAATGGGATGCTATACTTCCACTTGAAAAAGAAAATGTCGACAATCTAGTTAAAGCAAAATCTGCTTTAGCAGGAGTTGGTTTATTAACAGTATCTGTTGATAAAGATTTGAACGATGATGATATGTGTGTATTCACATTTGGAGATGAGCAAGGTCACAACAACAAGATCACTTACCAAATGTATGGCCTAATCAAACAACAAAAATGTGAAATCCCATTCAATTCAGATATATTCAAAAACATATTTCAAGCAAACAAAGACCTTGAACGTGGTACCTTATATTTGAGCTACCAAGGTTTAATGAAACTTGAATTCAAATCCGAAGACACTACCAGCGAATACTATATGGTTCGTAAAGAAGAAAGTGCCTTCTAGTATGTATAACAGAATTAGGAAATTCAAATAAGTTTTTGTATATTACAGTTATAAATTTAAATTTAGTTATGGAAGAAACCAAAAGACGCGGTCGTCCCGCTAGAGACGAGAATGACACACAATCAAATTTATGTACAATTAAAGATCCATCAATGGAGCCTTTTTATATTGTCAAAGATTCATCCAATTTTACCGTTGTAGAAAGATCAACATCCACAAGAGGATTTGCTGGTAAAGAAGCAACCGGTAAAGAAACAGAGAAAGTAATAGGTTATTACTCTTCATTCAAAAATGCGCTGAACCGCGTAGCCAAAGAAAAATTTTATGAAAACCAAGCCGAATACGATACCATTCAAGATTATATCGGTACTTGGAATACAGTCAAAGAAGGAATGGAAACAATGTTAAACAAAGTAGAGTTATGAGTAAATTAGAAGCATTATTTGATGCGGTAATCGTTAAGCCGCTTGAATTAGAAGAAACCCAATTTGGTTCAATCTTCATTCCAGATGCAGGAAAAGACAGAAACGAACAAGGAGAAGTAGTAGCAGTAGGCCCAGGATCAGAGTACGGAGGTATTGGATTTATTCCAACCCAAGTAAAAGTAGGAGATATTGTAATTTTGCCTACAATGGGATTCTCAAGATTGCAATTCCAAGGAGATGAATACTATATCGGAAAAGAAAGAGAAATTTTAGCTAAAGTAAATAAAAAAGAAAATGAGTAAGAGAATTGAATTTGGAGCAGAAGCTCGAAAAAAGTTAGTTAAAGGTATTGACACTATTGCAGATGCAGTAGTAGCAACTTTAGGTCCAAACGGACGCAATGTTGTATACATTGAAAATGGAGTAGTTGTTTCAACAAAAGATGGTGTATCTGTAGCAAAACAGATTGTTTCATTGGAAGATCCAATTGAGGATTTAGGTGCTCAAATGGTAAAACAAGCAGCTATCAAAACAGCTGACCATGCTGGAGATGGTACAACAACATCTACTTTGTTGGCACGCGAGTTAGTTAAAGGCGGTTTAACTAAATTAAACGAAGGAGCAAATGCAGTTGAGATCAAACGTGGGATTGATGCAGGTGTAAAAGAAGTATTAGCTACACTTAAATCAAATTCAGAAAAAATTTCATCTGAAGAACAGTTAGAACAAATTGCTACCATTTCAGCAAACAATGATCCTGAAGTAGGTAAATTGATCTCTCGTGCTATGGAAAAAGTAGGACGTGAAGGTGTAGTTTACATTGAAGAGTCTAAAACAGACGAAACATATTTGGAAGTTGTAGAAGGTATTCAATTTGAACGTGGTTACAAATCTCCATATTTTGTTACTAACAATAGTACAATGACAGCAGTTCTAAACGATTGTTATATCTTGTTAGCAGACCACCGTTTCAACCCAGTTAAAGAATTGGTTCACATTTTGGAAGGTGTAGCTCAAAGCGGAAAATCATTATTGATCATCGCAGAAGATATCGATGGTGAAGCATTAGCAGCACTTATTGTAAACAAAATGCGTGGTACACTTAAAGTAGCTGCAGTTAAAGCACCTGACTTTGGTGAGCGTCGTAAATTGATCCTTGAAGATATTGCTATCTTAACTGGTGGTAAAGTATTTGACAAGGAAAAAGGAATGAAATTGGATAAATTTGATTTCGCTTGGTTAGGTAAAGCTCAAACAGTAACAGTTACTAAAGAAAAAACTACAATCGTAGATGGTGGTGGTGAAGAAGAAGCAATTACTTCAAGAGCAGAAGAACTTACAGCACAAATCGAAAAAGCTGCTACACCATTTGAAGCAGAAAAATTACAAGAACGTTTATCTAAATTTGTAGGTGGTGTTGCTTTGGTTCACGTAGGTGGAAGTACTGAAACCGAAATGAAAGAGAAAAAAGATCGTGTAGACGATGCTTTACACGCTACACAATGTGCCCTAGAAGATGGTATTGTACCAGGTGGAGGCTCAGCTCTATTATATGCACGTGAAGGTATCACTTATTCAAAATCTGAATCAGATGATTTCAAATACGGTAAAAAATTAGTTTACAGAGCATGTGGTAAACCGTTTGAAACAATTTTACACAATGCAGGTTACGATGAGCGTGATATGTACCCAATCAACATGCAAATTGGTAAAGCCAAAGGTGTATGGAGCGGTTACAACATCAAAACCGAAACTATCGTTGACATGAAAGAAGCAGGTATTATCGATCCACATAAAGTGACTAAAAATGCACTTATGAACGCAGCTTCAATTGCCGGAACAATCCTATTAACAGAATGTACAATCGTTGATACTCCAGAAGATAAAAAAGAAGGTGGATTTGATCCTTCTATGATGGCTGGAATGATGTAATATGGAACAAGTAGAATACAATGAATTAATCGCTGAACGAGTACCACCTGGAGACAAGTGGTTACTCGTTGGCGATTCTACTAAAACAATATACAATTCACTTACAGAAGTTTTAGAGGCATGGTTTGAAAAAAACCAAGAGAAAGCGGAGTTCCGTTTAGCTCCTTTGGATAGTAAAGTATATGTTATTCGAACTGAAAGTAAAACACCTGAACCACCTAAGCGATACAACATTTACGGGGATTATTAATATGTATAATTATGAAATTAACAGATATACTACACGAAATTGGAGAAGCATCATCCACTCCATATAACTACAAGTATTCTGGGGATCTTTATGAGGCATATTTTACTACAGATAAAGGTACTCCGTATAAAGTTAACTTTGGTATTGATGAGTATGATGAAATGGAAATTTCTTTTGGTACTGTAGATGAAAGGGATAATATAAATTATGAAATTGATACCAATGAAGGGAATCCATTTCGAGTTATGAGTACTATTATGAAAATAATAAATCAAGCAGTTACTCAATTTAAACCTTCAATAATTTCTTTTGGAGCTACTAAGTCAGATCCTCGAAGAATGAACATGTATAGAAAATATGTAATTAATAATATAAAAGGATATTCTATTGCCCATGATAAAGATTCATTTTTGACTCTTCAACGTGATACTTTAAAGGAGAAATTGAAAAAAACATTTAAAATTACAGAAAAAGGAATGAAATTAACAGATATATTACGCGAAATTGAAGGTGATGAAGATGGGATGAAACAAATGAAGGTCAATTACGACCTTGCTGTTCAACCAACGGATTTAAACGCGGCACTTGATGCTATGAATAATACCGCTAATTACGGTATTTACGCGCAGAATATGCGTGATCCTAAAGCTATTGTAAAAGCATTCGGACCTTCAATTCCTGCACAAAAAGCAGGAGCTGCTTGGAAAGATTGGGATTCTCGTTCAGACGATGAAAAAGCGTTCAAGTTAATTGACATAAAAAATAGAGTACCTGAAGCATGGGCTGCAACTGAAAAAGAAGCAGAAGCAGGCTTTGAAAAATGGCAAGCAGAAGGAAATGATGGCAGTTTAAACGACTATTTATTTACACTCCCAGGTAAATCACTTCCAAAAAGTTTTGTTGGTACATACGGAAAAAATTACTACCCAATGAAAACCCCAGACAATTTGAAAAAATATGGTGGTAAATTGGAACAAGACATTCACTATGTAGTAAAAGATGGTAAAATCATCTTCCCATCAACACTTGAAAACCCATACAAAACAAAACCATACTTGTCCAAAGTATTGAAAACAATCATGGACAATGCAGGAGTTGAATTCCAATTGGTAGATGTTGAACAAGATGGAGGTGAAGCACCAAAAACAGTAGAAAAACCAAAAGCAGAAACAGTACCACCATTGTCTGTAACAGCTGATAGTTTAGATAAAATAGACAAAATTCGTAAAGCATTCCAAAAAGAAATTGGAGACGTTCCAACAGCAAAATACGAAACAGAAGCAGTTGAAACAGAAGCTGGAAGACAATACAAACTAGTAGTAACCGGTATTTCAGCTGATCAACGTAAAAAACTTTTAGTAAGAAAATCTACGTTGAAAGAGGAAATGGATTTTGATTATGGAATGTATAGAATGAAAAAATTAGCAGGATTATAATGGATAATTTCGATTTAAAAAAATATTTAGCTGAAAACAAGCTAAATGAAGCTGTTGGGTATGTACTCTATAATACAGCAGGACAAATGATCTCTCAAGTTGGTTTATTTACCCAAGAACTTGCAGACGAGTTAGAAACAGAAGGCAGAGGAAATTTATCTCGTTTCTTTGACACCCCAGAAGAAAAAGCAGAATTGATTAAAATTTCAGAAGCATATCCTGCTTATCTAGCTAAAGTAAAAGCAATGATGGATGAATTGATGAATGATCCAATGTATCAAGTTGCAGTAGGTGATGCTGGAAGAGACAATGCATTAGAAAAAGCTTATTATAGAGCAAAAAATATTTAATATGAAAAAGGAACAACTTAGACAACTCATCAAAGAGGAAATTAAGAACATCCTTCAAGAATCTATAAATATGAATGATGTGTATTTCATTTTGAAAACATATAAATTTAACCCCGAAATTATTGATGGTAATAGAATTACAGGAATCAAAGCTATTGATTTTGGAACGTACGATGAAAAAACAGGTGAAGATGCAGGGCGTCTAAGGATTGACTCAAATGGCACAATGTATGGTCATGATCTATGGGGAACGGATATAAAAAAGGCTGAAGAAATTTTAGATGCTATTGATCATTATAGAAGAGATCAAAGAGATTTAGAAAATTCCAAAAGATCAAAAAATATTTAAATGAAGAGCTTGCCTAGTGCAAGCCTTTTTTGTATAATACGGTTATGAAAGAAAATACGTTATATGTAGAACGTTTTCGTCCTACCGAACTGCAATATTATGTTGGTAACGAAAACATTAAAGAGACAATCCAAAAATACCTAGACCAAGGTGATATCCAAAACTTCATCTTCTATGGTCCTGCAGGTACAGGTAAAACTACCCTAGCAAAAATTATCGTTAAAAATCTAGACTGCGATTATCTTTATATAAACGCATCTGATGAAAATGGAATCGATACTATTCGAGAGAAAGTAAAAGGATTCGCTAGTGCTGCATCTTGGAAAGGTATTAAAGTAGTAATTCTAGATGAAGCAGATTTCATTACAATCCAGGGACAAGCCGCTTTACGAAATGTAATTGAAACATTCTCCCGCTCAACTCGATTTATCTTAACCTGTAACTTTGTAGAGCGAATTATTGACCCACTCCAATCACGTTGCCAGGTACTTAAAATTGTACCACCAACAAAAATGGATGTGTACAATCATTTAGTTTGGATATTGGAGGATCAATTATCTATTGAATACTATCCCGATGGTTTAAAAGCACTCATATTAAAATACTATCCTGATATGCGTAAGATGTTAAACGTTTTACAAATGTCTGTAAAAGATGGTATTGTTGAATTTGACGAAACCGTTTTGACCTCAAACAACTATGTCAAAGATGTATTGAAAGAGCTAGCAGGTAAGAAAAATTGGATTGCCATTAGACAGATTATAGCAGATTCAAACGTTAAGGATTTTGAAGAACTATATCGCACCCTATTCGAATACGCTCCCAAATACGCCCCAGGCAAGGAAGGATCAATCACAATCATATTAAACGAGCATTTGTATCAAGCAAATTTCCGAATTGATAAAGAAATTAATGTAATGTCTGCAATTGCAAAAATTATAGAAGTGATATGAAACACCTATTAAGATATACTCTTTCGTGGATATCTCAAAATTTGGCTGTACCTTTCTGGACAATCGGACATATCCACTTGATGACAACAATATATGCTGACATATATGAAATCATAATGTCGCTTGGATTAAACCTAATTGTAGCAGCTGGATTTATAGCTGACTTTATAGATTATAGAAAAGAAAAAACAAATAAATAAAACAACAAGAACAATGAATAAAATAGAAAGAGCAATCTATGATGTAAAACTACACATAGCAAATAAACAAAGTCAATTTGAAATCTTAAAAGCACAACTTGTTACATTGGAAGCTGTGTTAAAAACTATGGAATTAATACGGGAAGATGATTCAATACCACACGAAGTATATAAATCAGAAGCAGATTTATAAACTATTAAACAACAAGAATAATGAATAAAGAATTTGTGCCTTATGAGTTGGCTTTAAAACTCAAACAACTTGGCTTTGATGAGCCTTGTATTGCAACACATGGATATTTAGAATTATACATAAATACTGATGATGGACATCTTAAAGCACCACTATTCCAACAAGTATTTAGATGGTTTAGGGATGTGCATGGACATAATGGAATTGTTGAGGGTTGCAAAAAGCATGGTTTTGAATGGTGTATATTTCCTGATATGGAACATTACATAAAACCACCAAATAATTTTAACACCTACGAAGAAGCAGAACTTGCTTGTCTTGAGAAGCTAATTGAGATTGTAGAAACTAAAAAACAAGAACAATGAAAACAGCAGTAGAATTTTATAGAGAAGAATTAAATGCTTTGGTTAGCTTTAAAGAATCCAAATATAAAACGGAACAAGAAATTTTTGAACAAGCCAAAGAAATGGAGAATAAATTTATTGAAGACTATAAGATATATAAAAAGTATTGGGAAATAACAGCTAAATTATCAATTAAAAAATAAAACAAAATAAAATGGAAACAAGAAAAAGCAAAGTAACAATTAAGGATGCAGTACATAATGATTATTACTGCCCCATCCCATTAGATGTATTTCCTAATTATATGGGAATAAATTTAGTAAGTGTTGACTCAGTAGAATGGGTCAAACAAGAAGACGGACAGTTAGTCACATTAACAGTGAACTTTATTCCAAACAATGACGGAACAATTGAAGAAATTGCTGAAGAATTTTATTCTGAACAATCAAAAGCTTACGAAGATGCAACAGAACCTATGTTTGATAATTCAAGATATTTAGTTGCAGGTTTTATTGATGGAGCTAAATGGCAACAAGAACAAGCCAAACAAATGGAGAAAGAGCATCGAGAAACCCATAAGTACACTGAATTTGATATAATTAATGCATTTGAATATGGGTGGAATCAATATGGGTGGAATAAACAACAATATGGTATAATGGATGAAGATAAGATACATCGAATACAAAAAAGGCTTATACAATCCCTCAATGAAACTAAACAACAAGAACAATGAAAACAACAGTAGAATACAAATACCCAGTAGGTGATTTTTTAAGCGGATTTTCTGAGGATAAAAATAATCCATGTGACTATGAATTAGAATGCCAAAGAATGGTAATTAGAGGTGTAGAATATTTTGACCAACACCCAGAACTATTTGATTTAATAACAACTACAAATGTGAAGACTTCTGATGATGTTATGAAACCTATGATTGAGTATATGTGTTTAAATGAGGAAAACCCAGAAGAATCAGAAGGTCAAACAGGTGCAATGGTAGCACATACAGTTAAAGTAGCTTATCATGCTAAAAAAATGGGTTGGGAAACATATATTCAAAAGATAACAGAAAAATAAACAACAAGAACAATGAGTAAAGGAACATTCAAGGTTATTCCAATAGAAATATATTGCACAGAACTAGTAGTATCAATTGGACAGACAGATGACGAAATCTTTGATGAGTGTAAGAAACGTTGGGAATGGGATAAATATGAAAGTGTAGTAATTTCATCAGTATCAAGCCAGAGCCTAGCCAATTTCTCCAGCAACTCAAAGATGTTTATGATCCGGTTTAAGGAAAAGGAACCTAAGGATGGATTGATTGCACATGAAGCATTCCATGCCGCCTTTAGGATACTTAATTCGATTGGACTCAATCCAAGCTATGAAACCGAAGAAGCCTATGCTTACTTGTTAGATTACATCGTTAATAAAATAAAAGAAAAAACAAATAAATAACACATATGAACCAACAACCAAAAATGAACATTGACTTCAAAAACACTACATCAGTAGAAGGTTTTGATGGAGGTAAATTATTCGGACAAGCAGTATTGATCCGTAAAATCTCAAAATTCTTAGTAGGAGCAGATGAAGATGCTTTAATTCCAATCCCAGTATTTTATTGCTTGGAATCGAAAAAAATCCTAGTAGATTCACTCCCACCAGAATTGAGAGAAGAATATAAAGATATTACTTTAGATGTCTAAGAAACAGATAAAAGATATTTGGGGGTGGTTGAATGAAATCACCCTTTATAAAACACCTGTAGAAAACATTTCCGAGGAATCATGGGATAAATGGAACTCTTACATGATACATCGATATGTATCTATGAATATAAATTATGTTGAGCTAGCTAATTATGTTCAAACTCTGCCTTACGAGAACAAGCAACAAACATATATAATTTATAGAGAGATGATTCCAAAAACTAAAGTATTCTTGAAGTACATCAAGTCAAGAAACAAAAAACAGCCTGCAACGTTAGTAGAGTACGTAGCAAAACATTTTGAATGCAGCCTAGGTGAAGCTGAAGAGTATATTGATATTTTAAGAGAAGCAGGCACACGAAGTGTCCTCTATAGAATGGGAATTGAAGATAAAGAAATAGAAAAGTTATTAAAAAAATGACAGACAATACAGACGTTGGAAGACATAGAGTAGAATCGTTTTATACAAGAACTGTTAAAAAAACAGATTCGGTTGTAGATTCAATCATCGATAAATTTATTGAGAGAGCAACAGTAGGTAAAGCCAAATACGGAACAGACCTAGACCGCAATGACCTATCTTTAGAAGACTGGCTAGAACATAGTATCCAAGAAAAAATGGATGATATTTTGTATATGCAAAAGACCCTAAAAGTAGTGCGCGAAACAAAAAACTCATAATATTTATTATAAAATACATAAAATGGATAAAGAAACCTTACGTATGCAAATGTTGGCTGGTGTAATCACAGAAAGTGAATATGTAGCTATTATCAATAAAGAAATCGAAGAAGAAGATAAATCATCTTTAAATGAATCTATGATCGGAGGGATTGTAGGAGTTGGAGCAATTAACCAAATCCCACCTCGTGAAAAAACAGATTATGAATTAGCATTTGAACACTTTTTAGGTGAGCGTTACCAAATCAAACCAAACCGAGAAAGAGACGACATCAAAGACATCAACGAGGAAGATAAAGTTGAAGAAGGTAAAGAAGGAAAAATGTATTTTCATGTATTAGAAGATGGTGGGTATGGTGAAATAGGATGGAAAGGTGTTTATAACACTGAAGAAGAAGCTCAAAATAGAGCTGATTCATTATCTGATATGTTCTCTGATTCATCATTTTATGTTGAAGCTTCAGATAGTGAAGATGAGCCATATAATGTTACTATGGAAGAAGGTAAAGAAGTTGAAGAACCATACAACTACTAATATGAACCCAAAAGACACAATTATAGTAGATGTTCCTCTATTCATTCGCTTGCTAGAATATGCTCGTGAAGATGCTAAAACAGATATGGACCTACATAACGTAGCAGAAAATATTATCGACTTAAGCGAAGAAGGACAAGTTCTATCAATGGATGACTACAATGCAATTGTAGGAACTACCGAAGAAGAAATTGCTGAGATTCGAATGATGCAAGTTAGAGCAGGAATCATTAAATAATATTTAGGACCGTTACACAAACTGTAACGGCGAAACCCCCAACGTCGCTATCGTGGGGGTTTCTTTTTCCTTGGATAAGCAAAAAATTTTTTGTACATTTAGGTAATGAAAAAGAAGTTACCTGCTTTACTAAAAGAAATTAAGAGCAAACAATTGCCTCAAATAGATTATGCAACCCAAAAATCGGTTTCATATTCCCAAATGTCCATGTTCAATGAGTGTCCTAAAAAATGGTCACTCCAATACAAAGAAGGACATAAACAATTCACTTCATCTATTCATACTGTTTTTGGAACGGCACTTCACGAAGTACTTCAAGCATACTTGACTGTAATGTATGAAAAAAGCGGAGCCGAAGCAGACCGTTTAAACATGTATGAAATGTTTGAAGATGCTTTACGTGAAGAATATAAAAAACAATACAAAGCAAACAACAACCTACACTTTTCAGCTCCAGACGAGCTTAGGGAATTTTTTGAGGATGGGATCGCTATTATAAGGGAATTTGCTAAAGACAAAAGTAAATATTTTTCTAAACGCGGTTGGCATTTAGTGGGATGTGAGCTACCTTTGGTTCTGACCCCATCTTCAAAATTACCTAACGTTATGTTTCAAGGTTTTCTTGATTTAGTAATGTATCATGAACCAACCAACAGAATTAAGATCATAGATATCAAAACAAGTAGACAAGGTTGGAGCAAAAAAGAAAAATCGGACGAAAACAAACAATTCCAACTTATCCTATACAAAAAATACTTTGCTGAAACATATAACATCCCAGTAGAGAATATAGAGATTGAGTTTATGATTGTAAAACGTAAGATATTTGAAAGCGAAAACTTTGTAATCAAACGCGTACAATTATACAAACCTGCATCAGGTAAAGTAAAATTAAACAAAGTATCAAAATCTATTGAAGCCTTTGTAGAACAAGCATTTGATCAAAACGGATACAAAGATGTTGAACATCAACCAACACCTCATAAAAATTGTAATTGGTGTCCATTTCATAAAACCCATTTATGTTCTGCGACTTTTTAAGATCTCTTATATATGTATATTATATAAATAAATAAAAATATACCATGAGTGAAAAAAACCAACAATTAACATCTGTCAAATTAGACAAAGATCTATTTGAACAGTTTAAAGTTGAATGTATCAAAAGAAAATTCAGCTTTCAAAAACTATCCGAACGAGCAGTTCACCTTTATTTAACGGATGACAGCTTTAGAAAACAAGTTCATAACCACAGTGATTTAAGTTTGGAAACCGAAGATTAATTTCTTACATTTATTAAAAATTAAAATAGTTATATGAATTCAAGTTTTAAACATTTGCCGCAAAACGAGCGGAAAAAAATCTTACTAATTTGTGATGATATTCGAGTACACTCAGGTGTAGCTACAATCGCACGTGAATTAGTTCTCAACACAGCTCAACATTTTAATTGGGTAAACATTGCAGGAGCCATAAACCACCCAGAAAAAGGTAAACGTTTTGATCTATCAACAGATACAAACACAAATACAGGTTTAACAGATGCATCTGTATTTTTATACCCTGTAGATGGATATGGTGACGCTGATTTTATCAGACATATGATTAAAATGGAAAAACCAGATGCAATCATGTTGATTACCGATCCAAGGTATTTTGAATGGTTGTTTATGATTGAGAATGAAGTTAGAAAAACAACTCCAATTATTTACTTGAACATTTGGGATGATTACCCAGCTCCATTATACAATAAAGCATTTTATGAGTCATGTGATGCATTATTAGCAATCTCAAAACAAACAAAATTGATCAATGAATTAGTTTTGGATGAAAAACGAGGTAAAAAAGTTGTTGAATATGTTCCCCATGGTTTGAATCATGAAATTTATTATCCAATTGAAAAAGATGATGAATTAAAAGAATTAGAGCAATTCAAATCTGTTGTATTTGGTGGTAAAGAAAAAGATTTTGTTGTATTTTTCAATTCAAGAAATATCCGACGTAAACAAATCCCGGATACAATGCTTGCCTTTAGAATTTTCTTAGATACTTTACCTAAAGAAAAAGCAGAAAAATGTGCCATGATTATGCACACAGAAATTATTTCAGACCATGGAACTGATTTAGAAGCAGTACGTAAAGTATTATTCCCTGATTATCCTGAAGCAATTTATTTCTCCCAAAACAAATTAGACAATAAACAATTAAACCAATTGTACAACATTGCCGATGCCCAAATCTTATTAACATCAAACGAAGGTTGGGGTCTATCATTAACAGAAGCAATTTTGGCTGGAACAGTTATTATTGGTAACGTAACAGGTGGTATGCAAGATCAAATGGGATTTGAAGATGAATATGGAAATTGGTACACACCATCACCAGATATCCCTTCAAACCATACAGGACGCTATAAAAACCATGGTGCCTGGGCATTTCCCGTTTACCCAACTAATCGATCACTTCAAGGTTCTCCTAAAACACCTTATATTTGGGATGATAGATGCAATGCTGAAGATGCAGCTGTACAAATTGGAAACGTTTATGCTTTAGATAGAACAATGAGAAAAGATCTTGGTAAAACAGGACGTCATTGGGCAATAAATGAATCAGGATTCACTGCTGAAGCTATGGGAGAAAGAACAATTAACGCGATAGATCAATTATTTAATACGTGGACTCCACGAGAAAAATATGAGTTAATCAACGTTAATGACGTTAAAGAAGACACAATCGATCACAAATTTGTATATTAAAATATGGAAAGTCAAGAATTTAAACGAATGCAAGAATTAGCCGGTATAATTGTTGAAGAAAAACAAACATATGATTTTGGTTGTGCCATGTTGTATTTCGATTTCCCACAAATGAATAAAATTCATGATGCAATTGATCCTAAAGATGTTTATACTCAAGAAGGAGACAGGTCATTTGGGTTTGAAGATGAACCACATTGTACTTTACTTTATGGTTTACATGATGGAGTATCAACTGATGATGTTAGAAGTGTATTAGATAAATATACTTACTCAACTTTAAAAGCACATAATGCTTCATTATTTGAAAATCCTGAATATGATGTTTTAAAATTTGATATTGAAGGAGATAATTTACATGAAACTAATAAATCCCTTCAACAATACCCCTTCACATCAAACTTCCCAGACTATCATCCCCACATGACAGTCGCCTACTTAAAACCAGGTACTGGGGGAAAATATGTAAAAATGCTTAAAGGGCAAGAATTTGATTTACTTCCTCAATATGCAGTATATTCAAAACCCGAGGGAGATCAAGATAAAATTAACATAAATATAGATTAAAAAACAACCATGAAAACAAAAATCATTTCAGCATTTCCAGGCACAGGAAAAAGTGTTTATCATCAAAAACATAAAGAAACTACATTAGATAGTGATTCATCTAACTTCAGTTGGATAATTGATGAAAATGGAAACAAATCAAGAAATCCAGAGTTTCCAAAAAACTATATTGAGCATATAAAGGAAAATATAGGTAAGTATGAATTTATATTTGTTTCATCACATAAAGAAGTTCGTGATGCTCTTTTAAATGAATGTATTTTCTTTTACTTAGTTTACCCCGATGATAGAAGAAAAGATGAATTTATTGAACGATATAAAAACAGAGGCAATGATGAAAATTTCATAAAACTTGTTTCAGACAATTGGGATAATTGGATGAAAGAATTATGGTTTCTTCCCGATGGTTGTCAACATATTAATATGGTTTTACCTAATCTTGAAGATGAGTTAGATCATTTAGAAAGAGTTGAATATAGGGAAGTTTTAAATTAAATTATATATTAAAAACAAAAATAAAGTTATATGAGCAAACCAACATTTGTAATCAGTTGCCCTATTGATACCTATTCAGGATATGGAGCACGTTCTCGCGATATCGTTAAAGCGATTATTGAAATGGATAAATATGACGTTAAGATCTTAGGTCAACGATGGGGAAGTACTCCATTTGGATTTATTGAAGCTAACCCTGAATGGGAATTTTTAATTAAACATATTTTACAATCCCCCCAATTACCATCACAACCTGAAATTTGGATGCAAATTACAGTTCCAAATGAATTTCAACCAATTGGAAAATATAATATTGGATGTACAGCTGGAATTGAAACAACAATAGCCCCAGCAGAATGGGTTGAAGGTTGTAATCGAATGAATTTGATTTTAGGTTCATCTGAGCACACTATCAAAGTACTTAAAGAGAGTAAATTTGAAAAACGCGACCAACAAACAAACCAAACAGTAGGAACTATTGAGTGGAAAACTGATAGTGAAGTAATATTTGAAGGTGCTAACACAGATATTTACAAACCAGTAAAATCAACATTTGATTTATCTAATGTAAAAGAAGAATTTGCTTATTTGTTTGTAGGTCACTGGATGCAAGGTCAATTAGGTGAAGATAGAAAAAATGTAGGTTTACTAGTAAAAGCGTTTTATGAAACGTTTAAAAATAAATCAAAGAAACCTGCACTTATCATGAAAACTTCAACTGTAGGTTCTTCTTATATGGATAGAGATGAGTTAATTAAACGTATCCAAATGATTAAAGATACTGTTAAATCAAATAACCTTCCAAATATCTATTTGTTACATGGTGAGTTTACTGATGTAGAAATGAATGAGATTTATAATCATTCCAAAGTTAAAGCAATGGTTAATTTAACTAAAGGAGAAGGATTTGGTCGACCATTACTTGAATTTTCACTTACTAATAAACCTATTATTACTACAAATTGGAGTGGCCATACAGATTACCTAAATTCAGAATTTGTTACACTTTTACCAGGTAATTTAACCAAAGTCCACCCATCAGCAGCAAATAATATGCTAATGGCTGAAGCAGAATGGTTTAGTGTTGATTTTGGACAAACAGGTGGTTATTTAAGAGACATATTTGAAAACTATAAAAATTACACTGATAAAGCAAAACGTCAAGGTTTCCAAAGTAGAACAAAATTCTCATTTGAAGCAATGAAAAATAAGCTAGGTGAAGTTTTTACAAATAAAATCCCTGAATTTCCAAAACAAGGTCAAATTCAATTACCTCAATTGAAAAAAATTGAATTACCAAAACTTAAAAAAGTAGAACAATAATGCAACACGAAGAAATAATTAATTGCCCTAAATCAGGAGGTGACTTGTGCTATAAAGTACAAGTTGCCCCTGAAATTTACAACTACATGAGTATATCTTGTGGATTCTGGACGAATTCATTTATGAAAGAAGGTCATGAATTCTATATGCAACAAATGGAAACATTACCTGAGTTGTATAAAGATTTAGCTTGGACTGATCCGGAAACAGGATTGATTTGGTTACCAAATACAATTAATGTAGAGGATAAAGGTATGGTATTTGCCAATGGCACAAACATCTCCAATTGGAAATGGGCTGCTGTTAGAGCAATTGAAATCCCTAAAAAAGACCAGAAAAAACACCCAATACCAGGTAAACCAGGACAATTCATGAAATATAGAATGGACATGAAGAATTTAAAATCGTTTGAAGAGCGTGATTATATGGATGCTCTTTCGTATATTGGAATATTACCTGAATAAGATATATGAAAATAAGTTATGCAATCACAGTCTGTAATGAATTCTTAGAAATTCAACGTTTAGTGCATTTTTTGCTTCAACACAAACGTATGCAAGACAATATTGTGATCCTATATGATGAAGCAAATGGTGACCCCGAAATCGAGGCCTTCCTCCGCTCACATTCCCAAAATGAGGAATTTGTGTGGCACAAAGGAAAATTCGAAAGACATTTCGCAGACTGGAAAAACAAATTATCCAGTCTGTGTAATGGCGATTACATTTTCCAAATTGATGCTGATGAATACCCATCAGAGGATTTGATCCAAAACCTACCTGAAATTCTAGAACTTAACCCTGAAATGGATATTTTTCTAGTACCACGAGTAAATACAGTTGAAGGTTTAACTCCCGAACATATCGCAAAATGGGGATGGAATGTAACAGATACTGGATGGGTTAATTGGCCTGATTTTCAATGGAGGATTTGGAGAAATGTACCTGAAATTAAATGGGTAAACAAAGTACATGAGCGTTTAGACGGATTCAAAACATACACTATGCTCCCAGATGCAGAATACTTTGCTCTATACCACCCAAAAACAATAGATAAACAAGAAAAACAAAACAGTTACTATGACACACTCTAGCCCACTGACATTTTGTATTTCAACATATAATAACCTTCCCTACCTTAAAATTGCAATTGATTCAGTTAGAAAGAATAGTTACTACAAAGATGCTCCATTTATAATACATGCTGAAAATTGTACTGATGGAACTAATGAATGGTTATTTGAGAATCGAGATAAATATAATTTAATTTTACTTGTTGAACCTGAAAATATTAAAGTTCGGGGTATTGGAGGTGGAATGAATATTTGTGCTGATCATGTTGAAACAGAATACATAATGTTTTTACACTCTGATTTTTATGTAACTAAAGATTGGGATAAAGTATTATTAGATATTCATGAAAAATACCCCAATGAAAAATTATGGGTCAATTCTCAACGAGTAGAACCTAATATGTTCAACAATCTATCCCAAAGACCAGGTACCGCAATAGTTCCTAAAGAAATATTTGGAGCATATCACCACGATTTTGATTCTGATTATTTTGATAATTGGGCTGAAGATTTTATTAGAATAAACAAAGGTATTGAAATTCCAAAAGGTGAAGGTGTATCTGGATTAATTAAAAAATCAGTATGGGATGAGGTAGGAGGAAACGATCCACGTTTTGCCCCAACAAGTTGGGATGATATGGATTTATTTTTACGAATGCTTCAACATAATGTGAGATTTATTCTTTCTACATCTTCTTTAATATGGCATTTTGGAGCTAGAGGCAGCCACCGACTAGAAGAAAATAATGGACAATCTTCAGATCGCCAAAGAAAAGCAGAAACTGAAAATATTAAAAAATGGTTGGAAAAATGGGAAAAGATGCCTATATTTGATGAATACGGAATGATAAAAATTATATAAATGAAAAATATACCAATAGTAATTTTAAATCGAGATCGATTATATCCATTAATTGATCAAGTTAATGCTTTAAGACAAAAAGGTTATAATAATATTACAATTATAGATAATCAATCAACCTATCAACCCTTATTGGAATGGTACAAACAAGACGGGCTAGATGTATTTTATAATAATATTACAGAAAATTCTTGCCATGCTTTTAGAGATTTAGTTTTAATGCAACATCCTAAATTTATAGAAATTGTATCTAACTGGTATGTGTTTAATGATAGTGATATTATCCCATTAGACACGGTTCCTAATAATTTTATTGATGATTTAATTGCTTATGCTATTAAATATAATAAAACTAAAGTTGGTATGTCAATTAAAATTGATGATTTAGATATGTCATATCCATTAAATGAATGGGTTTATAGTTATGAATCGTCTTATTGGACAAATGCAATTATCGATGGAGATGTTGAATTATATCCCCACCCAATTGATACAACATTTGCCGTACATGCCCCAAATGTATTACCAACATGGAGTAACAATACATTACGTGTTGGAGAACCATATATTGTTAAACATGCCCCTTTTTATTATGATCCGGAATCTTTACCGGAAGATGAAAAATATTATTTAACTCATATGAATAAACAAAGTAGTAATTGGTCAAGTAAAGTAAAAATAAAATGATAAAAGTAAATAAAGCAGGTGTTAATTTTTTAGTTACACCATCAACCCCAAGTCTTGATAATTTTTGGCAAACTGTATATCAAGAATCTTGGGAAGGAGGTACATTTTACGATATATTACCTCATTTAAGTAAAGATAAAACTTTTATTGATATAGGTGCATGGCAAGGACCCATATCATTAGTAGCCCAACAGTTTTCAAAACAATGTTTATGTTTTGAACCAGACCCATATGCGTATAAATACCTAGTTAGTAATGTGGAATTGAATGGATTTCAAAACATAATCTGTGAAAATGCAGCTGTCTCTGCAGAACCTACATTAAATATAGGTGCTGATGAATTAGGAGGGGGTGTAACTAGTTTTACAAAATCATCCAATAGTATTGAATGTAAAACTATATCAATCAAACAAATATTTGATAAATACCAATTAACATCAGATGACATTTCAGTTATTAAAATAGATATTGAAGGTTATGAATGTGAATTATTAAAAGATCCATTTTGGAAAACATTAAATGTAAATTTACACATTAGTTTACATAAATTATTTTTCCCAGACCCAGAAAAATATTTTGATGATTTGCGAGAATTTTTTGGACCAAATTATCAATTTTCATATACTGATACACAAGAAATTTTTATAGGAAAAAAATGAAGACAGTAGCATTATTTGGAGCCACCGGTGGCTTAGGAAAACAATTATTACCATTATTGCAAACAAAATATAACGTAATAGGAATAAGTTCATCAGATATTGATGTTACTAGCTTTACACAAGTTAATGAATTTTTTGAAACTAATGATATTGATGTTGTAATTAATTTGAGTGGTTATAATTTTGATACATTTACACATAAAATAAATAATGAAACTTTAAATCAAATTGATAAACAAATTGATGTGAATATTAAAGGAACCATTAATGTAGTTTCAAATTGTTTAAGTAAAATGCGAGAACAACAATTTGGTAGAATCATTCTTGTTTCATCAGTGTTAGCAGATCATCCCGTTATTAGTACTAGCATATATGCTGGATGTAAGGGGTTTGTTGACAGTTTTACTAAAACAGTAGCTTTAGAAAATGCAAATAAAAATATTAATTGTAATAGTTTGCAATTAGGATATTTCGATGGAGGATTAACATATAAAATTCCAGAAAACTTTAGAGATACCCTTAAAAATAATATACCAGCAAAACGTTGGGGTACAATTGCTGAATTATATAATACAATTGATTATTTAATTGAAACTGGTTATATTACGGGACAAAATTTAAATATAAGTGGAGGAATTATATAATGCAGGAATATAAAGACATATTTAACAATGTACATATCACCTCTAAAGAATTAAATATTGGTACCAATGTAAAATTTGGTAAAGATATTAATATTAAAGTTAGAGGTTGTTTAGAAATTGGTGATAATAGTATTATAGGTGATAGATTTACTGTTAATGCTGAAAATGTTACTTTAGGAGAATATTTTTATAATGGTCCTACTGATAGTAGAGGTATGGTTATTGGGGGTGGAAGTTCAAATTTCCCATACGCAAATCTTCAAATAGGAACAGGAATGGTATGTCATACAGGTCATATCAATCTCGCAGCACCAGTAACAATAGGAAACGATGTAGGATTGTCTCACGATGTTGATTTAATTACTCACGGTTTTTGGTCTAATATCTTAAAAGGTTACCCAAGAGTATTTGAAGAAATTAAGATTGGAAACAATGTTATTGTAGGATGGAAAACAGTTATTATGAGTGGAGTTGAAATTTGTGATGATGTTGTCATTGGGTCACATTCAACTATAACAAAATCCTTAACAACACCAAAAGGAATATATGTGGGTTCACCCGCAAAACTAATCAAAACGATAACAGAACCATCCTTTGAAGAAAAGATTAATATGGTTGAAGGATTAATTAAAGATTTTAATGATTTAATGTCATATTATGATATCCCGGATTATACCATATCATATGATTATCCTAAGTTATTTATTAATAAGTTAGAGATTGATTTACTTAACTTCTCATATAAAGGAGAACATGATATGATTACAGATGCGTTTAGAGATTTTGCTAGACGATATGGAATTAGAGTATATGCTCCACAAGGATATAAATTTAATCTAAACAGAAAATGAAATTTCTAAATTTTAATAGAGTACTTTGCCTAAGCCCTCATCCAGATGATACTGAATATAGTATTGCCGGAGTAGTACTAAAACATCAAGATACTCACTTTGATATTTTATGTTTAACTCAAGGAGGTGATTGTGATACCACAACAGGTACTGATCGCATACAAGAAGTAAAAAATTCCTGGAAATCAACCCCAGCATCTAATTATTCTTTACATTTTAGTGGTGTAAAATTCCTTAAAGAACTAGGAGTAGATGAATGGATAAACTATATTGAAACTAATTTCACAAAACAATTTAATTATGATTGTATAATGACTACTTCAGAATTCGATAGTCATTTTGAACATGTGTTAATATCATCATTTGCAGCACCCTTAGCTAGAATTAAACCATATAGTATTATTCAATATAAATCTCCATCAACTTTAGATAAATGGACTCCAAACTTATTTGTCTCCTTAAAAGATTTTTATTATATTAAGAAGGAAATGTTACTTGAATTTAAATCTCAATTACATCATGGATATTTTGATGAATCTGTTTTAGATGGATTTCATACTAATTTCCAATGCATGAAAAAAGGACAAGGATTTGTAGAATCATATAAAATAATTACAGCATATGAATAAATTAGTATTATATTGCAAAAGCTATGATAAAGATGTACATAGAGCTAAGACCTTATTAGACAGTATTGTAAAATATAATACCGACAACATCCCATTTTACATTTCAGTCCCATCTTCTGATATAGAATTATTCAAACAAGAATTAGGTGAAAGTAATTATATTCTTTTAAAAGATGAAGATATTGATAGTTTAAATGAAGGGTGGAAAGGTCAACAAATAGTAAAAAGTCAATTTTGGAAATTGGGATTATGTGAGAACTATGTTTGTATAGATTCTGATTGTATCTTTATTAAAGATTTTACTGTATCTGATTTTATGTTTGATAATGATACTCCTTATACGGTATGTCATGAATATAAGTCATTTTTTGAATTTATGGAAAAGTATCCTTTAGGATTTGATCCATATGAATCATTTGCTAAAGAACGAAAACACATAATGGATTTATTTGGTAGAGAAGGAGCAATATATGATTTTGGTCCCGGACCTACAATTTGGTCATCTAAAGTTTGGAAATCCTTAGAAGAAAACTATTTAATTCCAAATAAATTAAAATTTAGTGATTTAATTGAAGTAAATGGTTCTGAATTTACTTGGTATGGAGAATGGTTATTGTATAGTCAAGTAATTAGATTAATGCCCAAAGGACCATTATTTAAAAATTATCACTATCCTCATCAATATGATTATGATAAACATTGTGGGTATGATATAAAAAAAATTGCAAAATTATACTTAGGAATAGGTATGCAATCAATATATAAATTTAATATTTAAAAAACATGAAAAAAAGTTTAGAAGAAATTAGTAAACAATACCAATCTGATAAAGGATTAGTGTATCATAATTATTTAGAAATTTATGAAAAATATTTTTCTAAATACCGTGATACATTAGAAAATTTTTTAGAGATTGGACTATGGAAAGGAGATAGTATTAGAATGTGGCGTGACTATTTTGACACAGGTAATTTAGTAGGAGCTGATATATTAGATTTATCTCATGTAATATTACCAAATACTCAAATACACATATGTGATCAATCTGATAGAGATCAATTAGGAAATTTAGTAAATAATTCATTTAATGAATTTGATATCATTATAGATGATGGAGGTCATTGGCAACACCAACAACAAATCACATTAGGATTTATGTTCCCATTTCTCAAACCAGGAGGAGTATTTGTAATTGAAGATCTTCACACAGCTAACCATCCAGAATATACACGCCCTGGTGATGTTGCAACATTAGAAATATTACATACTTGGAAAGATACAGGTAATTTAATTAGTAATTGCATGTCAGAAAGCGAAATAAAATATTTAACAGATACAGTTGCTGAAATCCATATTGAACAAGCTACAGTATCAGATATAGCATTTATTATTAAGAAATGAAAAGTTGCATAGTTTTTGCATGTACCATCATATCAGAACCTCGATTAATAGTATTGCATCGGTTTTTACAAACATTTCAACAACATTTTTCAGACAGTGACTTATTTATTGGAATTAATCCAAATAGTTTAGATGAAGTTGAAACTATTATAGATTCCTATGATCTAAATATTAAGTTTATACAACGATGTCCTGATGAATTGTATGCACATAGTGATGCATCTGCATATCAAATAGCTTTAAAGGGGTTAAAAGAATGGGGTGTTGAATATGAAAATTATTGGTTTATACATACTAAAAGTGGTGTAAATGAACATAGTAATTATTTACGAGAATGGTATATTGATAATTTTTTAGCAAACCGTATTCCTATTGAAAAATTTATAAATGAAAATCAAGATATAGGTTCATATGGTATGTTAGGATTAGCTTATGATGAAAATAAATCATATGGTGATACAGATGTTGAAATTGATATTTTTAAAAACGTTATAACAGATGATTTACCTTTTACACATTCTCACTTTTTTTATATCCACTCATTATATGTAATTAATAAAAAACCTATACATAAATTTCTAAATTTAATAACAGATAAATGGTTTAATACTAAGTTGGACCGTTATTATTTTGAAGGTGTTTTTCCATTTATAGTCTCCCGATCAGGATACTTTCCTTATATTGAAAATCAATTTGATTGTTCTTATAATGATTTAACACCAAAAATCACTGAATGGATTGAAGTTAATAAATTAGAAAAGTATGAAAAATACAATAATATATTTAAAACAAATTTTACATTTAATCAATTAAATCCCCCATATGTTAATAGCAACTCTTAACCATAATCTCCCCCAGTGGACTGATAATTTGGTAAATCAATTAAAACGAGACCCATTATTTTCTGAATGTGAATTGATGGTAGTAGATAATGGTTCAAAAGAATCTTTAGCTCAATCAACAACTCACCAACTAGAAGAAAATATATTTTTTGGTGGTGGTTTTAATGTTGTATTAGATTATTTTCTTTCAACAGATCATGATTACTTATATTTTTTAAATAATGATCTAGTATTTCATGGTCCATCATTTTTAACTACTTCATTACGTGAAGCAAAAGAATCAGATGCCGCTGTTTATTCCCCAACAGTTGTAAACGCTTCAATGGAACAATGCCATTGGAAACAAATGTGGAATTGGGGTCAAGGATTACGTAAAGTAAAATGGATTGATTTCCAATCCCCTCTACTTAGACGAGATATCCTAGAAAAAATCCAATATTTCCCAGATGAATTAATTTATGGATGGGGTTTAGATTTTTACGCAGGATGTATTTCAGAACAAGAAGGATTAAATACTATTGTATCTGATACAAATACTATAACACATATGAATTCTTTAACATTTAAAGAAAATAAAATTAATATTGGAGTAAGTGAATTCTGTCAAAGAGCAGATCAAAATATGAGCCAATATTTTTGGAAATCGGAATTCAATTCATTATATTTAGACTTAAGAAAATACGGAGAAAACTATACAATATGATATCATTTATTATTCCAAGTTATAATAACTTAAAACACCTAAAAAACGTTTACGCAAGTATTCAAAAACATGCTCCACAAGCTGAAGTTATCTTATTAGATGATGGTTCAACAGATGGAACACAAGATTGGATTCAACAACAAGATTGTATCAAATATAGAAGTGAAGAACGAGTTGGTCATACTATATTATATGACAAAGGTATTGAAATGGCTACAAATGAAATAGTAGGTATTTTACATGCTGATATGATTTTAGGTCCTAACTACATTGAAAACTTAATTAAACATTTAGAACCAGGTAAAGTAGTATGTGCAACCCGAATCGAACCACCTTTACATCCAGAAGGTAAAGAAAAAATCATCCGAGATTTTGGAATGGATTTTGATACACTGGATATAGAAGCATTTGAACAATTTGTTTTAGAATCCCAAACAGAATTCCAAGACCAAACCACTAAAGGGATGTTTGCACCTTGGATCCTTTATAAATCAGATTTTCAAGCAATAGGCGGACACGATCCATTATTTGCTCCATTCCCATATGAAGATTCAGATATTTTTCAACGTTGGATTTTAGCTGGATATGAATTAATTCAATCACGAGATGCGTTTGTTTACCATTTAACTTGTAGAGGGCATAGATGGAATGAACAAATAGGTAAAGATGATGATTACTATAAAATAGTATCAGAACGAGCAGGAAAAAATTATTTACGTAAATGGGGAAGTTGGATCAAAAATGATGAATACCAATATCCTATCATTTTACCAAAATATAATATTGCTTTTGTAGTAAAAAACTGTAGTGGGAATATATTAGAAGCTTTAGAAACTTGGTGTGACCGTATTTATATTGAAAATCAAGATACAGTTGATACTTATATTGGTAAAGAACAACCTAATACCAAGTTTGATTTAACCAAACGAGTATTTACTTTAACTAATAATACCCCAGAATGGGAAAATGATATAGTAATTGAATTTGATGCTACCCAACTTACTCCACAAAATTTCCAATTATTGACTCAAATGCCTATCATCATTAAAGATAGTGGTGAAATTGGTGAATTTGAATTAGATATTTTTAAAGTAGTAATTAGTCATTTAGAAGAATATCAAAATAATTTAATCAAATTATGAAACCATACATCTATTATAGCAAACTTGATTCTAAAAAAGAACCACAAGGTAAATTTAGCGCTATTGATTTAGAGGATGCAATTGAAATTGCAGCACATATTAAGCAGATGTCTATAGAGGATTTTTTAACAGTATTTACAATCGAGGAATGGAAGAAAAATTCAAAAAAATAAGTGAAATATTGGGCTCCAAGGTAATAGTAGAAGAAAACCCCAAATCAGCCAAAAAGAAAGATGAACGGTTTTTTATGACATTAGTAGAGCAATTATGTCAGATGGAAGCAGCCACCGCTTTATTATCATCTGTAGGTGTCTCAATAGATAACCATGAAAACCCAATATTCAAATCACTTGAAATGTTAATGAACGAACATTATGGTGAAATGAAAACAGCAATTATCCTATGGTGGGTATTTGATAGTTTAACCCCAGATGGAGATGTTTATCCGTTAGTTGATGAGGAAGGAAAATCACACATAATTAAAACACCCACTCAACTATACAAATTTATAAAAAAATATGACTGAAGAAAGAAAATGTATCAAATGTAAAGAGGCAATCAACCCATTACGTTTGAAAGCACTACCAACAGCAAAAACCTGTGTTGAATGTTCAACTACAGGAGCAAAACGAGGAGTACCAATGATGTATGGTGAAAAAGACCACACGTGGACAGACATGGTAATCATGGAACCTGAAGAGTTTGATCGATTTGAAAAACTAAACAAACAAAAATCATCATTTGATGTGTTAGATAAAACAGAATTGAATACCGATGGTGATGACGATATGGATGTTTGGGACAATACATTACTAGACGGATTAGAGGATTTGTAAATGGCACACCCAAAACCCATATCAAAAGAGGACTGTCTACGAGCAATGAAACAAACCCGCTCAATTAAAGCGGCTGCTCGTTACTTAAACTGTTCATATCAACATTTGAAACCGTTTATGAAAGCCTACAAGGATGATGAAACTGGTATATCATTGTTTGATATGCATAAAAATCAAAGTGGTAAGGGTATCCCAAAATTTATGAGCAATGCCCCATTTGGTAGAAAGCATCCCGCAATTGAGGATGTTGTCAATGGAAATGCAGACGCCTCATCATTCACCCCAGATAAACTAAAGTTTAAAATGGTTGAGGCCGGTTACATGATTGAACAATGTTACTGGTGCAGTTATGATGAACGAAGGGAATCGGATGGTAAATCCCCATTGATCATGTTCTTTAAAGACGGCAACAAACACAACTATCGTGATGGAAACTGTCAATTATCATGCTATAACTGCTATTTTCTGCGCTTAGGAAACGTGTTTACTGAGCGTGACATGGAGTCATTGGAAGGTCATCAAACCGTTTATAAAACGACTGAAATGGTTGATTTCCAAATGGATGAATATCAAAAACGCAAGTTACAAGAACTTGGTTTATGGGAGACAAAAGTAGAAGACGACCCATACTCTTTAGTTTCAAGAAAAAAGTAATATTTATCATCGAGATTTGCTGCGAAAAGGTTGGATTTTGTCATATGTATAATAAAATGACAAAAATATATTTAGTTGAAAACTGTTTTGGGGATTCTAATAAAGTTTATATAGGAAAAACTATTTCTTCTAGAAAAAAAGAACATGTAAAAACATATGGAGAAAAAATTATTTATACTTTTATAGATGAAATTGATAGTTTTGATAAAAAACTATGGAAACCCCTAGAAACATATTGGATAGAACAATTTAGACAGTGGGGATTTGAAGTGGTAAATAAAAATGCTGGGGGAGGTGGTGTGGAATTCATGTCTTTTGAATCTAAACTGAAAATGAAAAAACCAAAACCAAATGGATTTGGAGATACCACTTCCAAGAGACTTTTGGGAACCAAACAAACCCCAGAAACCATAGAAAAGAGAAGGGTTCAGTTAATAGGTAAAAAAAGAACCCCGGAACAAAAACAAACACTCCGGGAATCCTTTAAGGGAAGAATTTTTAGTGAAGAAAGAAATAAAAAAATTGGCGATGCACAAAGAGGTATCCCTCAACCAAAATCACCTGAACTTATAGCTAAACTAAAAAAACCCATATGTCAATACGATAAACAAGGTAATTTTATTCAAGAATGGGAGAGTGCTACGGATGCTGCTTTAAAATATGGCTCAACAACAACTATCCAAAATGCCTTGAAAGAAAGAAGATGTAAGACAGCTTATGGTTTTATTTGGAAATATAAAAATTAATTATTACATTCATATCAATATTTATAAGTGAAATGAAGCAAAAAAAACATTCTAGATTAGTCAAAGACTACGATAAGCAGAAGGAGAAACACCTAGAGCGTTTGGCTACTAAAATGCTAGAGAACGACGAAAAGCTTAGTAAATTAAAGGGAAAGAACATAAATACAAACTTTTTAGATTTATTTTGATATGGCAACAGAGATTAGTGTATTTGATAGCGATGAATTTGAAGAGTTAGTTGCACAACGTGATTTGAGAATATCTAAAGCGTTAGTAGAAACAATTTTAAAAAATTTAAAAGGCAGAAAACGCCACCTACATGCACTATCAGTATTGATAGAGCAAGACCAAACTATTTACGACATAACAATTGACAGACAAGAATTTGTTCACACATTGGAACAAAACCTACCAATTTATGAAAAACATGAGTTGTATGAGGGGTGTCAAGAAATAGTAAATGCAATCAAGTTTTTAAAAGAAAAACAAAAATAATTTGGTTACCTGATCTTTTGTTCGTATATTCAAGCAAATAAAAGGTTATGAGTTTAAAGGAATTAAAAATAGTTTATGAAGATGGTACAAAGTATACAAAAATTGTTCATAACAGTAATGCTAGTATTAAACCTAGACGTGACCGAATTAGACACTGCGAGTGTGGACCTTTCAAATACAAAGTAGAAAAACACGCTTATCTATGTGTCTCGATTGTTAAATTTGGGAACAAATACATGATCATGCCCGCAGGTGTTCCATGCATCCCAGAAACAACATTGAATGATATTGAAGTAATAGACAATAAGAAACCAAAAGTAGTAGTTGAAAAACCACAAAGGCAACAATGGATGTTTGAATCATCAAGTGGTGATGGTTTTTATCAAGTAACTGAAAATATGGGCAAGCTAAAATGCAATTGTCCTGGAACATGGAGAGCAAAAGACAGACGTTGTAAACATATAAAAGAAGTAGAACAAGAACTAAATAAAACAAAATGAGCAAATCAAGCGCAAAGCAAAAAGTAGAACAGTTAAAGGATTGGTTAAGTTGGATTACATTCCAAGCAAAAAAGACCAACAAACGTAAATAAAAAAACGCTGATGTTCTGATTAGGCATCGAAGAGCAGTACCGGTAGCTCCGAGCAGGTTAAGCGTGCCCTGCATCATTAAAACACATAAACTCAAGTACCCATACCGCAAACGTAGGGTTAAATAAGATACAATTTCGTGCTATCCATTGTGTAGGGGCGGGAAGTAGAATGCTTGAGAGTGTGGTTAGTCAGGTGGTGTAATTGGTAACACGGTCCTAATTTAATATGGTGCATACCAGGGCTAGTACAGGTTCGAATCCTGTCCTGACTACAATTGGTCTTTTAGCTCAGTAGGTTAGAGCAACTGACTCATAATCAGTAGGTGCTAGGTTCGAGCCCTAGAAGGACCACGAACAGTACCTACCACGCTACCCATTAGAACAGCGCCCCAGGGTAGGTCTTTTCGTTATTGGGAAGTTGGGAAGATTTATAGGTGTAAACGCGTTACCTCTATAAACACCCATATAACCACTAACACCCCCAGATAAGACTATTTGATCAATAGAAACTGCCTGGGTTTATTGTCCTATGGTGTAATTGGCAACACGTCTGGTTTTGGTCCAGAAGAGTCGAGGTTCGAGCCCTTGTGGGACAACTAATTTTAAAAAATAGTTATATGTTGCTTATTACAGGATTTCTTTGCCTAGCAATGGCAGGGATGATGATTTTAGTTGGTCATTTGATAAACCGAATAAATCGTTTAGAATACTTAATTGAGGATATGAATCATGATTTGAACATGATCGCTCACACTAAAAAGAATGAAAAACAAATTTTAAAAGGGTAGGCTTTCGCCTACCTTTTTTGTATATTTATCTAAAACAAGGAATATGAAAAAAGATGAAGTTCAAACTCTTGTTATAGTGTTAAGCATATTTGTCACAATTGGTCTCTTAACATTATTACTTAGTTAAATCAAAACCAAATGAAGGTTACATTAATTTCAGACACTCATACAAAACACAACCAACTCAATGGTGACTTACCAGGAGGTGATTTGTTAATTCATGCTGGTGACTTCATGAACTCAGGTTATTATAAAACAGAAGCTATTGAATTTTTCAATTGGTTCAAAGCGATTGATAACTATACTGATAAGATATTCATTGCAGGAAACCATGATCGTATAATGCAAGATGAACCTGAATGGGCTAAAAGTTATTTAACTGATTATAAAACAATTGATTATTTACAAGACGAACAAGTTACATTATACTTTGATGGGATGAACGGAGATCATCCGGAAGATAATGTTCGCATCTATGGTTCACCTTGGCAACCGGAATTTCATAATTGGGCATTCAACTTACCTCGCAATGGTGAGGAAATGAAAGCAAAATGGGATGCTATTCCAACCAACACAGATATCTTAATCACACATGGTCCTCCATTTGGTTACCAAGATATACCAGGTGGGCATAGTATACGAGTTGGATGTGAAATGTTACGTTATCGAGTAGATGAAATTAAACCAAAAATTCATGTATTTGGACATATTCATGGTGGTTATGGTCACTATTACAATGGGCATACACATTTCTTTAATGCCGCCATATTAAATGAGCGATACAATTATTCACATTTACCATTCACGTTTGAATGGGATCCAATAACAAATGAAATAACTTGGTTATGAAACAAACAGTAATGCTTCGGGTTCTAGACAAAGACCCATACAAAAAAGTAGTTGAAATTGACTTTAAATCATTTCAATTCAAATACCGATTAGGTAAAGAAGTAATAGGCACAATGGATGGAATCAGAGTAGCAATGTGTGTAGAGGATTATGATGCTGCTTTAAAAGAACAACGTGAACATGCACTCACCGAAATGGTAAGATTAGATCAAGAATTAGGTTTATATAATATAGAAGAATAATGATAGGAGGAACACAACCAAAAGTATCACTCACACAAGATGTAAACGATGTTTTACACATGAGTCCAGAACTAACAGAAGCACTTGGTTTAACAGAAAGTGAATTTAACTGGAGATTAGTTAGAGAAGGAGATGGTTTAAACAAAAAATCCAAAGCAATAATTTGGTTAGAATGGAATGAAGATGGTACATTTAATTCAAAACATGATAAACCAGCAATTGGTCGTTCATTACTTATGTCTCCATTCAACCATTTTTATACTTGGCAAACAACAACTATTAAAGAAATCCTTGACTCCACAGAAGATCTTTCGTATATTAAATTCAAAACAAGGAATAGTATTTACGAATTATTTAAGTTATGAAAAAACAAAATTATTACTACATTTTACACATTTTAGCAGGTATTACAATTGGATATTTATTGTTTTCATGCAAAGCCAATAAAGCAAGTTGCGATGCGTATTCTAGATTTTATCAATTTCGCATTGAAGGAAAAGTAATACATGAAGGTGATACATGTGATGCAATAGCATATACAAATGAGTACCTAACAACAGACGATAGTGTATTTTATTTCAATTCAAACAACCGAATTCAAACCATTTTACCCCCATACACAATCTATGAATGTACACGAGAGCAAAGGACGTCCAACTGAGAAAAAATTACCAGTAGTAGTTGTTTACAAAAAACCTACAGGTAAAAAACACTATATGTTGATTACAGAACATGAAATAGATGTTATTTTGAACCCATCTAAACGTAAACCATTCATCCCAGACAATTATGAAATAGTTGATTTAGGTGTAGGTGAATCGTTTATTAAAACATTTAAAAAACAATACGACATCAAATGATGAAAATCGACCAAGAAGAATTTAATCGCAAAACACAACATATCCTCGACACGGTTGTAAAACCACAGGTTGAGAAATATGAAAAAGCCAAAGCAGATGGGGAACTCATTCCAAAACCAAGACAAATAGGAGCCGCTGGATTTTTATATGATGAGTACTTTTTAGACCGTTTATTTAAAGCAGTCATGGTACCAAGAGAATATTTAGGTAAAAAAGAAGAAGAACAATGAGTTTCTATAGACACAACGACAAACTATACATTATCAAAAGACAAATCCGAATAGCAGATTTCACAGATAAAGAAGGTAAAGTCGATTTAGACTTGGTTAAGGAAGGAAGAGATAGTATATTTAAAGTAGATCACGTATTACGAAATGAAACACATTTTTTATTTGCTGAAACGATTCCGGATGTGGAATTTGAAATGGTGGAAGAAACACATAGCGGACACAGTGCCTGAACATTTAAATGATATATTTTAATGAAAACTAAACTATTAAAAAAACTACGTAAACGATTTTCTTGGAAATGTGTGCAGAAAGATTGCGGAGGGATAATGATGGACCGGTGGGTTTTGCTTAATAATGATCAACATATTATTACAACGTATGCTAGTACCGAACGATTATTATATAGCATGTTAGACTACAATGCAGAATACGGCTTTGCTTATTGGAACAAGCTTCTACACACTCATGTAAACAAAATGATGCGACGAGAGTTTGACCGACATGGTAATAACCCAATGGGCAGACAAGCTCCACCACCTCCACCATTTAATAGAAGGGCAATTATATGAAACAGTTACTAGAAAAAATTCAATTATGGTGGAAATTTGAGGGTAGATACTACCACAGAGATTTCGTCACAGGTGTCAAAAACCTATGGAACTGGTTTCCAACTATTTGGAAAGACCGAGATTGGGATCAAACATTCATATATGAAATATTAATCCATAAATTGGAAAAACAAGCCAAATATATTGGAGAAAGAGATTGGCATACTGAAGCAAAACGTGATGCTGAAAAAATGTTATTATGTGCTCGTTTGGCTCGTATTCAACAAGAGGATTTATATTCCCATGAATATTTTGATTATCTAGATCAGGATTTTGAATTTATTCCAACTGATGAGACCGAAGAATGGTTTGAAATGGAATCAACCGTTACCCGAGATGATTTAGTTGATTATTTATACAAATATAGACATCAACATAAATTGATTGATAAAACAGATAAAGACAATCATCACATTGCAATAGAAATCGCCCGAAACAACCAAGAACGTTCTCGTAAATTGTTATTTAAGATAATGGAAGAGAATATCGAACGTTGGTGGGACTAAAACAAAACAAACATATGATAACACCACAATCAATTAGAAAAGGAATCATCATCAAGTTCGATGGTGTAGTAGTAGACAAAAAAACAGTCATTGAAGCTAGTGAAGGGTGGAATCCAAACCACGAAATATTGTTCAAAAAACTACTCAAACAAGGAGGAAATTTCTACATCAAAGGAGTATTAGTTGAAGTCATCCCTGAAGAAAAAACATTTAATTCCAGAGGAGACAAAGATGGAGGCATCCAACAAATAGATGCATTTGCTCGTTTTTAAAAATTTGGCTATTTAAAATATCTTTCGTATATTCCTTGAAAATAAGGAAATGAAAGCAGTTTTAGATAAAAAGAATAGACCCAAACCTGACCCAACATTCATAGTTTTGAATGAATTGGCTCAGGTTTTCTGTGGCTTACGAGGTGGTTATCCTGAATTTAGTGATGACTTTGATTCTGCTAAACCATTAATAAATGATGAACAAGTAAAAATGATTAAACAAGGGACTACCTTTAAATTAGAAAAATATTTTCTGTGAGGGAATAAGAGATCAAAAGATTAATTCGTATATTGATTATATAAAAAGAAAAATTATGAGAAGAGAAGATTTTAAATACCCAATAAGAGTAATTACACGTCAAGAAGAAATTGAAGGTGGTAATGCATTAATGTCTTTAATAGGAATGTTATTAGCCATCCCTATAGTAATAATTGATACTATTTTATATAAAATCTTTGGTCATAAAGGTTCTAATATAGCTTGGGTAGTATTGATTTTAGGAAGTTTAGGTTATTTATTTATTTTCTAATGAGGGAATAAGAGATTAAAAAAGAAATTCGTATATTAATTGTATAAAAAGAAAAGAAAAGTTATGAACATTACACAAAGACAAACAACCGGAAAACGAGGACGCCCATCAAAAGTAAATAATTTGATGCCTGTCCCATCAATCATTGATTTTTCCCAAATCACAAAATTGAATAAATTAGATATTGATAAGCGAATGCTTGAATCAATGTCAACAGGAGTACCTGCTCTAGACACATTGTTTTCACATGAAAGTGGAGTGCCATGTGCAACAAATATCATGGCAGTTGGTGACCCAGGAGTAGGTAAAACAACAGTAATGCTTGATGTTTTAGCATCTGTTCAAAACAAAGGTCGCAAATGTCTATTCATTTCAGGTGAAATGGGTCGCAAACAAATGTTCAAATACACAGAGCGATTCAAACAATTCGGAATTGTAGATACATTATTTACATCTGATTTTATGCAATACAATACAAAGGATGTAATTGAGCAAGCATTTAATATTGGCTATGATTTGGTTTTGATTGACTCGATTGCTGAAATCATTGAAGGTGCTCGTGACGATAACGGATGGGATCGTAAAACAGCTGAATCATGGTTAGTTGAATCATGTGTTCGAAACAATAAAGGCGAGAACAAACAAAACAAATTCACATCATTCCTATTGATTCAGCAAGTAACTAAATCAGGTGAGTTTGTAGGTTCAAACAAATTGAAACACATGACCGATGGAATGCTTGAAATGCGACGTGACTCAGAACGTGATGGAGGTGGATGTTACATGATGTTTAACAAAAACAGAAATGGAAACGTAAACAAGAAATTGTCGTTTGAACTTTCAAACAATAAAATCGATTATGGAATTTTAGTAGATGCTTAATTGAAGGAATAAAAGATATAAAGTTGAATTCGTATATTGAGGTATAAATAAAGAAAAAAAATATGGCTAAAAAAGAGAAGAATATTATTGAAACAAAGTTCTTAAACATCAAAAACAAGTTTAAAGCGGGGGGGTACGACATTGAAGAGATGGATCATTTAACATGTGATTTGATTGCTCATTTAGCACAATTGACAGACAATGGTTTCACAGAAGTAGAAGGTGTATCAATTGATCTCTACAAGGATAGAACATGGTGGTTAATTGAAAAACTAGGTCTATTACCTGAATACCGAGACGATGAAGAGGATGAATTTGATGACTCAAGTGATGAAGAGGAAGAAGATGATTACTACAAAGACGATGCATTCGAATTCGAGGTAGAAATTGATGACAGTAAATTTTATAAGTAATGGTAAATGTAGGAGCGTTATTGGTAGGAATGTTTTTTGGATTTTTGGCTCAAGTAGCAACATTCTTCCAATTGCAAGGCCCTATGAAGTATGAATGGTTTAAAAATCATTACTGGTTAACAGTACTAATGGGAATACCTATTTCAATGTTATTTATGTACTCAGTTAAAAATATGGTTATGGCATTTGACGGTCAAATGTGGCCGTCACGCTTAATTGGATTTTCAATTGGTGCAATAGTATTTAGTTTATTAAGTTGGACTATATTCAACGAACCATTAACAACAAAAACAATAGTTTGTTTAGTTTTGGCTGTTGCTATCCTATTAGTTCAGCTTTTTATGAAATAAAATTTGGATACCTGAAAGATATTTCGTATATTCCATCATAAATAAGGAAATAAAGGTTTTAAAATAAAAAAAGAAAAGTTATGTTAGATTTAAGCAAAGACAGTTTTTTGACATTAGATGAAGTTAAGCAACGCGCTAAGTCAATTTTTACAGCAACAGCCGCTCCAACGGTTTCAGACAAGTTTACCCACATTCCAACATTCAAAGTAATTGAAGATATGGAGCAACTAGGTTGGGGTGTAGTTGATGCCAAAGAGGTAAAAGCTCGCAAAGAGGGAACAAAAGGATACCAAAAACACCTAGTTGTATTCCGCAATCCAGATGTAGTAATCAATGGAGCAGATGGCGATACAGTATTTCCACAAATCCTATTGACAAATTCAAATGATGGTAAAAACGCGTTTACGTTTACCGCTGGATTGTTTCGAATGGTATGTGAGAATGGTTTGGTTATTTCAACTGAGCAGTTCAATGATGTGAAAATGCGCCACATGGGTTACACATTTGAGGAATTGCAAGTGCAAATCAAAGAGATGGTTGAGTTGTTACCATTAACGGTTGAGTCAATGAATAAAATGAAACAAATTGAATTGAGCAAAGACCAAACAAAAGAATTAGCTAAAAAAGCATTAGCGACACGTTTCACAGAAGAACAAGTTGAGGCGTTCAACATCGATTTGGATAAATTATTAGAACCAACTCGTGATGAAGATAAAGGTACCGATTTATGGTCAGTATTCAATGTGATTCAAGAAAAAATCATTGATGGTGATTTCACATACATGATTGGAACAAGAGTTAGAAAAGCACGTAAAGTGAAGAATTTCAAACAAGACATGGAAATCAACCAAAAATTATTCGCAACGGCAGCCGAGTTTATGGCTGCCTAAGCCCCCAAGTCAGGTAATGCGTAATGTGAAAATGGTATCACACCCAAAAAACACCACGGTCCATAAGCTATTGGACGCGAGAAGTTATAAAGGTTGCATCGTTGCAGGTTCGAATCCTGTCCTGACTACAACTGCTTCATAACCAGTTTCTTTTCCTGCCGTGTGGATACGAACATGCGGCAGGTTTTTTTAAACAAAGGAATGGTTTTAGCAAAAGATATTTCGTATATTGATTGTATAAAAAAAACAAATGGAAGATTATCAACAAAAAATCATTGCCCTCCAAGAGGAAATGATACAGATATTAACTAATGGTATTAAGGAACGTGATAAGTTCATTAAATTATTAGAACGACAGTTAGAACGAGCAGAAAAATTTATAATAACACAACATGAGCAACAACAAAAGTAATTCATCAAGCGGTTTAGGATTAGGTATGATCCTATTCCTCATATTCATGGTATTGAAATTAACAGATAATATTGATTGGAGTTGGTGGTGGGTAACAGCCCCATTATGGATACCAATTTCATGCTTGATATTAATATTTGGTTTGGTAGCGATTTATACCTACATTAAATTGAAACAATGAGTTTAGAACTACCCGTAATAGAATCGTTTGGTAGAAACCGAATTACACCACGTTACAATCAAGGCCATGACATGAAGAAAATGGTTGGACGTACATTACGATGTAATATGTTTCCAACGTTACGTGGTAGATTACTCTACACATACAAAGAGCGTTGCTACTTTGTAATGGTAGAAAACGATGAATGGCCAAAGTACAATCAATGTGCAGGTCAAATAGAATGGTTAAATGAACATATGGTATTAACAATGCCATTTGAAAACGAATAATATGGAAAAAGTAATTAAAGACGGAAAAGTAGCAGTATTAGTCTCTTATGGTTGGGGTGCAGGATTCTATTCATGGGGTGCTCCAGTTGAAGCGATTTTTGATCCAACATTGGTTGATTTGATTGAAAAAAAACACATCCAAGATGCAATCCTATATGTACAAAACACATACCCTGATGCTTATGCAGGTGGTATTGATGATTTATGTATTGTATGGGTACCTGAAGGAGCAAAGTTCATCATCAATGAATATGATGGAAGTGAATCACTCCAATTAATGGATAAAACAGATTGGTTAACAGCTTAACAAAGGAATAGTGATCGTCAAATAACTTTCGTATATTCCAATAAACAACAAGAACAATGAAAACGTACAAACACAAACAAACAGGTATTATAGGTAAAACAAACGATCAAGATTATTTTTTACATATTGAAAGAGGCAATTCAGAAGTGATTGCATTGGAAACAATTTCAATGGTATTTGTTGAAAATTCAAATGATTGGGAAGAATTAATTCCAACTGTTGTACCAACTGAACAATTACCAACGAAATGGTTTAAACACTTAGAGATTGAAACATGGATAGGTGAATCAATAACAACAGAAGGTAAGAAAATTGAAGAGTTAAATGGAGGTCGTGGTAAATTAATTGTGTTGCATCAATGTGGTGAAAATAAACAAGAATTGATTTCACAACTTGAAGTCATGATTAATGGACTACAAGACGAATTTGAATATTTTGCTAACTAAATAACAAGAACAATGAAACAAGACAAAGAAATTGGGTATTACAACCTAACACCTAAAAAGGAAACACTTAAACAAGTTGCTGAAAAATTTGCGGAAGGTGTTGATGGTGTTATAGTTAAAACAAATTATGTATACACGGAGACTGATTTAAGAAAGGCTTGTTCTTTAATATTCCTAGCGTTAGGAGATGGTGGTGATATAACAACAGATGAAGTTATTCAGTCTATTAATCAACTTAAACAACAAGAACAATGAAACTATTTAAAAGTAATTGGGGACAATGGACAGATATATCAACCTCGGGTTATATGGAATACAGATGTGTCCTTCAAGCTAGAAGACATAAAAACGGAAAACTACAATATCGATTAGAAAAAATTAATGAAGTTAAAACGTGTCAAAACCCAACACTTGAGCAATTAGAAAAAGTAACCTTTAAACAACAAGAACAATGAAGACAGTAGTAGAACAAGCAGCAGATGCAACCTTTATAACGTCAAATGCTTGGAATGAGTTTGACAAGACAGGTAAAAATAAACCAGTATCAATTGAAGAAGTAATTGAACCATTTATTCAAATGGAGAAGGAGTCACTCCAGGAATCCTATGTTAATGGATATGCAAAAACCAAAAAGATGCTTATACAATTTAAATAACAAGAACAATGAAACAAGACAAAGAAATTGGGTATTACAACCTAACACCTAAAAAGGAAACACTTAAACAAGTTGCTGAAAAATTTGCGGAAGGTGTTGATGGTGTTATAGTTAAAACAAATTATGTATACACGGAGACTGATTTAAGAAAGGCTTGTTCTTTAATATTCCTAGCGTTAGGAGATGGTGGTGATATAACAACAGATGAAGTTATTCAGTCTATTAATCAACTTAAACAACAAGAACAATGAAACTATTTAAAAGTAATTGGGGACAATGGACAGATATATCAACCTCGGGTTATATGGAATACAGATGTGTCCTTCAAGCTAGAAGACATAAAAACGGAAAACTACAATATCGATTAGAAAAAATTAATGAAGTTAAAACGTGTCAAAACCCAACACTTGAGCAATTAGAAAAAGTAACCTTTAAACAACAAGAACAATGAAGACAGTAGTAGAACAAGCAGCAGATGCAACCTTTATAAC